CACGACGCTCTTCCGATCTTGAGTCCGAATCTGCCGCACTGCGGTTTGTAGTTAAACAATCCTGATGGGTAGGGACAGTGCTGCAAATATACAAAGCCTCAGGATAACATTGGCTACGGACAACTTACCCCACTTTGGTGGGTGTTACCCCCCTGCTTCGATAGGGGACAAAATTTTCGAGAAGGGAGGCCGTGCTGTGGTCTACGTACTAAGTAAGTCTGGACAACCGATTATGCCTACTGAAAGCCACGCTAAGGTGCGGCTGCTCCTTAAGTTTGGTAAGGCTACGGTTGTCAAAAGATGCCCGTTTACCATTAGATTGACGGGAACAAGCAAAACTTTTGTCCAAGATATTACCCTCGGTGTTGATGCCGGGAGTAAGCACGTCGGGCTATCGGCCACGACGAAAGAGAAAGAACTGTTTTCTGCTGAACTTCAGCCACGCAATGATGTAACTGAGCTTATGTCATCACGGTTGGAAATGCGTCGTTCTCGCCGCAATAGAACTACCAGATATCGCCAGCCACGATTCGACAATAGGGTTCATGCCAAACATAAAGGCTGGCTGGCTCCCTCCGTGGAGGTAAAAATCTGGAATCACATCCAAGGAATCCGGCTGGTTACAAAACTCCTGCCACTCACGACAATCCGCGTTGAAACAGCAGAGTTTGATATGCAACGGTTGAAGGCCATGATGGCTGGAGAGCCACTGCCGGTCGGGACGGATTACCAGCTCGGCGAGCAGTACAATCAGTACAATGTTAGACAGTATGTTTTGCACCGGGACGGCTACACCTGCCAGTGTTGTGGAGCACATGACACTAAAACCAAATCAGTGAAGCTCCATGTACATCATCTGGAAAGCCGTAAAACCGGCGGTGATGCTCCTGACAACCTGATAACACTTTGTGTAGATTGTCACACGGGCTACCATGCCGGGGCTGTAAAACTGCCAACCAGCAGACGCAGACGCAACAGCACACGAGATGCAGCCTTTATGGGTATCATGCGTAAAACACTGATGAACCGGCTGAAGGCCATGTTCCCGGACATCGAGGTCTGCAGTACCTATGGCTACATCACAAAGTACTGGCGAGAAAAGAAAAACATTACCAAAACCCACGCGAGCGATGCTTTTGTAGTGACGAAGAATTTGGATGCTAAACGGTTAGAGAAATCGTTGTTGGTAGTTCCAAAACGGCAACATAACCGCCAGATTTACAAATGCAAAATCAACAAAGGCGGTACTCGCAAGCTGAACCAAACACCAAAACATGTATTTGGCTATCAACTTTTTGACCGGGTGGAATGTCTTGGACAAGAAGGATTTATCTTTGGTCGCCGTTCCAGTGGTTATATGGATATCCGTAAACTGGATGGCACAAAAATAAGTGCAGGCATTTCCTGCAAAAAAATCAAACGAATCGAACATCGCAAAGCGGTTTTGGTTTCGTATATTTAAGAAAAGAGGTGAATGCGGACATTCCTCCCCAACCTAAAAGGTCGGGGTTTCCTGTCCGCAATACTATGATCGGAATTAATGAACTCACTAACCAGATTGCTGAAAACACGGGTGTATGCACGAAGGATACCAAGGCCGTTCTGAATGCATTCTGGAAGACTATTGCAGAAAAAGTAGAAGCAGGCGAAGAAGTGCGTTTTATCGGCTATGGTAAGTTCTTCAAGAAGCACACCAATGCACGTACCGGCCGCAACCCGCAGACCGGCGAAGCCATCGAAATTGCTGAGACGAACAAGCTCGGTTTCAAGTCTCAGCTGAAGTTCGACTGATGCGTAAGGACATTACACAGCAAAGGTACGAAGAGCTAAAGGAAAAATACGGCAATGAGCGTGTATACGTCGTGCCGTTCCCCCAGACGGGGATTATAGATGATGGTTTCACCGCGTGGAACAAAAAACAGACTCCCAAGTCCGTGTTCTGCGCGGTTTTGCCTTACGGTAAGTTTATCGAGCGAGCTGATGCTGAAGGCAACATTGGCGTTGTGCAGGCCATCCCGTATGTTCTCGTATCCAACACGAAGGGCGAGTATTTTGTCTCCCAGCGTCTTAAGGGCGATAAAAGACTGGAAGGCAAAATGTCTTTAGGCTTTGGCGGTCATGTCAATCCCTGCGATGACAACCGCAGCGGTGTTCAGAGCATGATGCTTAACAGTCTTAATCGTGAGCTGAATGAAGAACTCGTTCTGGACAATATTCCGAAGACCGCAATTAAGATAATTGAGCACGGCACAGTGCGCGATCTTAAGAGCACCACGCCGGATCACTTCGGTCTGGTATATAACATGGTTATCGATGCAGATGAGTGCGGTAAGGTGTCAATTCGGGAGACAGATACCCTTGCTGGTATATGGATGACCCCAAAAGATCTGTTACGCAATTTTAATAAGTTTGAGTCCTGGGCTCAGCTAATCCTGGCCCATGATCTGAAAGACCATGCCGCGGAGATTGCCGCAGCATAATAACCGGCCGCCCGTTTCTGGGCGGCTTATTTTTTATTTAGGGCAGGTGGAAGGATTGGTGGAACTTTTACCCATTGAGGAATTTAGAAAACGTATAGTGGCCTTTCGGCCACAGGAGGAAGCTGTGGAAAATATTGATATCAATAAGGCGTTGTCGCCATTATCAGTACAGTCCAAGGACGGCCTCATCAACATAATTCGTATGCTTCCGGATTTTAGCGAAGAAGAGAAAGACATAATTGTAGATGCATTCGAGGACGCATTCAAGTTGTTTGCGGAAGACTGCATTCAATACGGTATCAAGTTGGGCCGGCGCGGCGTGGCCTTAAAAAGAGAAAGTTTATAAAAGAAGGGATGATTTTTATGACAGACAAAGCTATGATTTGCAAATGTAAGATCTGCGGGAAAGAAATTGAAGCAACGGAAGAAAACCAAATCCAGGGCACAGATTTTGTAACCTATGGATATGTATGTGGAAAATGCCGCCACGAGCATGAAAAAGAGCGCATCGCCGAACTACTTAATATTCCCGGCGTAGTTAAAATCATGTAAGTAGTGTTTACTTCTTACATGTTTTGTGATAAAATAAAGGACAGGTAGAGCACAAATAAATTCAACCTATCCAAAGAAGGGAGGGGTAAATGCCCCCATGAAATACGGAAAGAAACGTAGGTTAGATGTAAAAAAGCTGTTAGCAAACAATGGACCAAAAGCGTGCCGTTCCAGCACGGACAAGCTCTTTGACCAGATCAAAGAGATGGAAGCGAAAAATAGAGAGCAGGTTGCAGCGGACAGCAACATATCTCTGGATGAACGCATACAGAAAGCGGCTGAAACAAAACCGGAAACCACATTTAAGGTTATCCAGACAAATACTGTGATGCCTGCAGAAAAAACAGGGCCGCAGCAGGAAAATCCGACGCCGAAGCTTTCGGTAAAGGCTCAGGCTAAAAAATCCGGGCTTGCCCAGTATCGTTTTACCGCTGAGCAGGAAAATCCGGAATATTACATCGTCAATAACCCCAAAATGGCCCCTATACTGGGCTATCGAAAAGTTCTAAAAGACTTCATTGAAATGATGGAAAATGTAGAAGCGCAGTATTCATACTGTTCTTCCAAGGTGTCTGAAGCAGACAGAGAGTTGCAGGATTTCCTGCATGAACTTCGGATGCCCAAGCGCAATGCTTATGAAGGTTTTAAGCTTTACCAACTTGGCCATCATTTAGAAGTAAAACGGCAGGCATTTAAGAACGCACAGGAAGACTTAAAGCCGTTGGCAACATTGGCCGGGGTTATTCGCGAGCAGATGGAACGTATCTCGCATACAGCAAAGCATTTGGATACTATCCGCTTGTCTCGTGAAAATAAAGTGTATATCCCCAGAAGCGAACTAGACCTTCCTGTGGGAGACAGATACCGCGCATTGTCCCCTGAGAAACAGCAGGAAATAAAACAGAACTACGAACAGCGTCGCAAGAAAGCGAGCTAAGAAAACTGGGCAGAGGGTGTCTTCTGCCCATTATTATCGAAAGTAAAAGGAGTGATATAGTTGGCTTACCATGAATCTACGGCGGGGCATATTTTGGCAGATAAAATGCAGATTGTTATCAGTGACGTAAAAGCAGTACTTAAAGCACCGAACAATGAAGAACTTGCCGCCCGCAAATATAAAGACATATTGCTGCAGGAACACGACATATCCAAAGCCATGGATGAAATCAAGTGTTTATATTCTGTCAGCGAAGATGTAACAACGCTTGAGGGACTTGCGAATCGCCTAATTAAAGGCGCGAAGAGTATTTGCGATTTAAAGAAACTCAAGGAAATGGACGATTTCGTTCTGGACATGTTCAAATCGTTCATGGATACTGTTGCGGAAAAAGAAGATGATATCACCTACCAGATACGCCGCAATTCTCGCAATGACAAAGAAGAATCTCGTGATTTTATGCAGTGCCGGGTTTATCTCTGCCCGAACTACAAGCATGAAGACGAGCCTCGTTTTGGACATGATGCCGGTAAGGATATTATCGAGTCTGTTATAAAGAAGGTTATTGGCCAGCGCACACATAACATTCTATTGTCGAACATTGAGTATATGGTCGGCTTATCCAAAGAGATTAAGGGAATGGAAACCTCAGAAGAAGGCGCAGTGCCGCAGCGGCTGTATGCTACGTATCACAGCAATGAAGGTGACCGAATTGACCTGGATGTACGCAAGTGCTTTACTAAGGTTGCTATTGGCCCGACAGAATCATTCCGTTTTTCCAACCATTCTCTGGATATTGCTGTGCACCGTTTTACTGAGAAGTTATGCTATCACGATGAATCCCGCACGACAGAAGTAGTAAAACCTAGTGACTTTAACAAGGATATGTCCCGCATTGGCAAATATATGCGAGAAGGCGGGCTTATTCTCGCGTTGGTCCCTGATTTTATGTGGCGGTCCAAAGAGATTCTGGCCTTGCGTTCTACGCACAAATTCTTATGGAGCCTGAAGTTGCCCGACCCTGTTTTTAAAGCACAGTATACCTTGGTGGCCCTGCGATATACGCAGAACATGACAGAGGAAGAGCGGGAAGAAAACTTCAAAGCCCTTATGAACATCAAACCCGTAGAAGAGATTACGGACGATATGATCGCCGAAGCGATAAAAACCATCCCGTCGAATGACAAAGGGGATCTTCATCTCGTTACGGGCAGTATGATGGATAAGGCCATTTTGGAAATCGTGCTCAGTGAATCCAATATTCACGGAGTCTATAAAACTCCGCCAAAGACAAAGATTAAACCATTGCTCCCATTGAAGAAGGGGCAGATTGGTCAGATGATTGCTTCCGGAAAACTGGACGGAATTATCGACGAAGGAAATGGTCATAAGCATGTTATCCGCGGGCGGGTGTATAAGGGGCATGTGAGCACCGTGCAGAACGATTATTCCGACCCGGATAACGCTACGGAAACGACCACAACTATTGAGAATAATCTTATCGAAATAAATGTTTTCTCTGGAGACGGCGTGTATAAAAGTATAGCCGTTGCCAGTTAAAAGCCGCTCAGTCAAATTGGCGGCAAAAAAGAAAGGATGGATATCGAATATGTTAACATCTTGCAGTATTTCTTTAGCTAGTGATAGAGGAGGAGACCCTATTATCATTAACGGCTATTCGGACGCTATTAGTGTTTGCCGTCAGTTTGAAAGCCTGATGTTTTTCTCGGTTTTGCTCCGAGGTGCCGATGCGAAAACCGTATCTCATGCTTTTAATGCTTACCGGTATTTGGTTATCAGAAGTAACGGTCCCCGCATTGGTTTTGATAAACACGTTATGGACGTTCAATCCTACAAGGGCCGTGATGGTTTCGTTCATCTCGTATTTTCCCGTAAGAAAGCTCTGGAGGGCATGAGCGGTGTAGCAGCAATCTACAATACATTCTCCAGATCCGATTTCAATATCGAAAGCGTTTATACGCCGGATATTATCCCCCAGAGCGTATCTGATGCCATATATGAAGCTATCGTAGATAATACAACCATCCCCGTACTTAAGGAATGGTCTGAGTATATCGCAAGGGAATCCCTTCGCAACCATAGCATGTTTTATTCTTCCAGCTTTAATATGCAGGAAGACGTATTCAATCATTATGGTTTCCGCACCATCATTGCATATCAGATTCGCGAACATGATATTCGCTCATGGATTACGGATGGTTTGAAGAGCGGTTTGATTTCCATAGACGGCTGCAATTCTTCCAGTCCGGAACTTCTCAAGGTAACGGGTATTGATTCTTATCAAGAAGCCTTTGGCCAGACACTGGCTAACCGTGCACAGGAGGAATTTAAGCCGTTGTTTGACCCCAACACAATGAAGTTCAGCAAGAAGGTCGATGACTTCTTTGAAGTAGCAACGTATTATTCCAAAGACTTTGTGCCGTATCGCGTGCAGAAGGAAGTTATCCAGTCTGCAGTAACCAGTCTGGATACTCAGGATAATGTTATCATTTCCGGACAGACCGGATCGGGAAAAACCACTATGGCCATTGGCGTAGTATCTTCCCATGCACGTAAGGCTAATTATTCTGCTCTCGTGATGGTTCCGTCAAAAACTATTCCGGAATGGGTCGAAACTATTCATGGCTTAAACCCGCTGGCCGACGTCCGCGTCGTATCCGATCTCAAAGAATTTTTAGAGGCAACAAAGTTTATCAAGAGCCCGTTGCGCCTCCGCCCGCTCTGGATTGTGATGTCGGAAAACACGATTAAAAGCAGCTACGAAGAGCGTCCCGGTGTTGTTTGGGATAACTATCGTAAATGTTATGTATGTCCACATTGTGGTCGCCCAATCATAACAACCGAAAAGCGTACGCTTAATGGCGGTAATGCCGAAGCAAGCGATCTTTCCAGTCATCGCGACTTCTTCTCCAAAAACAATAACAACGCTAAATGCGTCAGAGTTATCAATGAAAGAGGATTGGTGGCAAGTGGCTGCGGAGCTCACCTATGGACTGTGGCGCGTCGCGTTAAAGAAGAGCCGGAAAGCATTATTGCCAAAAACGGCTGGGTAAGTGAAATGAACTGGGTGAATGTTCAGGGGCTCGGCTGGATTCAGCGTAAGAATATCGCTTCTTACAAAGAGGAGCTCGAGATGGCACAGGCAAACATCGATGAACACGCGCCACGCACCTGGAGCAGTACACTTAATAAGCAGCTTAAGGCTATTCTGGATTATGAAGCGCACGGCTCCTCCAGTATTTATCCGCGCCGCTACTCTATTGCACATTATATCCGCAAGCACATGAACCATTGCTTTGACTATCTTATCTGCGATGAAGTACATCAGCTTGCTTCTGACTCAAAGCGCGGCGAAGCATTTGGTACGGTTATCGGCGCTTGCTGGAAGACGATTTGTCTGACCGGTACACTTTCCAATGGTTATGCCAAAGGTTTGTTCCACTTACTTTTCCGTACTCAGACAAAGAAGATGCTCGAACGTGGATACACTCATGACGATATCACGAAGTTCAATAACGATTATGGCGTTGTCGAACGCAAGGAAATTCATACAGGGACACTGTTTACGGATAGTCGCGGGCGGCAGTCTCTTAACGGCATAAGAAAGAAAAAGGAGCGCAAAGAATTGCCGGGGATTTCCCAGGTACTTGTTGCGGACTTCCTCATCAATAATCTTGTAGCTGTTAAGAAGGAAGATATCCGCGAAGACCTTTGCGAGTATACGGAAACGCCGGTTGGCGTCAAGATGGATGACGAGCTGGCCACGGCTTATAATTCTATCCTGGAAAGAGTAAGCGAATTGGTGACTACCGCCAACGGCGGTGTGCGCAATCAGACGCGCCGGGCAGTAAAACACGCTGTTCTTACCGCGAATATGTTCCTTGATCAGCCGTTCGGCCTTGATACTCGCCGTGTTGATAACGGTGAGTCCATAGAACTCTCGGATAAGACAATCCGCAATAAAGAGACTGAACTTATCCGCATTGCCAAGAAGCATAAGGATGAAGGCGAGAAGATGCTCATCTATGTTGAGTTCTCCCAGTCGCTTAATATTGCCTCTCGTTTATCCGAACTTCTTCGTGATAATGATGTTAACGCCATTGTCATGCCGAAGATGGCTCCGGCAAAACGTCAGAAGTGGTTAACCAATCTCGCCAAAGAAGGTGAGGTAGATGCGGTTATTATGAACCCGGCTGAAGTGGATGTCGGTGTAAATCTTTTGGATTACACGACGATTATCTTCTATGAAACCGGCACGGAACTCACTAAAATCCGTCAGGCTTCCCAGCGTTCAAATCGTATCAATCAGGAACATCCCGTATCCGTATACTTCATGTACTATGAGAATTCGGTTCAGGAGGACATCCTGGGCGCCATCAGTCAGAAGCTTACGGCATCCAAGTCTATCGAAGGCGACTTCTCCGAATCTGCACTGCAGTCCATGACCGAGGATACAGATATCACAATGAAGATCGCCAAGAGTATCGTGAATAACGAGCATATCAAGGTAGATACCAATAACTTCAGCCTTACCAAGGATTCTGAAGCAGGGAATTCTCCTAAAGATGGGACGGAAGCAGCAAAGGACAAGATTCTTAAGCTGGCAGAAAAGCGTTTGCAGTTTAGCGAACGCCCCAAGCTCCAGTTTGTGCAGATTCCTGTCGACAACTGCGTATCTCTCATCGCTTGACCATAAGGCTGTTAAAGCTTTGTATATCCGCCTGCAGCAATGCGGGCGGATGCTAGAGGGCTTTAACCATATTTTCAGCAGGAGGGATTTATCTTGGAACTTATTAAGGGTAAAATTGGCGAAGCTGTCTCTTACGCATCCATTATTGAGGATGAGGCAAGAGAACAGATAAAACGCATGTGTGATTACGAGCTTACTCGCGGCAGCAAAATACGCATCATGCCGGATGTTCATGCCGGGGCTGGCTGCACAATTGGAACGACCATGACCATTACGGACAAGGTTTGTGCTAATTTAGTTGGAGTAGACATCGGCTGTGGAATGCTTACCAGCAAGCTCAAGGATAAAATCATTGACTTCCCAACACTGGACGAAGCCTGTCATTACATTCCGTCCGGATTTAATGTCTGGGACGGCAGGCAGAAGCGATTTGACCTGACCCGACTCAAGTGCTTCCGTAATCTGCGGGACACTAAACGTCTGGAAAGAAGTCTAGGTACACTGGGAGGAGGCAATCATTTCGTAGAGCTGGACAAAAGTTCCTCTGGGGAATACTATCTTATTATCCATTCCGGCAGCCGTAATTTAGGCAAACAGGTGGCAGAATACTATCAGAATCTTGCCATTGAACTGCATCAAGGGAAGGAAGAATACATCAAGGCCCGCGACGAACTCATTCGCACGTATAAAGAGCAAGGGCGGCGTCAGGAGATTCAGGGTGCACTAAAGGAGCTCACCTGGCAGAAACATAAGTCCGATATTCCTGACGACTTAGCCTATCTTTACGGCGAGTATATGAATGACTATTTGCACGATATTGTAATCTGTCAGGAGTTTGCTGACGAGAGCCGCAAGCTGATGGCAGAAATCATTGTGAAGCATTGCAGGTATACTGTAGAGGAGCAGTTCTCCACAATCCACAACTATATCAACGTGGATGAGATGATACTCCGTAAAGGCGCAATTTCGGCCCGCAAGGGAGAAAAGATCCTTATCCCGATGAATATGCGGGATGGCTGCATTATCGGCATAGGCAAAGGTGTTGAGGAGTGGAACTATTCTGCACCGCATGGCGCTGGCCGTATAATGTCGCGTAAGGCCGCCCGCGAAAAACTCAGTATGGACGAGTATAAAAAGACCATGGAGAATAACGGCATCTATACGACATCTGTAAATGAGGACACATTGGATGAAGCTCCTATGGCTTATAAAAGTATCGATAACATCCTGGAAGATGTAAGGGATACCGTGGATATTTTAGAGATTATTAAACCCGTCTACAATTTTAAGGCATCCTAACCTAAAAATCTGCTTGTTTGCTTGTGTCCTACTTGTGCGGGCGGCGTAATACCGGAACGTACGTAAGACACAAGCAAATTCTGGAGACTTTTAGCAGCCTCTGAATTCGTAGCTAGAGAAAGGAAAATAACGCATGCTAAGACTTTATCAAGTTGATCAGCCATTTACTTGGGAGCGTGACCATATCACAGGTGAGTATATCACGTATGGCCAGTTCTATTATCGTGATGATACGGATGGTCTGGTTGTATCAAGAAAGACATATAAAGAAATGAAAGAAGCTAAGCGGCGGGCGGAATGGGATTACTCCCACTTGGAGAAAATGGAAAGCCAGCGCGAATATGAAGAAGCTATGAGAGAGGCAACCCGTTCTTATCAGGCAGAAACACTCCTTGACCGGGAAATAGAGGAGGCGTTTTAATTGCCGGATACGAATAATAATACATCTACCAAGCCAGAAGACAATAAGCAAAACACCAATGCCCCTAGTTCACAGGGAAATTCGTCGGGAGTTCCCCTGTACCATCAGTGGGATGAACGCTGGGCGGACCATCCTTATGGCAGTGATGGGTCTACAGTTTGTACTTCCGGCTGCGGCCCAACCTCCTTTGCTATGGTATGTGCATGGTATGGGAAAAATGTAACGCCGGACATGGTTGCAGATGATTTTGTTCAGTCTGGCCATAGAGTGTTAGGACAGGGCACAGACCATACCGCATTTCAGGACAGAGGCCCGTCATACGGCGTAGAATTTAAATATGTAAATGATCCTGGGCCGGTAAGAGAAGCATTAAAAGCAGGATTTCCCGTTATTGCAGCCCATGGTGATGGACTCTTTACTGGCGGCGGCCATTATATTGTTTATGCAAAGCTGGATAACCAGGGGCTTATAATTAATGACCCAAATCAGGGGGGCTCACGCAATAAAAATGGTGATGATTACCATTGGGATTTGGAAACCGTACTTGCAGATGGCGGCGTATGCGATTGGTGGATACCAACAACCTCCCACGATGGCATCAAGCCAAACTTCAATGCACAGTCTCAGGCTGAAGGCGGCAAAAATCCTGCGGGCGGAGCAATGAACAAAGCACTTGGGCCGGCGAATAACAACATAACTGACCATCACACCTGGGTTGAAATTAACCCCAAGGGAAAAACATACAGCGAACCGGTATATCCCGACCTGGTGTATGTTCAAGGGAATATCCCAAATACGGCCGTAGAAACTACAGCTGTTAACGGTATGGAGAATATGGACCAAGTTGGCGACTACGGCATAATGACGAGCAAAACCATGCAAGATCTAATGGGAATAGATGGCAATGCTTTCACAACCGATCAGGCTCAAAAACTTGCGCAGCGTCCATTTGATCCGCAAAATTCTATCAGCGAGGTAAAAGTACCAAGTGCTGGAAAGCCATTAAACAATAACGATCCGTACCCTGTCGATCTTAAAATAGAGGAACTGGAGAACCACGCTCCTCGTGTTAAACAGTATCGGCTGCCATATACAAGAGACCATATGGAAACCAAGGAGCTTGCTTCAGCCATATTGACACTTTCTGACTTTACCGAAAAGCGTATTGTAAAATTGGAAAATGTATTGGCTACCATGATGAGATATGTATTCGGCATGGGTAAACGAATGCACATCAATTGTCAGTATTACGGAGGACAGGACCATCGACAAAAGTACTGTGCGATTAGATGCCTGAAGGATAATCTTTTGGAAGATGGTCAGGTCATGCAGATTGATCAGTGCCTATCTTGTTCGCGCTACGAACCTATCATAGGACAAACTTTCGATATTCTTAATGAAGTTGGTGCTAACCTGGCAAATATCCAAGACGATATTCAGGCTGGCATGATGAACATGGAAGACTACATAAACTTCCTGCGCATCGAGCAGATGCACGACAAGAAGATAGACTACCAGCTCAATTATAAGACCACCGGCACGAGAGACCAGAACGAACGCCCATTCAAAGATCAGTGGGATGATGGTGTTAAGATGGGCTGGAAGCTCACTCCGGTAGAGCAACAGAAGCCGCAGATTAACTGGCGGCAGGATATTAATTCTGACGATAAGTCCCCAGAGAAACTTGCTTCTTATCAGCTGGCAAATGGACCAGGTTCATCCGGTCTTACGCCTACAGTTTCTATTAATCCAGGTGATTACAAATCATCTATTGATGGGCACAAGCAGTTCATGGATGATGTTCTTGCTGGGAAATACGATCCAAAAGACAATAGCGGAACTGGTGATAACAGTTCTTCAAATACTACTGGTGATAAAAAGAAGCAAGAGATGAAGATTTGGTGGCCAAAAGCAAAAGAATCCATATCTGCAGGTTTATCCAATGGTAAGGCAAGGGCGGAAGAAGCTGTTAAAAACCTGAAGCTCAATGGATATGAGCAAACGCTTCAACGTATTGCTGGCGAAAATAAAATCGACCCACTTCTCGCGATGGCAGTTATTGCGGTTATCAGTAATGGTGACCCTGCCCAAGGATTATTCGGTACGAATAGCGGCGCAATAGAAGGACAGATAGAGGCCGGCGTTAAAGAGCTAAAAAAGCTTTCAGAGCAATATACCTTTAATGGGAATTCCATTGCGCCTGTTACGGCATATAAAAAATGGAGCGATGGGCTGGCTGAACTTATGAGCGCACCCATGAACAATGACGACAGTAGTAACAGTAGCAATGGGAACAATAACAATAACAGTACCCGCATGTATAACTGGGAATGGAGAAAAGCCCTCGAAGAGGCAAGTAGCGATCCGGAATTTTTCCCAGCTGTCGTTCAGGCCTACCAGATTATCGATGCTGCAAATACTGGATTGTCGCAGCTTGCAAATCAAGAAGAAGGTATGGATTTCCCAATACCAACAAAAGATTTGAATAACGTATACTGGATTCAAGATTTTGGCGTTGCGAATGCGGGTTCTGGCGTAGGAGTCGTATCTAATGCGTTGGTATTCAAGTGTAGTGCGGAAATTAGTGTTCATGCGCCAGAAGATTGTGATGGAGCCGGAGTATTATCTGATGAGGCTATTGGCAAGTACATTAAGATGACAAGCAGACATTCTGGCTACACATACATCTTCGCAGGGCTTAGTGAAGATAAACTCAGCAAAGATGCTAACAAGCAAAACATAAGCAAGGGGGAAATCTGCGCGGCGTGCAGTGATAATTTTATTTTGCGCGTACAAGATAAAAACGGCTCGTTTGTAGACCCCAAGACTGTATGGAAGCTGTTAAACTCGATAAATGTATCAAAAGAGACATCTGTAGGTAAGCAGATAGAAAAGACAAACAATAAGGGTGTTAACCCTGAACCTGTTTTCAACGAAGCAGCTGAAAAAGAAAAGCGCGCTCAGATAAAACAGTACGAAAAAATCATGGATGATTACACAAAAAAAGCAGATGTGCTATTCGCCGGTTGGGAGTCTGCAATTCAGAACGATCCTAACGCATCTGGCAAAACATGGGTTATTCAGTGGGCGGCGCAGAATAGGCCGCAAGAGTATGCCCAGTACAAAGAATATCAGCAAAAGGCAAATGAAGCAAGCAATAAGGTCATGCAGCTTTGCATGCAATAAAAATATCTTCAGTGGTCGCCCCCTCGTGGGCGGCTTTATTTTTCATAGGTTAACTGTGGGTAAACAGTGATACAATGACACAGTTAAAGAAAACTCCGCTACATACTTGATTTTTAGATAAGTAAGTAGTAAAATATATTTAAGAAGTGGGGCAGACCCCATTGTTATTCGTAAGTAGTTTATTATACACATACAATTGTTTATGATTGGAGGAATTTAATATTGGCAGCAACAACATACTTTTGGACTAAGAAGGCTGAAATGGACTGGTGTGAGCGCCATCCTGAAGTAAAGAACCCGAAGAAATTTAAACGTCGTGCCGGCGAAATTGCTACGTATGATGGCGAACCGCTAAAAAGCGGAGAAATCCAGCGCACATTCAAATCAAAAGGATGGGTCGTAGATAATGTTAAGAAGGTATATCGTCTCGTAGACACGAAAGCGGATTTCAACGAATCTAAACTGGCAGCAGAACAGAAATCTCGCGAGCAGAAGTGGAAAATTCTCTACGATCTTATTATGGGTGAGAAGCTGACTGTTGGACAGGCATCGGCAAGAATCGGCTCCAGCTTCGTTGCGACACGTTCATTCATAAGGGCATGGCAGGATCAGCTTGGACCAAAGATTGGCTATATTGATTATGGCCAGGACAAAGTGTCATTGCAAACAGGGAAGAGTGCTGCATAACCCCGGTCACTTTCCGTTTTTCGATATTTTGGATGAGGGGCGAAAAAATCTGCCCCTCAGATTCGCCCACAACACCCACGAAAAACTTTTTGTATATAATTATATGCCTAAATGTCTATAACCGCTCTACGGGTTTCCCAGAGCGGTTATTTTTGATTTTGAATATTTTGCTTGATTTTTTATTCTTATTTTATGTATAATTTAAGTTGAGTATAGGTTAGAGGTGGTTAACATGGAATATAGCATTAGATCTGCACCAATATTAACAGATATTTATCAGAACAATTCAAACAGACTAAAAGATAAGCTCATACCAGACATTAGCAAGGGGCGTTCTTTTAAAATTTTACAACAGGCCATAGAGCTAGAAAAAAGCGGAAAAACAGACGAACTTCTCGAGCTTTTAAACGCAAACGAGGATACCATTAAGAAAGAGTATTTTGAGCGTACGCCAAACTTCTTTTTACATTGCCGCATTCAAGGTGCATATTATACACTTCTTGCTATTGGGCTCCTCGATCAAAATGACAGTTGTCAACTTCCCGATGTTTTAAAGTGTATACGATTAGCATTTGTTTATCAGATATGGCAATTAATGTTTGATATTGACGGGACAAAAGAAGAGCGTCAATTTGAACACATCGTTAATAAGCATATTAGCGAGCTTCCTCCTTATAACGGCTTGGAAGAAATTGAGGAAAAATATTCCACATTGTTACAAGATCATGATCAGTATTTCATTTCTGCAGAAAAGGATTTATTTTGTCTTGCTTTGGTTTACGATATAATCGGTTTTTACAATCGAAGGCATGTACATATAGATTCTTTAACTCGCGCAATTGAAATGAGAGTCGCTACGGAATGTATTTATTCGTTAGAAAACGAAAATGATTTTTACGAAGAAGTCTGCAAATGTGCCACCGATATTATGGATGGTATTATCAACACTGATGACATCAACAAAACCCTTGAGCTCATAAAAAAAGAGCTCGTAATGTCTGTTCCTTCAGATCCTTTTGTTAGCGAATGGGAAAAAGATGATTTTACATATAGTATAGCCGCGGAATACGTTGCTGCGCATATTCATCCGCAGCTCAAGCCAATATGGTATTACCGGTACGAGGCTGAACGGAATCTGAACAAGATCCAGAAGCTTAAGGATGTTATTACAAAGAACAATAGTAAGATAACGAGCCTCTCGGACAAAGTAACAAATCTTGAACGAGAGATTGCCATTCGAAATAATGAATTTTCCGTATTAAAAGCGGAAAAAACAGACCTGGCTCGTAAAAATAATACTCTTTCTAATAAGATTGAAGAGCTTTTAAAGTCACAAGATGTTTTATCTAAAAGCGTAGCTAATCAGAAACGCTCAGTAAACGGTGCAAACCGGAAACAGAATAAAGAACTGGTTAAGCTCTCTACAGATTACAGTAATCTGAGGAGTAAGTTTGACGAGCTTTCCAAGCAGAAAGAAGATTATGTTCGTAAATATCAGGACGCGATCAGTGAAAAGATTGCCCTGTCGGATAAAATCTCCGAGCTCCGCGAGGAACTGCGCAAAAAGACAAAAGAGCTTGAGGCACTGTCTGTGCAGGATATTGAAGAGGAGTCTGTTGTTGTTACTGAGAAGAAGCCTGTAGCAGCAGAAGAAGAAGACACTTTTGCCAGCATTAATCTCAAGATTGCTGTGGCCGGCGGGACAGATAGCTGGCGTGCAAAAGTAATCGCCCGTCATCCAAAGTTTAAGGACATAGGAAACGGTAAGAGCTTCGATACACAAAAGCTTAACGATGTTGACCTTCTCGTTATCAACACTAATAACGTTTCTCACGCCTGCACGATGAAGGCTTCGGCGAATACGCCGAAAAGCGGCAAGGTTTTATATACATCGTATTATAATCTTGACCTATTGGATGCACAAATTAAGGGCCGTATAGAATAAACGTTTAGTCAATTTTCGGCGCCAACCGAGAAGTCGCTCTTCTAGTCATACGCTCATGAACGTGGCTATACCTGGCCGTCATCTGCGGATCATTATGACGAAGTTGTTCTTGCACAAGCCGCAAGTCTTTCGTCTCATTATAAAGGTTTGTACCACAGCTATGTCGCAGAATATGACAGGAGTATCCTGGGTGTTTTAATTGGCAGCCTTCGAGTATCCGATTCATGATATTGCGTATACCATTTCTAGAGATTCTTCTGTATTTATGACGATGGTCAGATGTGATAGTGGGGGTGAAAGCCCCCTCTTTTTTATTTTCTGGCCGCGCTTCTATATAGCGTCTGAGAACCTCCAGAGTTTCTTCAGATGGGTAAATAATTCCGCTATGCTCCTTACCTCTGATAAGTATAGAACCGTATTCCCAGTTAATATCTTCATCGCAAAGGCGGTGAACTTCTACGTTGCGCAAACCTTCAACACCCATCAGATACAATATGGCCATATCTCTATAGCGAATAAAATCATTTATTGCGGTATTTTTGATATAGTCATTCATTATCTCTATTTGCTCCGTAGAATAAAAGCGGAATTTTTCATCCCAGACAAGTTTTCTATCAGCTTTTAAATCTTCGCACGGGTTTAATTCTATGAGGCCGATTTTTAGCGCCGCCTGATAAAACCCTCGAATTGCCGACAGTTTAATAGCGATGGTGTTATCGGTGTATTCATGGTTTACCATCCATTCCATATACATACGCATTTGGTAATCATGAATGGATAGCGGATGCCGGTTATGTTCATCGCACCATCTTAAAAAGCTGTCTATATGAATTTTGTAATCCCGCAGCGTATCATCAGTAGGGCGCCCGTTAGCAATATAACGCGGCAAGAACTGCAGGTAATAAGCTACAAAGTAATCTGGAGTTACCAGGTTCTCATCCATGGGAGTTTTAAATCCCAATTCAGTTTGTACTGGAGCTATGCTGGCCATACAAAATCACCACCTTTAAAATATTATACTACAAGTAGTAGGCAATAGCAAAATATTCTGTATTTTGAAGGGTGTACGCATCTTGAAAACCGTATATGGTTTTCATATTGTAAATATATCTAACTGTGTGTAATTGTGGTTAACCACAGTTGGATATATTTACAATATTATCTCTTTTTATACTATTCTCCTTTTTCTTAATTATCAGCCTCTTTAGATTAGAGAGAAAAATGCCGCCTCTCTTCCTTTCGGCATTTTTCTCTTCCCATCTTTACAGAAATGATTAATTATGGTTGATAATGTCAATCGCTTTTAATGACTGCCGCATATTAGCCGTAAGGTTTTGTTCTTAACTACATGCCAGGTTAATGATAAGAATATATTTTCTCGTATTTATCAAGCACCTTGTCACACTTTTTTCCGTCAACATCATCAGGATGCTTAGCGTATGTAATTATTACTTCGCTCTTCTTTTTGTTTCTTCCTACACCGGTTAAGTCTCTTACGTATACGCCATAGACGTTTTCAAACAGGAAAGATATCTGTTCGTTTATAACAATGCCGTTCGGTCCTTCTACGAGGCCCAGCTCGCCGCTACTACTTCTATTAAGTACAGTTGGCGATACCGAAGAGTAGTAAACGTCCAACGGCAGTATCTTCTTCGCTCGCTCAACAAGACGGTTTACGGCTTTTCTGTCTGCATCGTTCATTGGAAAGTTATTTTTTATATTACATAGCGCGTTTATTCGACAAATCTCTGCCACGAAATCATCTGGGTGTGTTGCCAGGTACTTGTCACACTCTGTTACACACTCCTGTTTGCCCATCAAAGTGTATGTAAAACACCTATATACATCATTGTCCGGGTCTAAAACACGGAGTTTATCCGCCCATTTTCCGGCTTCGTGTATATTATTCTTATTCGCTTCTTTTATTAACTCGCGTTCATACAGGTTTATCTTGAAGAGAGTTTCATTTTCTTTTATTTTGGCTGCGTTCTGAGCAGACATTTGCGCCTTCAGTTGGGCGTTTTCTCGGTTTAGCCGCTCAATGGCGTCATCCCTCTCCTTGATGGCCATTGTCTGCGTGTTCAGCGTTTGCGTCATATCGATATTATTCGTATCAAAAGTTGCCACCACATGACAAATGACTTTGAATCCCAAACCACCGACGACTTCATTGGTTATGGATTCGTGCTGCACATTGAGCAAGTTCGAGGAAACAACGATTACATCGTCTTTGGTTAAAACCATGTTGTGCGTTTCTGTATACGACTTGACAAAAACGCCGGCTTTTTCCGCGGCGCTTCTTAGCGCGTCTTGCCTTGCACGCTCTTTAGCGGTAGAAATATTGTCGTCATCGCCAAGCATATACTGGCCATCTGCTTCTACGGTAACAACTTCTGCTTCTGATACCGCCGGAAGCATAATGCACGATATTCCTATTAGCACTGACGCAAGGCAGCTACGCCATTGTTGTTTTAGTTTTAGCATCTCCATCATCTTTCCTTATTGTTTTATTTAAATGGCGCAATAATCCCATGCAGCGGCTTTATATATACAACGTCTTTTGTATCTAAGGACTTAACATAGGTGGCACCGTCACCGCTTGTCCTTTCTTCTGTCTTTCCGTCTAGCCAATCGTGGGCCTTTTCAATTGCTTCCGTCCCCATACCAACGAATGTCTTGAATTGCAACCGATTCTTCCCTTTCGTCCTTTTGATTAAAATCCATATATTTACTGTATTTTTTCCATCAAAATATTCTGACGCTTCTTCTTGGAACTCCTTTAATATAACCCTTTCATGTTCAGTAAGTTGACCGACAGACATCTTACGTAACAATCCCATTCCGTTCGTATCAAGCTTTTCTAATGTAATATCCCGATTTATTTTTAGTTCGTTGGCACTTTCTCTTACGGATTCGTATAGTTTCTTCCAATATGTAATACAAAAATCTTGCAAGAGTTTATCAAAGTCATCCTTTAACACGTATATCGTCTCCTCTCTTTGCGTCCCAATATGCAGTCATGATCCGTTCAGCGATGTCATCTCTGAACCTTGATGACATCTCACCCTTCATAAACAGCGTTACAAGTTCATCGGTAAGCATTTTCGCCCTAACCTCGTCCGTTACTTCAGTTGCGCCGACCCCCGGAAATAAGTCACCTAAATTTATTTTTGCCATCCCTTTTGATGATTCTATAAAGTAGTCCTTTGAAACTCCAAATATTTCTGCCAAGACATAGTATTTATCTATATCTTTCGGCTCGCGCCCTTCCAATTCGTACGAAGCATAAGTCCTGGGGGAAACACTTAGCATATCTGCGACTTCTCTCTGTGTCCACCCCTTCTTTTTTCGCAGCTTTTTCAACTTTTCTCCGAAATCCATAATTTTCTCTTGACACCTCCTATGAAAGACATTACAATGTCTTATGTAAGTTGTTGCATATCACATCATTGTTTGCATCTGCTTTCATTTTATCACATTAGCTTCTTAATCGCAAGGTTCAAATTACACATTGTTTTTCTGACGCCATTGTGCTACTATATATGTGTAATCTCATTTCACACCAATGTGAAAATTTAGCCTTCGCCAAAGTTGCTAAATTCGATTACGCGATAGCGAAAACCCACGCTATGCGCACAAAAAGGAGGTATTTTTGTGCAAGATTCTAAGGAAAGAATTATGGAGAAAATTACACAACTACCAACGGAGGACATTCGTACGCTTGCCGTCAACACTGTTTATTACCTGACTATCAGGGAACGGCAAGACAAAGAGCGTTTGTCGCTAGAAAATCAGGATTTGCGGTACAAGAGCGAGTGTCGACTGGAGGTGTTGCAGCAATACGACATAGAAGATCCATTCGCCCGCCAGTGCGACAGACACGAAGTACTTTTTTAGGGGTAGCTTATATATCCCGGCACCAAGAAAGAGCGACTTGCAAAAGCCAGCAGATGAGACAACCGGTAGTATTGATTTTATCAGCTTGAAGTTGTATAATATGCATACCAAAAGGCTACCGGTGACGGTCAGTCCCACAGATGTGAACAACGATTAGAATCGCCGCCTACAAGATTGCGAGTCCAGAGGCGGCTTTTCTTATGCCTTTATGGTGCTTACAAGCGCGAGAACTAAAATCAGTATCAGATGAAAAACATATTTACTCATCGTCCGGCGCCCCTTCTCAGGGCCATTGATTAACCGCCACCGTTCGGTAGCCATAATATTATATCATAATTTATCATTTTTTAAGAGGTGTCGCTATGACTAAACAGGATAGAATGTATCGATGTATTTTATACGGGGCCTATGGAGATGCTTTTGGTTCTGACCTAGAAATGATGACTATGGATGAAATCAGATCGCAATATGGCGAGCAGGGTAAGCAGGAGCTAAATCCAGGAGATGCCATCACAGATGATACCCAGATGACATTGTTTACGCTTGAGGGGTTAGCACTCAGTCAGGGTAAATCGATGGATGAGCGTGTGCAAATTATGTACGAATCATATCTCCGTTGGTTTAATACGCAGTATGGCCCCGGAGCCATAGACGAAAAAATAGCCCACGTAGGTGAGCTATGGATGATAGATGATTTATATACTATGCGGGCTCCCGGCCATGCCTGTATTGACTCCCTGCGCTCCGGTTGCATGGGAACACTGGATAAACAATACAACGATAGCCTGGGTAACGGCACTGTTATGCGTTCTGCCCCGTTCGGCTTTCTGATTAACGAGCCGCCGGAATATGTTTTTGAGTTATCCATGCGGTGCGCGGCAATTACGCATGGTCATAAAGAAGCATGGCGCAGCGCGGGCGTATTTTCGCTAATTATCTTTTTCTTGCTTCGTGATAACATGGATGTAAAAACGGCTCTGTTATCAGCCCTGGAATTTTACAAGTCCTATCTTGAACGTATTGGAGAACTTATGACGCTTCCCCTCAATGAAACGTATAACTACGTATACAACGCCATAACGTGTGCCGATACTAAAAGCACATCTGCGTTTCGTACTTTTTATGGCGCTTTTGGAGATGCCTGGATTGGACCAAATGCTTTGGGCCTCGCTCTCTATCATATACTCTCAGGCGATAGGATATATACTTGTATAAATCGCGCCGCAAATATAAATGGAGACAGCGATACCGTTGCCTCCATTGCGGGTAATATATTTGGAGCACAATACGAGATACCTAGCCATATATCATGCTCTGTTCTTGACAAGTATAAAAGTTTGGTGGCGGATTATATTTCGTCCATTTCGCCAAAATAAGTCTTCATCTCAGGGGAATACCCAATATTATTAACCCTGAACATAGATTTTCGTCCAAACAGCACTTCCTGCTCATTGTTTGAGGCGGATTCTACGTGTGCTAAGTCTTTTCCATGTTTGCCATTAATTTTCATCAGTGCCTGCATGCCCGTTCCGTTCGGAGCGTAGTATGCATTAGGACTTTTGGCGGATGATGTGTAAGCAGGATACTGCACCATATGGCCGGGTTTATGCTGCTCTAAAAATTCGCTTAAACTTTCCTGGTCAAGGAAATCATACGACCTGAATGTCGGCTCCTGATAGTCTGGTAGAGCGTTCAGGTCACGATCTAAGCCTCTTTGTAGTGCCTTGTCCTGTGCGTCGAGAGGAATCCCTTCCCGCAGTTTAGCGTTAAACAGATACGAGCCGCCACCTTTATACTGTTTTAATGCGTCTCCTGGCGCATACTCCGGGAACTGGAAAAGGTTTGGCATATCACCCACTGTACGCGTCCCGCCGTTAAACATTTTACTTAATCCTGGTATTCTTCTAAGCATAGTATTCTTTCCTCACCATTTTGCAATTGTAACCTCTACACCAACTCCCGCCTTATTGGCTGTAGGTGCGTAGTAGGCCTTGTATTCCACATCCCGGTTTTGATATCCGACCGTAACATAAGCGTCATGGTCAATCATTGCCGCGCCGGTTTTAATGCGGTGTTTTCGTTCGAGATTAATCGCATAGTAGTCATTTTCGATAACATGGGTCTTATTGCCGTTATCATCCTTGACTTCAACTTTATGTGTCTCTTTTACGATTTTGTCTGCCTTCTGCACATTACCATACTCTTTGGCCTTATTATCCGCCTCTTGCTGTGTCGCGGTATAATAGTGGTATTGCGGAGTCTGAGTTTCTTTTGCACGCTGGATTTGGTGCGTCATATCTTTCACAGTAGCTTTTGTCTCCATAGGGAAATACTGTTGGAGATTTTTTTGGGATACCTCGGGTACGGTTACTATTTCCGGCTCGGGTATTTTTTTAAAAAAAGTTAACCTTATGAGCGCAGCTATTAATACTACAATGATTATGGCCATAATGGTCTTACTGTGTTTCTTTAGAAAATCCATACTTGTTTTTCCCTTCTTTACAAAATAGGCGCCCACATATTCGGGGCGCTTTTATTATTTTGCGGGCGGCTTAATACCAGCCGTACCACACATTCTCATCCTGATAATCGTCGTTTTTCGTAAACTGCCACAAGACTGTTTTGATATATGGATAGTTTTGGCGCATGGAATCTACAAAACCATACTGGGCATTCCAGACGGGGATGCTGTTTGCCGCCATATTACCGATATCCAGATAGCCCTCAAAGTATAAGTAGGATGCGTAGATACCGATTTTATGGCTGCCACCCCACCAATCACTTAAGTGGAGAATTGCAAAACGATAATCTTCATAAACGCCATCCCGTTTTACTTCTGGCCGTTCCAGGTCAAACCATGTGCCCAGCGACGGTTCTTGTCCGTTTAACAGCTCCGCAACACGATCGTTTACCCATTGAGCTTCTTCCAAAGCTTCATTTTCATTATTGGCGCGTCCCATGATATAAATACCGTACGGCAAACCGAATCGAACAGCCTCGTTTACATGAGTGATAAACATCGGATCAAGTTCAATTTCACCGGTTTTTACATTGCGTTCCCCAAGCTTCAGGATAACGCCGTCGCAATTTCCGCCTTCGACCAGCTCCGCAATGCGGTCTGCCGGTTGCCAATGGGAAAGGTCAAATACTGACATATTGTTTACCCCTCTTAACCACGCTGATTGCGATACCAGTTAGCCTTACCACGGATTACATCGCCACCACGGCTGCCATCTTCTGCCCAGGGATTAAATTCCGGGCTTTCATCTGTCTGCAGGTATTCCAAATCCCAACGTTCACAAGTAGATTTAGGACCATACTTTTCATGGCACCAGTCGTTGCATTCATTGTCTGCTGCCTCGCCATGAGTAGCGACATACTCTTTCGAGATGGTAAGCCACAGGCCATCGGCTAAAGCTTCTACGGCACGAGCCATAGATTCAATCTGTGCTTCAGTCGGAGCATAATCGCCCAAATCTTCTGTGTTAGCACCATAAGCACCCAGAAGAGTGATGCCGATACTGCCGGTATTGCGACGCCAGGTATGGCTAAGAACATCATCCAATGAGCCATAGACATAGATTTCTCCATCTCCATCTATCTGCACATGATAATCGTCCCAAAACTGACCAAACCTGCCCGCCGTCCAGTGGAGATAGAGCTTAGGTTCTCTACCCACAGACTGCGCTTGAGCCCAGATGCTTTCTCTACAGTCAGATGCCATCTGACGGAGCTCATCCACGGTTACATGCTGCAGTTCATATTTACTTACTACGTGAGACATTAAAAACCGCCTTTCTTAATACCAGAGCGGCCTATTCCGCTCTTCGTTGGTTACATTACCTTGAAGTGGATACGCTATTTTGTGTTGAGCATTTGACTTTACGGTTTCGAATCGTAACTGTGCTATTGTCTTACTGTTTACCCACAGTTAGAAAAGCGGCAATATGAATAAAAAAGAAGCCCGCGAAAGGATAAAACCAATCACAGACTTCTTCTATATAGTTATTTATTATCTTCTGCTACCATTTCAAGAGCTGTCATGACTTGATCCAGCGGCAACCTCTTGTTATCGATAAATTCGATAATGCTTTCATATTTTTCCTTGCGGCTTTCTGCTTCCAACTTTTTGAGCTCGTTTTTTAGGGCAGAAATTTGAGCAGCCTTCTTTTCGATTTTCTGCTCCAATACCGCAATTTTTTCGTCATAGTTGATCTTCTTTGCCAAAACAAAAACATCCTCTCTGTAAATATACCGAAATAGTATACCATAAAGAGGATGTTTATGCAAAATGTGCTATTTTTGCGAGTGCTTACTGGAACTCTACTAAAACGTAGCCATTATACAAGCCATTGCCCGGTTTCTTATTGAACGTGCAGTCGCCAGAAGCGCTACCATTGCCGACGCTAATCGTCAGTTCTTCACCCGGAGTAACTGCTACCGTATCCTGTACGAAGCTGTTTTCCAATGCGCCCCAAGCATGGCAATACTTTGTGAGCTGCTTTCCGCCGCCTACGCCGCAGCAATAAACCTGACCGTTGCTATAGTCTTCGTATTGAGCATCAAACATGGCCGGGAAACCACCATGCTGTTCCTGGCTGCCCATGTAGTCAAAGTAATGACCGCGTTCTCCAGCTGCCTTGTTAGAAGTGATTACTTCTTCTTCGCCGCGCTTAATCGAGGACGGATTATTTTTAACAGCGATGTGTTTGATATCTACCGTGCTATAGCTATAGCTTACGCCAGATACCAGAGCAACCTTCATGGAAGAAACACCTGCCGGAACAATCAGTTTGCTATCTCCTGCAGCTAAGTAAGAAATCATAGACGGATTATTTGCCTGGGTACGAACTTCACGAACCTCACCCTGAGCATTCACGATGGTGATTTTTTCCAATGCACTACCCATAAAGAGCGGGCAAATGTATTCAGGGATAGCTTCACCGTCGTAACGAACAGTGATTTCCTTGACGGAACTGCCCTCGAACATGCCGCCAAAGTTGTTGCGGTTTGTTACGCTGGATACGTTAATCGTATAAGGGAACACTGCCGGAAGGCTGGAGCAACCACGGAAAGCGTCGACAAAGCTGCTCGGAGTTGCCGTAGCTAAACGAGACAGATTCGGGAGCTTCTTCAGATTTTTACAGCCACTGAATGCGTAAGCAATCATATAACTATTGCTCAAATCCATACCGCTCAGATCTGTCAGGGATTCGCATCCACGAAATGCGCCTTCAATATCGGTTACACCAACGGTTGCGATAGACGGAACAGCCTTCAGCTTTGCGCAGCCATCGAAGGCGTAAGCCAAGCTGGTAAGAGAATTGTCTTTCTCGGTAGCCAGTTCAGGAAGGCTTTCTACTTCACTTGCGCCAGCAAAAGCATAGTTCATATTGGTGATATAGTAATCTTCCAAATCAGCGAAGTCTTCTGCCTTCGTGCCATTAAGATAGCTTACTTCCTTAACTTTGGCGCCATTTTCCCACCAGTTCTGCAGGGAGAGCTTTTCGCTGCGAGCAATAAGCATAACCAGTTCCGGCGTCAAGTTCTTGGGATTATATACCCCAACTTCAAGGCCTGCGCGCAAAATCTGCTCGCCACTCTTGTTTGGGTTATAATTGCGAACAGCTGCATCCCAATGGATATTCAGTTCTCCAGCAGCCTTGTTCTTATAGAATGCGTTAACTTTTTGCGGGAGTTTACTCATCAATAGATTAACGCCCTTATCCATATTTACAATGTAGCGGCCCTTTTCGTCCTGTTCCGCCACATATCCATTATCGTTAAAGACCAATTCATAATCAACGATTTCAGGAAAACGAGTTCCCATGAACTCCTTATACCAAAGCTCAAATTTAGGATCCATTTGCTTAGCATCTAAAAGCATATTGTAAAAACCTCCAATTACTTACTCATATATACGGCTGACACGGCATCTGTGCTTTTTAAGCAGAACGGATGCGGATGATTTTCATCAATGTCCGTATTAACCCATTCAACAGTATTTGTCGATTCGTCATAACGGCAATCAACTTTCCTGTACTTTACCCCATTAATATAGAACAAGATATTATCTTTATCGATAGGTGTCTTGGATAACGTGAATACCGTCTGATTGTCCTCGCAAGTAAATTCGTCGTTCTGGATGCCACCGGATACAATCTCCGTCATCTTCTGGGTTACAATCTCAGTAACCATTGTCTGAACTTCCGTTTTAACTCCAGCCACGCCGTCTTTTGCCGCATTAGCTTCCTGACTGGCCGTAGTTACCTGGCTGAGGGCGGTATTTAACTTACCCAACAATTCGTTGATCGCCTTCACTACCGACTTACCATCAGTTTTTAGGCCATTTAACTTGGATATTTTCGTATTATTTGTCAGAAGTGTCGTTAAAACATCATTCTGAATCGGAAACAAATCATTTGTTTTATCGTATGCCATTTTTACTCCTTTACTAAAAAGAAGATAAAATAGAGCGCCCCATGGCAGGGCACTCTATTAACCTGCATTTAGTTTTACGGCTGGTAAACGATTTTTACGTCGCAGCCGGTTTCGCTCCAGCCGCAGCTGAAGTTCAGGATCTTCGAGCTATCCAGTTCGTAAGTACCGAATACGAATTCCTTACCCTTGGTTAGGCCGGAAGCTACGAGAGCAGCCTCTACTTCTTCATCGCCAGTGTTTTCGTAGTCCCATTTGAGTTCTACGCCGTTCACATAGCAACGAATCTTACGGCCTACGCCATCAGATTCCGGGCCGGCAGCGTTTTCGTCAGTGATATCCGCGAGCTGTTCAGCCGTCAAAACCTTCTGAAGGTCGAGCGTTGTTGCACTCTTGGGAACGTTTACGGTTACTTCCCAGCCTTTATTCGCAGGAGCCGGTGCAGGATTTACCCCACCGGCGACCTTAAAAAAATAGTTGAACCGTACAGCGTCCGTCAGATCAGCATCGATATCGAAGCCATCATTAGCGGCCGTCAGCGTCCAAGTTACTTTCTGAGCGTCGCGGTCAACCGTAAAGTCATCACCTTCGCGGTATACGAGGTGGTTGATAACGGCCTCAACCAGCTTAGCGTTAGGCTTTTTGGACAGAGTAAACTCAGTAACAGGAGCGGTAACGGCAACCTTATCGGAAACCGCCTCATCCTGTGTTCCCTCGATGGCCTTTACGCGCTCATCGATGTCGCTTACCGTGCCGGCCAGTTCATCTACTGCCGTCTTTTCAGCTTTAGCAGCTACTGCTTCGTTAACAGCCTTCAGGGCCTCTTCGAGCTGAGTCTGTACAGCCTGCTCGCCTACCAGTTCCTTAACCTGAGCAATCAGGTTTTCGTCCTTTGTCAGGTCGATAACGAGCTTGTCAAGAGCCGTCTTGTAGGCAACCAGCTGCATTTCGTTGTTGTCGAGCAGAGCTTCGGTCGGCAGGTCAGCCAGCTTCCATTCACCAACAGGGAAAATCTTGGCCTGGAAATCAGCTTTAGCCTTGTAAACAGCTTTGCCATCTTCAGCGGCAGCGGATGCTTCAGCGTCGATTTCGGAAGGTACGCCGTTCAGTACGCCAGTTTCCGGAACGATGGTCAGCTGTTCACCGTTCTCGTTGAATACGACTTCGTTGTCAGCTGTGTAAACCGGCAGAGCCTTCGTTTTGTCGCAGGCCGGTACAAGAGTATCAAAGTTTTCGGGCAGAGTAGCTACGCCAGAAGCGATGCTGAACTCAACGCGAACCATATCCTTGAGTTTCTTGTCCTTAAGAGCATCGATAGCAGCTGCTAGAGATGTCAGGGAGGCCGCGTCGCCTTCCTCGCCGTTGCCAGCGATAGCATCAATCTTAGCTTTGAGTTCTGTCAGGAGCTCTTCGACGTTATAGTTGGCGGCTTCTTCACCTTCGCCTACAGCCTTGGCAACCTTAGTCAGAACCTTGGCAGCATCGTAGGACTTCAGAAGTGCCTGCACGTCAGCCTGAAGCTGAAGACCACCTTTAATTTGAGCAAGATTTGTGAGTGACATGTCACATTTCTCCTTTATATAATATAGAATTTTTATTAAGAGATAGCGTCGGCGGCCTCTTAAAATAGACCGCCCGAGCTTTTCTCTTACATCGTATACATTACCTGTGGATAATGAGATTAGCTATATCTAACCGCAGAACACAGGAAAGTATTTTGTATGAGCTGGGTTATTAGCCGACGCAGAAGCCAGGGCAAACCCAAAAGAATAATCGCTTTATTTTTGCGTTTCTTCTTGAATACTGTTAGTTTCGGTATCAATTATTTTGTACCTTTTCTCCCTCTTTTATAAGTCCTATTTTGACCGCGATATGTTGCAGATCTTTTATCGGTGCTTTGAAAAATGAATCGTCCCACAGCCATGATGTTACATGGTCTTTTCTGCGGTAGCTATTGGCGATTTCGTCATTTTCGATAGCATCCCATTCTGGAGTAGGTTCCCCGGGGCAATGAGTACCGCCTAGCTTTTTGATTATGCCGTGGGATAACTTGCCACGTTCTTGTCCATGTCCATCATCGTCGTGGGCAAAGTGCTTGTGGGACGAGTATGAACATGCCGCACATATAGGACGATTGTCGTGGTAAAGGACGCCTTCACGTTCTGCTACGGGTGTGCCGTATGGAAGGTTGAAGTGCCCGCCTACACCGTCACGTCTGTAGCGTTTTATGGTGATGTACCGCATTAATAACTTCCTCCTTGTAGATTATGAGCAGTCCTCGCGCCCTGCCGGGGCGCGGGACTTTTATGGACTAAAGACTAAACTTTGAGAGCGGGGGCCAACGCACAAGAGCGACGAGCGTAGCTGTAGTCGGCGTAGCCGCTGGAGTCCACAAAACAGAAGCAGGTCGAGTAGTTGTAGTAAGGAGAACACTCCCACCAACGGACAGCGGAGCCAGTGTTACTGTGATTGTATTTCACTGTTGAATTGCCGTTGGCATAATACTTCATCCGCGTTTGGTGATTTTTCTCGTACTGATTTGCATAGGAACTCGAACTGAAAATCTCGGGCTCAGCTAAGAGCGATACAGCGTCTGTCACGGCAGTTACGTTAGCATCCACATTAGATTCATTACCTTTGTTATCTACATAATGTGTACGAAGGCGTAAAACACTTCTCAGGTCTGAGGGCAGGGCTGCCAAGAAAGTATTCGCCTTTGGAGAAGTCAACGTAGCAGCCGTAGCATCGTAGCCAACATTGGAAGTGGTTTTGTCTTTGTTGTACTGGCTTGGAGCCGTGCTGGTGGCGCCGAGGATATCATAACGAAGGTCAGAGCCTTTCCAGCCGCCATGATTATATCCATACTGATCGTTGCCTGATGTGGCAGTTGTCTTGTGGCTCATATTGAAACATATACTGCCGTCCATGGATGCAGTATTATATTTAGAGTCACATAGCGCAACATCTTTACCGCCAGATAACGCCGTCTTAAATCCGCCAAAGATAATATTATTCTCCGCCACCCCATTTTCAGGATGGTTGAAATCCAAGATAAACACACAAAGCTTCTGATTGGAAAGTGTCAGGTAATCGCCGATTTTGCCATTGAGAGTGATTTCCTTGCAGTCTCCGACATCAAAATAATCTTCCCCTACGCCAGCCTGAGCAATCTGAGATATTTCGTCCCAGGTGTAATCGTTAAGAGCTTTTCCTTTTTTCGGAAAAAAACCTTTACTCTCAATCCATTTAGTTAACTTAAAGACGTTCTCACCTTTTCTAAGAACATTAACATCTAAGCTAACCAATGGGAAATTGCCCAGCGCTTTTACTAACACATTATAATCCTTAAGTTTTCTACTCATTTAAAATCATCCTTTTATTTATAAGTCATAAGCGATTATTATTTTAACTCCGCTATATGATATTATTATTTAATTCATTTGAGGTGAAATTACTGAACTTCCGTTACCGTTACTTCAACAGCTTCAGGATCGCTCGGAACTACTTCCAGCGTACAGTCAGCCGGGATGGTTACGTTAAAGGACTTCTCAGGCTCTTCACGAGTTAGAGTAATCTTTGAATCGTCAATCTGGATGAGGGACGGATCAAAGCCCAGGCCCGCATCGACGTAATACTTAGCCGTAACTTTGGCGGCGATAGCACTCGTCAAAGCAAAATCAGCGGAGGTCCAGGTCAACTTCTTAGCCTTGCGGTCAACGGTGAAGTCATCGTTCTCGTAATAAACGGCACCATTAACGTAGAGGCGCACTTCCTGAGCTTTGGGAGAATCGGAAAGTGGCAGATCAACCTGAACTTCGCCCAGCTCGATAACGTCCTGTACTTCAACTACTGTGCTGTTTTCCAGCTCTTCAATCTTGGTATCCAGAATCTTCAGGTCAGCATCGGCCTTTTCAACTACGGCCTTGTCACCTTTAAGAGCCAGCGCTGCATTAACTTCAGCTACTGCTTCTTCGATGCTTGTCTGTACGCTCTTATCGCCGATAAGCTCTTTAACAGCGTTAATAAGTTCCTTATTGGCGGCCAGTTTAGCTACCAGCGCGTCCAAGGCATTCTGGTAAGCCGTAATATCCAGCTCTTCACCTTTTAAGAGTGCGTCTTCAGGCAGTTCAGCCAGCTTGTATTCTTTTACGGGTTCTTCAGCATTGCCCGTGTAAGCCTTAATAGCCTTATTCTTCAGGCCATCAATGGCCTTTTTTAAGGCGTCGAGAGACTGGCCTTCGCCTTCGGTGCCAGCGATGGCATCCAGTTTGGACTTCAATGCTTCGAGCAGTTCCTCGACATTGTAGTTGCCTTCGCCTTCAGCTTTAGCGATTTGGGTAACTACTTTTGCAGCATCATAGGACTTTAAGAGCAAGTCTACATCGCTGCGAAGATTTTTCAGACCTTTAATCTGAGAGAGGTTTGTAAGAGACATGTACATTTCTCCTTATATAGTATAGATGTTTACGCGTAAGGATTAACGCTGGCGGCAAGAACATTGCCGCCTCGCACCACCTTACATGGGACATATTACCTGTGGATACAAAGTTCAGCTACATCGGAATGTAGAACTCAGGAAACTATTTCCAGTTGGTTCTCATTAAGCCCAGTCCTTTTGATATTAAAACCACTGGGCACATTCTTTATCTTTAACTTCAAGACGTTATTCTTATTGTCGGCAAAGCAATAAGCGTTGGATATGGCAGATGATAAATCCAACACCCCCTTTATTTCCTTTAGATTGGGGCAATCAAAAAATAGCCGGTTAAAGTTTTGAACTTTGGAAGTGTCCCAGCCTGAAAAATCTAGACTCTCTAATTCAGAACATCCTTCAAACATACTGGTCATATCTTCTACCTTGCTTACGTCAAAATGACGCAGATCTAATCTTTTTACAGAGGCGCAGTTTTGAAACATGCCATCCATGCGTTTAATATTGGAAGTGTTAAACAAATGGGTGTCAATTTCTTCTAGGCTGACACAGCCACTGAACATGGTGCCTAGATCATCCATGGATGGATCAAGCATAAATTCGTCGCGCAATTTAGTCATAGTGTCGTAATCATCGGGGTAAATCATGTCCATCCAGTGATGTTGCTGAAGTATGATTAATGCCATATTGGCATCATACGACTTGCGCCTGCTGATAACGTCGCTTGACTTTACGACGTTAATGGATAGTTCTCCACCGAGTTCAGTTTTCTTAGCTTTTAAATTGACGTTATAAGTTTTAGTATTCATACTTTCTCCTTATTCAAAAATGAATTCAAATTTGTCTAACGATAATTGGGTATATTTTTCCCATTTGATTCTTCCGTCTTCTATATCAAGGTAATCTGATGGCGGATTTTTTATAACAACCTTGCTCTCTAATGCCTTACAACTATAAAACATATTGCCTAAAGGGTTGCTTTTGTATGGAATAAACACTTTGTCAATACTAGATAAATCAATTACACCGTCAATTCTCTTCAGGTTATCACAGTGGTTAAACATCGAATCAAAATTTGTAACTCTTGAAGTATCCCAGTCTGATAGATCTACATATTCTAAAGAGCTAAGGTTTGAAAATGTCATGGAAAGGTCTGTTAAATCCTCCGCAAGAACCAACCGCTGTTCAATTATTTTCGGGGCCACCTGCATTGCTTCTTTCGGCGTAGCCCATAATACTCCACGATTTAACTGATGTTTTTCATTCGTTAATAAGACAGCCTCAAAGTCAGACTCTATTTTCTTAGTGATAGAAGTCAATTTTCGTCTTTCTTTGTAGACATTTAATTCCAAAAACAAAGCTTCTACAGTTCTCGATGTTTTGACATCAATCTTATAGTTTTTGGTATCCATACATACTCACTTTATCCTTTATCTTTTCTTATGATAATTATCTATCTGATTATATTCCTGCGATACAGGACCATCGGCGTTTGTTACCACCTTGGTAAGGTAGATACGGTTAAAACCGTCCACATCATTTCGCGGCGACTGTGTTACCTCTACGTCTACTACCTTGTAATCATCACTATTTCTATGGAAATAAATATAGTTAGCAGAATTCGGTTTAAGGGGGATTTCCTTAGCGGGAACCGTTGAGAAGTAACCGCCTAAAAATACCGGTGTATCCTGTAGGTAACAAACCATACCAGTAGCGCTGGCACATACAAAACGCCAAGTATAGTAATCACCGTCTTCAAATAATGACTTTGCGCCGTTAGGCTTGTCTGGCGAATCTCCCCAATGCCTAGTAGAATAAATTCGAGATTCCGTAGTTCCTACTACTGACCCCCACGCAAAGAAGTAATGATACTTGTTATTCCAGCCAAACATATGATGGTTGGAAGCGTAAGTGCCGGACATTACCGCGCCACCCACGGGAGTCATCGTATAGTTATTCCCGTTGCGAGTTAACTTAATCAGATGCTCATTGCCAGAGCCGCCGATAAAATTGAAGCATACCCTAAAATACATAGTACCGTCGTCATCGATAAACGCGTTTGATGATACGCCACATCCCGAATAATTTCCCAGACTACTCAAAGAGGCTTGTGCAGCATCCAGCCACGACTGTGGTCGTTCATCCCAATGCTCCGTCCATGCTCCAGTTGTGATATCATATTCTAATAGAAAAGTATCACCAGCCAAAGCCGTCCCGCTCTTTTCGGATATAAAGAACCATTTATTCCACTTAGGATTATACATCCTCGATTTAATGAAATAACCAGACGGTATCCCCGGCGCTTTAATATCTGTGTCAACCAAGTATCTTCTACCATTTCGCGCATAATCATCCGATGTAAAGCTTTCTGTGCGAATCTCTCTCGCAATATTACTGCCGTCGGTGTAATAAAACTTAGACGAGTTTCCTGTCTTAATACAGGAGATCAGAGGTAGGGACAAATCTCCGCAATCCCCGTACGACCCGGACAGCCACCACGTTCCCGCTGTTATATTGCACAATCCGTTGCCGTCTGTCACAAAATCCACATGGATACGCTGTCCGCCATATTTCTTACTTATGCCATACAAATATGTGTCATCATTATAGACCACTGGCTGCATCATTCGTTTAGCCCATGGCGCAGCATCAGAGCTTTGAATACCAGATGTGACAAGTCCACCTAAGAAGTAATCACAGGCATGACTTACTGAAGATGTAGCGCTTCTGGTAAACAAATCAATTGAATCTGAACTCTGATATCGATAAACGGTTCGAATTACCTTTTCCATTGAGTCGTATGTAGCGTGCCTCATTCCGCTATCTCCTCGCGGGCATAACCCTCTTTTGTGCGCTTGTATTTTATATTCGCTGTTTGGTATCTTGTTGACTAACGTTCCACGTCCATCCATAAAATGCTCTTTGGGGCAGTCGCACAGCACTAACATGGAATGATAATTTGCACTTACCGAGTTATCCGAGTTGTACCATTGAATATAGCTACGTCCAAGCCAAGCTATTTCGCTCGTTGCTTCGTTATAAACCGCGGCAGCGTCTCCTATTTCAGCATACATCGTTTTTATGTTTGAGTTTTGCTCTTCAATTACTTGTACAAAATCAAAGATTTTATCTGTCTTTATTAGCTCGCCAGTAGACACTCTGTATAATCGGCCTCCAATGTTATGGCCGTCTCCTACGGTGCCGGGAATGTAAATCGTACCATATTCCTTAAAGTAGATAACACTCAGGCGAATATCTGGAACAGAGTTGTATAAATCGGTAATATCTGCTTCTAACGTCCATGTATCCGGTTCACCAAAAGTATTAATAATATGAACCCTTCCGCCCGTTGTGATAGCAACCATGTATTGATTGCCTAGTCCACGTATGTTGGTTAGATATTTGCCGTCGTTCTCAAGATATCCTGGAATTATCGGTTCGTTTTCATAGATGAAGCCTGAACCTGTGCTCATACGATATGCTCTGAATACCTTAACCGAGTCCGTAGGACTCCCCTTCGCAGGGAAATACATTAGCTCTCGTCCCTGGTCGTCCGAAATTACCCACGGAGCATCCGCATTAATCGACATATTGAAGTTAGCAATTAACGGTACAGTGGTTTCATTGAAGTAACCAATTTTAGGCGGCAAATTTTTAAACGTTCTATTTTTAATCATATTGCGGATAGATTTTGCGCCGCCTTCAGTTCCGTTAATATAATTGACTATCTTAGTGGTAGCGAAGTTCTCGATAGACTTGCTATTGATAAAGTTAGTGTAATTCGTTATCGTATTTTTTAAATGCTTTATTGTTTGCGCTAATGACATCATGACTTGCTTGCTCCGTAATAATCGATATTAAAATACTCCTGGCTCGTAGCGCCTTTATTATCCGTAGTTATTTTCGAGATAAGGATACGGGAGAAGTTAATGCCCATATCGTTATTCTGTGCCCCCAGCAAATGGTCGTAATTCTCTACGTTTATTTTCTGGTAGTCCAATTTATCTCTGGATAGGTAAATGTAATTGTCACTATTGGCTTTTAGATATACTTCCGTAGCAGGCAGTACGCTGTAATAACCGCCGAGATAAATAGGCGTTGCCTGAATATAAGCGATTAGACCTACCGAGCCACTATTATTGATGGTATATGTTTTTACGTCACCGCCAAGGTTAATGACATTAATCGGGCTTGTAGCGCTGGTATCGATTAAAGAGCCTGTACGGTTTCTGGTGCGAGTACGATAATAACCGAAGCGCTTATTCCAACCAAGAACTTCGATGCCACACCATGTGCCATCACCTGCAGCTACAGAATCAACTTTTGTAGCAGTCTTAAGGTCGGAAGAAAAAATTACTCTCCAACCAGCGAAGCAGTAATCGCCATTGCCATGATAGAATTCATGACTATTATAATAGAGCGTCAGACCGTCACTATCCAGGAAGGGCGTACGGTTAACCCAATCTGGATTTCGGATATATGGCCATCGGTCACTTGCTTCAGATAAATACCAGTCGCGCATGTTTTGCGGTAAATCTACCTTGTAATAGCTTCCATCTTCCGAGATAAAATAATAGGCCGGCATAGCGTTCTCGTCTTGCGGAACGTACTTGCCTTCACTATTCTTCACACATTTATAATTGCTTGAAATGCGCCCGAAGATGATGAGCTTATTACCGCCGCCAAAAGATGCGCTTCTAAAAGCCCAAGAGCCAAATGACGTTATGCCTCCAACAAAGTTAAGAGTCTTTTTAAATTTAGCTATAGGGTTTGCGGGGCGATACACATTGTCGTTGTAAGTATTGCCAACCTGATCCTTACGAGCTTTATAATCTAGACGGTAAACATTGTAGTACCCATTCTCTTCCAGAATTTGATACCATGACACGCCATCTTTAGCATTGAAGTTTTCCTTCGTGCAGGAATAACGCCCATACCCTGCAGCCCAGTCAATATTTGTTATATCGCCACCGCCTACAGCCCACGAGCCTGCCGTAACAGCCAGTATATTTGCATTGGATGTCGTCTCCGGCGCAATAATAATATTATTCCACGCACCGCCGTACTTGTTAGACTGCGCGCGTAAAACGATAGAGTCATACATCACGGAAGGGGCATATGTTTGCTTGGCCCACGGAGAAGTGTCTGGTGTTTGCCAGTTCCATCCTTGTCCGGCGTTGTCATCCAAAAAACGAGTGCCAGCCCTTGAACTTAGGTTTTCAACGGCGATACGCTTGATATATACGCCGGCCCAGTCGCGAACACCATGCGTGTAATAAAACATTTTATTCAGCGAGTCATATTGGCAGTATTCTGTGCCACGGCTGGTTAATCCCGTAGCCATCTTAACCGTATTATCGCCCCACCAATCCCACTTTGCCGCATCGTAATAAGTGGCTAATGGGGTATCCCATTGCGCCGTAGCGAAGTAATGATTTGTCAGTAGTTTGTCTGGGGTAAAATTACTGATGGTATTACAATACAATGGATGATGCGCCATATCCGAGTTGTAAATGACAAAGCCGTTTTCTCTGACATTCGCATCCATTCGGAATACGGTTGCCAGCCGGTTCTGGTCTGGTATGTATGCTGCGGAAGCTGTATTGCCATACGTGCTATAATGATACGTCCAGGTTGGTTTGCCACTATGGTGAAACTGCGTAAAGTCAAAAACCATATCGCGATACATTTCGTTCAGATTTTCATCTGCAACGAGATATACCATTCCCTGTCCGGTTTGGCATACAACAAGGTATCTTTTTACTGAATCGAACCAAAGGATATCCATTACATCGCCGTAGCTATTAAAACGAGTAACTTCTCGCATTAACTTCCAGTTGTCCGTATTGGAAGAATAGTAGGTAGCAAAGTGGTAACGTTTTCCATTTTCTGCCTGTAAGACAATATAATCGTTAGAGATACCATATACACGATTAAACTTTGTATCTACGCCATCAATCGTTATTGCTAGTGGCTGATTTTCTACAGTATAGCCGTTCGTGTCAGATAAGTTACTTCTAAAGGCGCGATATATCTGAAGGCCATGCGCTCCGTCCTGAGACGCTCTAAAATAGGTAATCTCTCGCCCTTCCAAGTCCGAAGTAATCCAGCAAGGTAAGTCGGTCACGGCCATGTTGCTCATATTGTAAGCAGCGTACATCGGGACAGTCTTTTCGTCGAGATAGCCGATTTTGGGCGGCAAATTGGTAAACGCTGCATCCTTAACAGCGTTGTATATTTCACCAGATGAGGAATTCGTGTTGACGGATTCCTTAATGCGATTTTTAATGCGATTTAGGAAGGTGGCGTTTGTAACCGTAGTGTACGCTATTCCTATAGAATTCTTTAAATCTTTTAAGATTAATGGTAGCGTTAACATAAAATCTCTCCATGCATATTGTTAAAAACAGGAATAGTTCGCTGTCTCGAACGCCTCCTGTTCAATAACCTTAGAACCATTCGTCTTAAAACGGGCGCAAAGAATACGGGTAAAGTGGATATCTTTATCTTTTCCGCCAAGTAAGTGGTCGTAAATCTCAAAGTTTACTTTTGTATAGTCGGCGGCGTCGCGGACCACATAAATGTAATTATCCTGATTAGCTGGCAGGCTTATCGTTTGTGCGGGGATAATGCTGCCGAATCCACCTAAGTATATTGCCTGCGAGGGGATATTTACTTTTAATTGTCCCCCGATGGGGGTGATTGTAAGCGTCTTTTCTTTGCCATAACCAATCTTGGGAGGAAGGTTGGTAAAAGCCGCGTTTTTAATAGCTAAATATAATGGCCCATCAGTAGAAGAAGAGATAGAGCGCTCTATTTCCGTAGTGATTAAATTCTTAACATAAGTTTCTGTGATATTATTACTAATGGTTTTAGCTTTAGACAATAAGTCTTTTATTATTTGAGGTAGGGTTAACATGATTCGTCACGTTCCTAACATTTTTTCTATTTCGCCGTAAACCAGTTGATTAACCCAACCTACGTTATGGTTTCTTCCTAAGTTGGTAATACCGATTAATTTCGCGTATTCTGCTTCAGCTATAGCTACAGCTTCCTCTTCCGAGTACTTGCCGTGTTTGATATCTAGGATTTCATCACGAAAACCGGAGCAATCATAGGCTTTTAGCATAGGATTTTCTACGCTGTAGTTACGGTTGATAAAATACTGCATGGCTATGCGGATATAATAAATAGCCTGTGCCACATTCTTCGTGTTGTAACCGAACTGCTTGTATTTTTCTTCAGCATCCTTGTAGTAATGGATTTGCCCCAGTTTATACTCAAACATATTCAAAGCCCAAGCATGTATAGATGGCGAAATAGTATTGATTAAATCTTCTCGCCGCGCGATAAGCTGGTCGACGAAATCCTTAAACTGGGGAGCTACATACATATAGTCATCGTTAAAGAATAGTCCGAGTTTATTAATGTCGCCTTCAGCAATAAAGAACATCAGGCTGCGAATATCAAACATACTGATATCACACTGCTCTTTAAATAGTAGGCGCTGAGGTTTTCGCCCGCGGATCAAATCCCGCTTAGACGGCATTAACAGATAGCATACGTCTCGATCAGACCATTCATCCGCAAGCCCATAGTGAGTGCTTCCAAGTACATTCCCCAAGATAAGTTGTTCTTGCGGCACATAAACGGATTGTTCTTTTACTATATCGTTACCCAATGTGTATTATCCTTCCTGTTTCCTTAGGAGTATTAAAGTCTTCAATGATTGGCCCCAAATATGCTTTTCGGATGCCGCAAAAATAATCTTCGCGCCCTTGAGCGTCTATCATCGGACATCCGCTGCGGCATAACGGCTGTGCCGGGCAATCCTTACATTTGCTCTTGTAATATTCATAAGTGGGGTCAATGGCTTTTACTCTAGCCAGAATATCTTCGGGGTCGTCATGGATAGTTCCTACTTTTTCGCCGCAGTTATGACAGCGGTAAAGATCTCCATTAATATCCACATTCCAGATAGTGTAGCCGTTTCCGCAAACGGCGCGCTTGTCTACATATTCCTTATAGAATACATATTTCTTCTGTAGCCTACTAACTATGCCGTAATACGAGCCCTTATCCTTCTTGTGTTTGATTATAAAATTCATCTGTTCAGAAATCTTGCGGCAATCCATTTTACGTAGTTCTCCGCAATTTCCAAAATCCATAATTGTGTCTATATTAATCATCGGAGCATAACCATGGATTTTTTTATACTCCGCAAGGATGGGCTCTGCTTCGTTCAGAAAATCCAGAGGATATGTATAAGAGCTTAGTACGGCCGAGAAGCCAAGCTTTTTTATGTCTAAAATACATGGATTGCTTTTTACAACATCATATCCACGGGTCTTTTCTACATTGGCCCCGTCCCATGAAATCATGGTACACATACCGTAGTCATTAATGAAATCGACTTTATCGGCCGTCATTAATTTTCCGTTTGATATCATAGAATATTGGACATTTCCTCTTACACTTTTTACGATGTCTTTTATGGTGTCCCAATAAACTAGCGGTTCTCCGCCATAAAAGATAACCCAAAATGGGGGTTCTGAATCTGTCGGCACTTGTTCTCGCAGCCATTCCTTAACTTCCGGCTTTACGGTTACTGTGTCGTACTCAACCATATCATGCTGCAAGCAGTATTTACATTGAAGGTTGCATTTGGGGCCAAGCATGAAAAATATCTTTTTTACTTTTTTCTTCATTTTTTTACCTTTTATTATTACAATCCGCCATCAGCGCCGTCATCGGGACAATTTATTTCCTCTGAGCACTGACAATCTGGTTCGGAGCAATCCTCTGGCACTTCGTTTACATCGGTGATGTTGCAAGATGTGAAAACGCTATAGTCTTTTACTCCTTCGGCAGGGTATATGGATTGAACTTGTTCAAGCTCTTTTAATACGCCAAAGTCATGGGTGTACGTACCTTTTTCTTTGTCGTACTTAAATTTGTTAATTTCAATAATTACTGTGGCGCCAGATTTTGAAATGTATTTTATCGGAAAATGTTTAATGGGCGCACTGAAAATTAACTCCAACTTATAGCCAACGAAGTTTTCATATCCTTCGCCTGCGCAGTCAATAAGCACACCAGAGTTCTGACAATTGCCGTAGCACTGGTCAACCGCTTCGCAGTCGCCATCTGCGTTTTCTTTTTCCCAGTACAGACCTGTTGTAAGCGTACCCGTTATCGTATATTCATCAATAATAACGGCAAAAATAGGCCAAACTTTTTTGCCGTCAAACCAAACTTCTTTTACGGCGGCTCCATTTAGTTGTATATCTTTTGGCTCGCCGTCAGAAATAATAAGAGACATAGACTACATCCTTTACACCGTTTTTAATTTCAGAACACCCGTACTAGCATCCCAAGATGCAACGGTAACGATCCTTCCGGGTTTACTGGAAACTTCGCTCCATGCCGGCCATCTGGTCGCCTGTGCCGGAGCTCCACTAATCTCTCCCCATGCATGACCATGGCTGGACGGTGCAAAAGTCGATGGTTTACCTGTAATATTATTCCATGCCACACTGGACGCTGTACCGCCACCACTAGACGGGAAGGTAGCGGGTTTGCCTGTTATTTCATCCCAGGTCGGCCAACGCGTAGCCGTGGCCGGTGCGCCAGTGATATCGCCCCATCCATGGCTATGGCCAGATGGCGTAAATGTTGATGGTTTACCCGTAATGTCATTCCAAGCATGATTGTGTGTAGCAGGTGTAAAGGAGGTAGGCTTTCCTGATACCTCACCCCAAGTTGGCCATCTCGTTGCTTGTGCCGGTTTATCACTAATTTCTCCCCAACCATGACCATGGCTTGCCGGAGTAAAAGAAGTGGGTTTGCCTGATACATTTGCCCAAGCTACTCCACCCGCAGAACCGGTAATATTGATACCCCAAGTCCCTGATGCCCTTACTCCGGTTGTAGAAGGATACGCACTATCGTGATTATGCGCAGAAGGTGTATAGCTGGATGGCTTACCGGTTATTCCAGACCAAGCAACACTGGAAGCTGACGCGGCATTGCCAGTGCATGCATCGGCTTTTAAAGCACGATCGGCTACTCCCGCCGTACTTGCCTTGCCTGTTAGCGCACCATTTACTGTAAGGTCCCCAGTAATCGTACCACCGGCTATATTCAATTTCTTAGCGATGGAGTTATTGACTGTTGTAGCGAAGTCCTTATCATTATTCAACGCCTTGGATAATTCTTGAAGCGTATCCAATTGCGCCGGCGCTCCATTAACTAAATCAGCCACCTTTTTGTCAACGTATGTTTTGGGCGCCATGGTGTTTAAGATATTTACTATATTATTTTTTAAGTCTTTTATCGTCTGAGCTAATGAAAGCATATAAGATACTCCTTTATTTATAGGTCATAAACTACGGTAGCAGTATTAGCTGGAATATTATTAGAATTGGCATCAAGTCTATATTCATCATTTGCCGTAGATGCAGGGCAATGAATAGTACCAGTGAGGGAAGTACAGTCAGCGAACATGCTGCTATAGCAATTTCCTGCCAATGTAGTAGCTGGAAGTTCTTCTGGGGCTTTAGTAAGGGAAGTACATCCTTTGAACATCTGAGTATAGCAATTTTTAATTAAAATAGTTGCAGGAAGTTCAGGTGCTTGAGTAAGAGAAGTACAGCCACTGAACATCTTAGAATAACAAATTTTAGTTAAAGTAGTGGCGGGAAGCGCTGGTGCTGCAGTTAAGGAAGTGCAGTCACAGAATATGGAGCTATAGCAAAAATCAGCCATTACAGGATGATTACCTGCAGATACTGTTGCGTAGTCTAATAAGTTTTCTATGTTGCCCAAACATTGAATACGTTTGTTGTCGGTTAGCACAAATTGTATGTTAATACTACCAGTAATTTTGGAATTTCCTATACCCCTTAGATATAACTTACCATCACTAGAAGAACTAATTTCGGCGCCATCCCACTCAGACCAATTCTGAGTATCAGTTGAATACTCAAGAGTGCCATCCCAGTTTTTGGCTAGATTATTAGTCTTAAGAGTGAATGGCTCACCATTTTCCTCTATAAAGCTAAGGTAAGGAGTTTTTGTCGGCACGTCAGATTCATTATTTACTGTTACTGCCGAGCTTACTAACTTAACTAACTTACTACTTCTAAGAATTTCTGGATTAAAATCCTGCGGCGCTTCCGACAAAAGCCAGTTAAGTATTTCGTTAAAGAACGCTTCCTTATCTTTTCCAACTATATTTAACAGGGCGTGAACATCGCCTTGAAGTTCTTTGCCGCCATTTATTTGCTTAATACTTGTCATTGACATTGTTTACGGATTCCTCCTACAGCTCCTACGTTTTATAGCATTATTATTATGGTTATGCTTATTAATAGTCTTACAGTCCGCTTATTACAGCCTACTTATGCTGTTTTATGGCGCCTATAGCATAAAAAAATAAGGCAAGATATATGCCTTATTTTTATCTGGTATAATATTTTGCGACGCTCGAATTACGAACGCCATTTTTAAGCGGGCGGAAGCTTGCCAAACTGCTTATACATTGCTTCGATCATACCGTTGCCGCCAAGAGCCCGATAAGCAACATACATATGCTCAACATTCTCTCGTGTATGGTCGTCCGCCTTACCGTTAATTATGCACGGCTCCATGTTTTTAAGCAACTGTTCTCTGAGCACACACTGCAATCCTTCCGACTGGACCATATCCGACTCTCGAATTTTGGCAACGTCCTCTTTTAGGCCAGCCATAGTATCTTTCATTTCAACAGTCTTGTTTTCCAGTCGCTCCTGAAAATTGTTCTGTGTGTTCAGATAGTCCCGGATTTTCCCGTATGTCTTAAACAGAAAGCCAAATACGGTTCCTAAAAATCCAAGTACGCCAACTATCTGCCCAACCGCTTCAAGCTCCATAAAATCACACACCCTTACATATCGTGTTATTCTCTGGAGTGTTTTCTTGCACAAGGCTTATGCCCCTCGCTCTAGCCTTAGCCCCTAACATATTTTGAAGTATGTTATTTCATGAGCAATATTACCGCTGCCGACGAGCTATGATGTGTTATGTATTTAGTCGAGGCGAATATTATATGTACATTCTCGCCCTTGCTTGCTCATTACTAAGAACTTCTGAACCGGGTGGCTTGTACACCGCAAACTAAATGCGTACCCATCCGTTCCGCAGAGCGAACCATTTACAATGACTTCCGCGCCCTGCACTTCTCGTTCTGCTGCGCTATGAAAATGCCCCAATAAAACCATGTCTGGGAACTTCTTTAAGAGAAGAGAAAGATTTTCCACGGCTTTTGTCGGTTTATCTTTATGGCCATGGGCAGCGAATATAGTGTTACCCAGTACGTCTGCCACGACAATCTCATCGTCCACCTCATTTTCATGGAAGGAAAGCCCGTCTGTATTTTCAAGCCTTGCCTTGATATACCAGAGAATCATATCCGCAAAGCTCTCGGTACAGATTGACTCTTTTTTGTTAGCTACTACGCGATCATGGTTGCCACGGCTCCAGTATAATTCAACATCTGCCACTTCCAACAGCTCATTGATTACCTTACAGATAAGTTCGGCCACCAACATGCTCTGTTTAACAACATCTTCCTCGTTGTTAATGCGGGTGGTCACATGGATAAGTCCATTGACCATATCGCCGAGACAGAAAATGTGTACCTTACTGATATTATGACAGACACATGCCTCTATGGTTTTATCCACCAGCGTCTGTACTCTCTCCTGCAGAACGCGGGTATTAAATATATTGCACGCATTGTCCGACACCATACCGGCATGCCAGTCAGAAAGCATCAGTATGCCTTCTTTATCGCCATTAATCTTATTAATGGGATTGACTTCGGGAAGTTTTGGCAGGTCTTTAACAGCCTTAATAAACTCTTCCTGAATATGTTCCGCCCGCGCCCATTCACGAAGTTTCTTATTAAGCTCACGCTTCTGATCCTGCATACGCATCTTTTGGCGGCGGAGCTGGAACTCTTTATCGTCAATAGCATCAATGGCGGACTGCGGTGCATTCTCTAAGGTCTCTTCATTTCTATTTCGCAAATAATTGCGATACCCCTCAATACCCGCGGCTATTTTGCGTAAATAATCATTGGAACAGGTGAGGCCAAGCATAGAGATGATTTCATCCCAGCTCATATCTACTTTACCGTCTCTTTTTCCAAGGATAATGCGATACTTCCAATCATCGTACGTCTCTTCAAGAGACTGGTTATATTCCTTTTTAATTTCCAAAAGTCTTTTCCTCCAAGGCCCTCCGGCCTATTACTACTACTCTACTGTTCGGGTTATTACGCCCTGTTTTCCGTTTTCCCTAAGATTTTCAGAAACAAGAGGTATAAATTTGACTCCAGAATTAGTTTCCTCGCTTCACTACCAGGCGCAGGAATAAACCAGTCTGATTCATACGGATGAAAAGGGTTTAACATTTTTACCTGTATATTACCGTCGGTGATTTTTCGCAGTTCATCCGAGTCAAAAAACTTATTCCGAGAATGCAGTATATATCCGTTGTCTACACATTCAATATGCATATGCAACACATCGTCGTTTTCGGCGGCCAGTCTTTTTGCGCTCTTAATATAATCAATCATCTAACTCGTCCCCTTCTTTACTAAAGCCGGCAATAACTGTTACATTTTCCGAGTCACCATATACCGTTACGATATGGCCGGCTGAAAATACATTATGCATTCCCCGGCTGAATCGCAGAATATTGTAAAGGCCATTGGTGAATGTTTCCCGCTGCATTTTTATATAGTCATCCCGCCGCATAAGAAAAGAAACCGCTACGGGATAATCATTAAAGAACTCCCCATCTATATATTCATCAAGAATGTTTTTCGGTATTCCATCTCTAACTGCATAAGAGAGAATGCCGCTAATATCATATCTTAAGCCATTTTGTTCAATGTAATGCCTTTTTATTGGCAAGTAGGCAATTTTACTTTCGCTTTCATCGTAGTTGGACATAATATCTGCCATGTCGCCCAAAAAAGGCTCCATCATATCAATATCCATATCGTCATTAACTTGAGAATCCTGAGCCATATCTAAAAGCTCTTTGTATATGCTTTTTACAGCCATTCGTGTTACCTCTAAAAAATATTTCCTTACATGCTTTGTTGCTATCCGGTATCAAAAGAGAAAATCCCGGTAATATTGGAGGTGCGAGTGTCTTTAAGACAAGCGTTTATTTCCTCCTTGAAAACTACTTTAGCTCTACTACGCAAAAAGAGTGGCGCCTATTTACTTAATGGGCCGCCGCTCTTTTTGTATGCTCTCAAACTTCAATATATGATCTATAGCCAATGCCGGAGCCGATTGTAATTACTCCGCCATCAAAACCGGTTACTCCATCAATAGAGTTTCTGAGAGATTCGTATTCGCATTTTGATTCTACCAGGATACCCTGGATCTTTGCCATTTCTACGGAGCTAAGCGGGCGGTCGCTTACAACTTCAATCGTTTTTACTGCCATTATATGCCCCTCCAAAAAGCGGCTTATCCAAAACCATTTTCCAAATACCATTCTGTTATCTCCAGAATTTCTTCCGTAGATAGACAGTCCGGCAGGAAAATATGCTCATCGTCAAATTCAATATCGAGCACATCTACCAGTACGGCGAGTGCCCCAGCCAATGTCTGCATCTGGTCTTCGTTAATATCGCCATGGTCAGATATGACTGCCACTCGAATATCGGCGCCACTGTTTTTAAAGTTCTCGTCCACGACGATAAGCTTCGCTTCTTCATCGATTACAATATGATAGTCTTCAAAAATAGTACTTTGACGGAAGACGCTGATTGTAATATCCACATCTTCCGTCTCAGCCTGACACCAGAGAGCTTCCTTGGCTTCGAGCGCGATTTCTTCGAGCTCATTCCAAAATTCAGTTCTCATGTTAAAAATCCTTCTCGGTTTACTTCCGGTCGACCTGATTCGACTCAAAACCGCCCGGAACCGAATTGTACTTGCTGTTTATGAATTTGTGCGAAACCTGTGCAACAGCGCCACCACCGCCGGCAAAGGCTGCGAAAATCTCATAGCTCTGCCAATGAATATTGAAGACTACGAGATAGATGCTTACGCCCGCAAACAGCAAAAAATATAAGGCCGTAAGCACCTTGGACAAACTAGCTTCTTCGTTTTCACAAAAAAGCATTTTAAGAAGTTGCTTAAACAAAACTTTTGCCACCTCTTTCCTGTAAGTGAAGATGCGTTAGAAAGAGAAGTATACTGTTTTGCTCAATCTCACACCGACATTACGGAAGGTCTTTTCCATATAAACATGACTGATAAAAGTTTTTCTGGAAAATTGCTACAAATTATTCTCCCCAGTCCGGAATAGCCCACCCATAAAAACCGTCCTTGACGGGTTTTAAGTATATCCATTCGCCGTTCGGTCCCTCACTGTGTTCAAATTCCGGAATCTGCTCATAAAGAGCGCGCCCCGTATCGCCGCCCGCATGGCAAATCTCACGAATTTTGTTAATCAGTTCTCGGTTCTCACGGATATATGGGTTATCACTAAGAATTGTTGGCCTCATTTTCCCACCGCCTTTCTATCAGATATTACCGCCCGTTTTGCAGCATAGAAAAAAGACCGGATTGCTCCGGTCTGGTTTCTTTGGGCAGATCAGCCCAGATAGAAATTTTTTACTGCCAGTGCTACAAGAATTACAGCTTCAATAACACGGGCCGCCTTCATGCCATACTTAGCAACAAGGCTCTGGTCAAAAGCTTTCAGCTCTTCAGCGTAAGCTTCTACCATCGGGCGGTTAATATCAACCATCTTGTTGACATTCGCCTCAATCTTCTTGGCTTCACTCACAACCGTGGGGTCACCTACAGTCTCAAGAACCTTGAGAGAAGCTTCGATAGATTTCTGAATCGTTACCTGATTCGTTTTTTCCATCATGCATTTTCCTTTCTGCTAGACAGGTTAACTTGACGGGTACGATTCCTATATTACCTGTTTTTGAGGCGATTACGCAGCATTGAAGTCGAATGGGTCAAAGTTGAATACTGGCATGCCGGTATTGTTAACAGCTTTTTCCGGCTCCTGATTCTCAATCTGTGGTGCGCTGATGCTATTGATAATGAGCTTCTTGCCTTCCTTATCCATCGCACCTTCAATATATACCAGTTGTCCATCCTCGTAGTTATTCAAGAGATTAACGTATTTAGGATATTCTTTCGGGAAAAGCAACGCTTCAATCGCATAAGTCTCATTGATTACAGTGAGCATGGCCATACGTTTCTTGGTAGATTTTGTAATATGGTGCTTAATGCTCTTGAGTGTGCAATTACCAGAGAGACGTTCCCCTGCAAGAGCGCCTTTCCATGCAGGTTCGTATGTGATAGAACGGCCAAGCGTTTCTACTTCCATCTGCATACAATCCATTTTGTCGTACGTAGTGTTTTCCAAAAGCTCGCGCTGCTGGCTCTTCGTCTTTCCCTGATTGGAAAGCGTGATATATTCGTTCAGAAGCTCTTTTCGGTTTTTATTCGCAAAATCAAAGGCGCCGGCCTTGATTAACCCTTCCGCCACTTTCTTATTAAAGGACTTCTTTGGAATACGCTCGTACGCATCTTTGAGGTCTTTATAAGGCGCATTGGCAATAATATCCGCTGTCTGCTTAATTCCTTTTATAGAGGAAAGACCATAGGAGATAGTTTTGTCGCTTGTTGCGGTGAATCCTTCTTTGGAGAGATTGACATCCGGCGGCGTGATTTTAATACCGAGGTCTTCACAAGCCTTCATGTACTTCTCTTTCTTGTCGTCGTCGTTGGCCATAGAGATTACAGAGGCCATAAACTGGGACGGATAGTGTGCTTTAAGGTATGCAGAAAGTAGTGCGATATACCCATACGCCAACGAGTGCCCAAGGTTAAAACAATATGAGGCAAACCCTTGGATATCATTAAAGAACTTTTCGATTTGTTCTTTATTATACCCCAATGCAATGCCGCCACAAATCGGATCACCATAATGGCCATCTTCGTCATACCATACAGAATCATCATTTTCTCTCCATCCGTCCGGCCCCTTGCCGGATTTCATTCCGTATATCATAATGCGACGTAGCATAGGAAGCTGTTCTACCTTTTTTTTGCCCAAAATTTTCCTCATTATGCTATCAGACTGGGCCTGATTAAAACCAAAACAGCGCATAGATATCTGCATTAATTGTTCCTGGTAGACAATTGTTCCATGAGAACGGACAAGAAAATCTTGAATATTTGGCAAATATTCTTTTATATTTTCAGGGTGCTTTTTCCAATCGGCATAGTCTTTATCTACACCTACTGATAGTGGCCCTGGTCGACCGATCGCCACAAGAGCGGAAAGGTCTTCTATGCTTGTTGGCTGAATGTTTTTTACCAGCCCTTTCATCATATCGGACTCAATTTGGAACATGGCTTCCGTCTTGCCTTCACAAATCATCTTAAAAGCTTTTTTATCGTCCATTGTAACAGTATCATAAAGCCATTCGAAATCCTTGTCGATGGATAATAATGTCCCTTCCACAATATCAAGCGTTTTTAGACCAAGGACATCAAATTTGATAAGCCCAGCTTTTTCGCATTCCACTCCACTAAACAAAGCAACTGTGGTGTTTTCGCTCTTATCATATCTAGTAGGAATTAAGCCGATAAGGGTCTCCGGACATGCAATAACGCCAGATGCGTGAGTTGTCCATTGGCGGATAACACCTTCACATTGTCTTGCATATTTAAACACTTGCGGTTCGCTTTCCTCAAGAGCCTTAAAACGTTTATACCCATCAGGATTGGACTCCTTCATGTCATCGAACATCTTAAAACATGCTTTAGGATCTTTGTTGCAAATCGCCTGCAGCTCTTTATTGATTTTATCTGCGACGCTTACCGGTTTTGCAAGTACGCGCGCAAAGTCTTTAATGCCTGTATAGATAGATTCTGTTGTCCATGCACCGATATGACACACATGATCTTCACCGTATACTTCTTCAAGATGGTGGATAACAAGTGGCCTGTGTTTCCAGCTAAAATCCAAATCGATATCTGGCGGCTCGTTTCTATCCATGGTTAGAAAACGAGAAAACATTAAGTCGTATTTTACAGGGTCTATATTGTGGGTGATACCGATACAGAACAGTACCAGGCTTGCCCCGGCCGATCCTCTTCCCGGCCCCGAACAGCAGAACGGCAAACCCGTCTCTGGATTAATAGAGTTAGCCCAGTTGGTGTATTCCTGAACACCAAGGAAGTAGTCTGCGTAATGCTTTGTCTTAATAACGGCCAATTCATCAAAAAGACGGTCAGAATAAGCCTTGAAGTCGATTGGCGTACCGGCCTTCTTCATCTTGTCGGCATATTTTACCAAACCATTTACAGCCTGTGCGGTGAGCCAGCTATCAGAGGTAAAACCTTGGGGGATGTTTTTAACTTTTGGATAAAGTGTTGTCGCCGAACCGATAAGAATGTTATCTTCAACGCGATTTGCTAAGCTTACCGTTTCTTTCATGGCGGCAATCCAGTATCTGCGATATTCTTCGATAGACAGCTTATTTTCTTCAGAGAAGAAGTTCTTACCATAGTCTTCTTGAGTTAAGAAGGCATCTATCATTTCGTTTACATCACGGAACCAATAGTCGTTGGTATACTTCATACGTTCCTTGTATTCTGATTTTCCGCTTTTATGCGCGGCTTCCCAGCGCTCTCTATCGATTGTATCGTCCAGATAACGGCCTGTGCTGATACACATATAAGCGTCATGGACTTCGTGATCTTCCTTAAAAACGTAATGCGTATCGGTTGTGGCGATGGTCTTAATGCCGTGCTTCTTGGCCATTTCCATATAGAAGGGATTTGTCATCATCTGCTGCGGAATGGTGATGGGCTGGATTTCGAGATAAAATCTGTCGCCGAATACTTCCTTAAATTCGAGCAGCGCCTCTTCTGCAAGGTCAGGTCTGCGCTTTTGCACATAACGACTGAAGATCGATCCGACACATGCTGTGCAGATGATAAGACCTTCGTTATATTTCTTCAGGAGATTGAGGTCAGTCAGCGCGCGGTTATTATACTGGCACTCTCTGGAAGCAATCGACTGGATAGCTACCAGATTTTTCCAGCCTGTCTGGTTCATGGCAATCACGATTAAATGATACTGGCGCATATCATAGGCAAACTCATCAAAGATGTCTTTGTTAAGACGCTTGAATGCGGACATCTCATCTTTACCAAACACCTTGCGTATATTTTCAATCGTAACGTTTTTGATGTCGCGCTGTGTCTGGTCTTCGATAGTTTCAAGAAGCATTGCCATATATTCGTCCCTGGATTTTCTATCACTTTTTTTCTTGGTGATGTCCCAGTTGCAAATACATCTTGCTTCTTTATCTTTAAGAAGTTCACGCAAAGCCCAGGCATCACGGTCTTCTTTTTCCATGGCCGCAATTTTCATATCCGGCGTGTAGTATAGCTCTGCCCCAAGCAGAGATTTAATTCCCTGCTTTTTCATCGCCTGCTGGAAGGCCAGCGCCCCACCACTATGACCGTGGTCTGTCACAGCAACAGCTTTGAATCCCAGTTCTTTTGCTCGTTTTGCAAGTATATCCGGCTTACACAAACCATCGAGTGTTGAATAAATTGTATGCAGGTGGCAGTGAACAAAATCCGCATTGCCGCCCGCAAACTGAGCGGCAATCTCCTTACGCGGATCTTCTCCTGCTATTTCGCAAATTAATTCATTTAGTGCCAAAATAATATCCCCCTTAGTTTTTCCGGATATTAAGCCGTTCTTTTGACCGGAATCATATCCACTATCTTAATCGCAGCCTTAGGCGAGCGTTTGTTCATAAAGTCCTGAGTTATCGTACATACAAGGTGTACTTCGTTGGGTTCGCCGAGTTCTTTGTAGCGGGAAGCGAACTTCCAGGCCCAAGCCTGTTTATAGCCGGTATTATCTGCCAACGTGAAGCGGATATTGTCCGGATTGTTTCTGGATCTGTACACCTCATTAATCATTACATTGGAGATGCCGAAGAGTGGTTCTTCTTGTACAGTGAATGGAATTTTATTGAGCGCAATAAGCGTCGCGTTGTCCGTTGCCTGTTTTATGGTTAAGGATGCGTCCAATCCCATTATTGTGGGCGGAATTTCCATTGAACTGTACAGAGAGTTGAATCCTGCAAGGAACTCCTCTTTTCGGTCTGAATAGACTTCCAGAACACATGCGGAGGAATGTCCTGCCACCATCTTAACGACGCCCTGCTTCTTAAGCTTATTAAATATCTCTATGCAATTGACTCCGGGATTACCACAACGGATAGACCCGGCCATGACCTTTTTCCCGTTGGCTTCCTTTACTATATAAACAAATGCAGGGTAGTCGACAAAACGTTTAGAGATTTCGCCAGCGATGATGCCGTGAACCCCCTTACCAAAATCTTTGCCATCGAAGCAAACGATTTTGTTTTCTCCCGGATCCAGATGTGACACCGCTTTTCTTGCCATATCGGTTACGTCTTTACGATTTTTGTTAAGTTCCTGCAAACTGCTTATTGCTGACGAAATTACTTTGTCATCATCGGAAATAAAACCAACCGCGCCGATTCTTGTATCCCCCATGCGGGAAGCGGCATTTATCATGGGTGCAATTGTAAAAGATATGTCAGTAGGTGTATAGGTTAATGGATTATCCCCCTTAATCATTGCGAGGAATTTTCCCGCTTCGCCCTTATTGATTAATCCGAGGCCGATTTTTACATAAGCTGAATTTTCATAGCACATCGGCATGCAGTCTGAGATAGTTCCGATAGCTACTGCCGGATAGAGTCTGCCCGTATCCAACTTGCAATTTACTTTGTTTGCCATAGTCTGGATTACGTTAAAGGCGACTGCGACACCCGCCATATAGCTGCGGTCAGTATCAGAATAACACGGATCTACGATTGTGCAATCAGGAAGCTTTGTTTTAATTGGCTCATGATGGTCAGTTACAACAATATCGACGCCATTTTCTTGTAAGAAGGCACATTGCTCTTTTACTGTAATGCCATTGTCTACAGTTACTACAAGCCCTACCTTATTAGCTACAGCCTTCTTACAATATTCAATATTAAGACCATACCCTTCACTTCTTTGAGGATAGTATACGCCAACCTTACTTGCCGAGTCAAGGTGTTTTATTATTTCATTAAGACCCTCATACATTACGAAGCCGGAAGTTACGCCGTCGCAATCATAGTCAGCAAAAATTCCTATAGCATCGCCTCTGTTTATATGGGCAAGAATTTCATCTGCGGCTTTTTCAGCCCCATTTAACGGCTTTGAGATTAGTTCTTCCGCAGGAATATCCTGCAGAAGAATATCTCTAGCCTCCTTTGGAGAAAACCCTCTGTTGGCCAGAGCAGCCACTAATACCTGCGGGATATTGCTCTCTCCAGAAATTTCCTGCACATCCTGCAATGTAAAGCCTGCACTTTCCGGTGGGGTTCTCTTTATGTATTTGTTAACCAAATCTATCCACTTCCTTACATATAGTCTTCAAAGTAATTCCCTTTTGGTTTTTCCTGAACAGGGAAAAGTGTTTTCATAATGAAATCATCCCAGTTCTGTACAGAGCATTTGCGGAAAAGATAATTGAATAGCTTTTCGTCGCTCTCCTGCCTGTTTGTCAGGTGTTTGCTGCATCCTGCAAGATGCACCGGCTCGCCGTCACCACGATAAAGCCAAAGATTTACACCCACGAACGGGTCCTTTAGGTCAACATGGCCCGTGCGCCAATGACTAAAGTCCGTATGGTTAATGAAGCATTCATCTATAATAACAACAAGTCCGTAAGCGTTTGGATCCCAATTCGCTGCAGCTCTGGCCAGTTCGTCAGTATACTGCCATCCGGTCAAACTATTTGCGTCTTTCCATTCAATTGTCCAATACTCGCCGTGCTCTTTAAGTTTGCTTTGGATATGATTCTTTAGCCACTCTCTATTACTAGCGGTATTAAATGTGAAGCCTTTTGCATCCTGCTTGAATACTATCCCCATATACTTAGCTTCGCTTACCGATACAGATGATAAGATAACAGCCAGACCAATTGTTATAGAAAACAATATCTTCGCTAAAATCCTCATGACTCTCCCTCGCCTTCCTTGCGCATCTCTTCAATGAACGTTTTTACTCTCTGGTATTCTATACCTGTCAGTCTAAACGTGCGTGGAGATCGTTCCGCTTTACTCTCGTCTTTTTTCCTGCCGGCGCCAGGTCGATAACCACCGTGCCCATACGCCTTTTTATAGACAATTTCTGCTACCGTAGCGTACAGGTCTGGAACTTTGCATTTTTTATAGTTCGTATAGACCTGTTTTTCGCTAAAGGCTTTTGGATTTTCGGTTATTTCGATGTCAAAACCATTACTCAATATTTTTGCGCCGTTTTTTAATGTTGCAATCGCGACTTGCACCCGACCGGGTTCTTTATATACATTCAATTCGGTTATGTCGGCCTTGGTGTAATGCCCATCTCTCAATGCTCTTCATCTCCTTTCTTGATTAAAGTATACACCTATCAAGATAAAAAGTCAAGAGTTTAGAGGGAAAAAATAGAGGGCTTTTCGCCCTCTACAAAATACGTTTTACCAATCACCGGAAGAGCCGCCGCCATCAAACGAGCCGCCCGAATCAAATGAGCTGTCTGAATCAAATGAGCTTGAGCCGCCGGAATATCCGCCACTACTTTCACCGCCTAAACAATCGAGCGGTATGGTGATAAGCATATCGAACGTTGCTTCAAAAACGCTTTCAACCGCCCACAGGAACACGGTAATCGAGAAGAAGCGATAAGCGTAGCTTTTGTTAATAAATCCGTACCGATATTTCGCTCTATGTGCCTCGTACAACCATACGAAGAAAATCAGCATTGCATAAATGCAAGCGAGCACAATGATAATATCGCATATCGTATCGATAAAGCCATCTACATCTTTATGCTCGATTTCCTTGCCGTCAATCTTTAATTCCACATCTGCTGTTGCACTAAGGATTGCCCCTGCGAAATCGTTGTTTCGGAGCTGTGGTTTCATCCGGTCGATTATTTCGCCGGCCATACCATCTGTAATACTTCCTTCCAGACCACGGCCAACCTCAAGACGCATTTTGTGTTCATCTTTTGCAATCACAAGAAGGAGGCCGTTATCTTCTCCCTTTTTCCCGACCTTCCAGCGTTCTGCAATATCCATGGAGAATTCCTCCACGGTTTTTCCTTCAAGGTCGGGAACCATGACAACAACCATTTCGGCCTTCCCTGCATTATGGAGTGCTTCGAGCTGGTCGTTAATCTTGGCTTTTTCTTCTACCGTCAGCGTCTTTGTCGTATCGACAAGGCGGGCGGGTGCTTCATCATGGATAGAGCCCGCCTGACAAAAAGAGCCACCTGTAGCCATCACAATTAACGCGATAGCCACAAGAATGGCGCTTATAATCTCTTTTCGCATATTATCTCGCCACCTTCAATGGGTTTAGAATTTAACTTCGGGATTCTTCTTTTCAGCTTCCGTTGCTTCAATCGGCTCGGCCTGATAGAATCCAAAAACGCCGGCGCAAATATTACCGGGGAAAGTGCGAACAGAAGTGTTGTATTCTGCCACCGCTTTATTATAACGGGTGCGGGCTACTGTTACGCGGTTTTCCGTACCGGCAAGCTCACGCATAAGTTCGGTGAAGTGTGCATCTGCTTTAAGGTTCGGATAATTTTCCTGTACCATCATCAGCCGATTAAGAGCACTGGTGAGTTCACCATCTGCATGTGCTTTATCTTTAAGCGTAGCATTCGGGTCTTGCAACTTTGCACGAGCTTCTGTAATAGCCGTCAGCGTTTCTTTTTCGTGAGAAGCATATCCCTTAACCGTGTTTACGAGATTTGGGATAAGTTCTGCACGGCGCTGCAGCTGCACATCAATCTGCGCTGCCGCCGTCTGAACCTCTACATCCTTATTGGTGAGGGAGTTAAAATTCCCCACAAGAAATAATGCCAGCAATACAGTTATTACAATTGCACCGATTTTTGTTTTATTCATGTTTTTCCTCCAAAAAATTAGGGGCTGTGACGCCCCCGCTTTATGCTACCTCGGTATTAAGGATAGCTCTTTTACCGGATTTGCGATGCCGAACAATGTCCTTTGGATCCAGGCCAAGTGTTTTACACAAACGTCTGGTGATACTCTTCCTTCTCTGGTTTGCCGTGTTAATGTGCATGCCGAGAAGCTGAGCAATCTGACTATCGTTCCAATCCTGCAGATAATACTTCGAGAATATCAGGCGTTCTTCGTCCGTAAACTGCTGGAAGATTTCCGAGCATGTATCTCCGCGAATCCAGGTCATATCCGGAAGCCCCTGATCATCTTCATACATAACATCTTCGATAGAAGAATAGTCATCCATGACTGTTTTGCAGTTATCCTCGAGTTCTGCAACTTTATAGTGAAAGTTTGCCGGGTTGCGCTGATACTTTTGAATATGACGGCAAACTTCGTACTTAAACACGTTGTAGACGTAGCAGCAAAAACTGCGGCCAACATCTTTGTATCGTTTAACAAGCATGAAGAAGATAACCCGCATATCATCGTAGATTTCGTCTTCATCTTGGTGTCCATAGCCCTCGATTAAGAAATTAAACCGGGCTGTAATCTGTTCCTGATAATCCCGGCCAGGATTTTTTCGGCTTAGAGCCTTTTGCAAATGCAGTTCCTGGATAAACAGACGAACAAACTGACGCTGCTCGCTGTTGTGGAAATTGATCTGGCCATTTTTAAGAAGTATCACGTATTTTTTAAACAGCGGCTGGAATCTGTTTAAGAGTTCCGTACCCGCTTCATTTGCGATGCGGCGAGCTTCTTCCGTAGCACCCTCCTCAAACTGTCCTTGATACTGGTGCACAAGTTCGTCAATCTCGCGCCATTCATCTTCGTGCTGATACAAATCCCAGAGATAATCTGCTTCTTCCTTAAAAACAGTTCTTATGGTTACAAAACCATTTTCAAAAATCTGGGTCTTATCGGCGTCTCGCACAATGACGTCTTCAGAAAGTTTCTTTCTCTTTTTTATGGTGGTAGTCTTCTTTCTATTGGTTATTTTCCAATCACAGAAGATTATCCACACAGTTTCTTTAGTTTTAGGCTGACTTCCTCTCCTTGGATGCCAGCTTCTTGCGTGCTTTACATTCCTTTGTTGTAAGCCACGCTTTTTCTTTTGCGACATAACGGACACATTCGACTTCGACATTCGGATAAAGATATTCAACAAGTTTTTTCTTCATCTTGAATACATCCGTTTCTAGCCCTTTCACGTCGATTACCTTTTCTGTGCCGTCTGCCATCTGACAAACAAAGTCTGCCAGGTATTCCATTTTGCGTACTTTTTTGCCGCGCCGGATATGGGCGGGTACAATTTCGTACGCTTTCTGAAGTTCGTAAGACTTAATATTGCCGGCCTTTACTTCCTCCAGAACATGGATATAGTACCGAGATTCATTAAGTGAATCAAACTCGATACCATTGATAACCGCTTTGATGGAATGGAATTTAGACTTTGTGAGTTTTCCTTCGGGCAATTCAAAGGATTTTATCAGTCCTGACTTTACATATTCATTTAGCTCTACATGATAGTCTCTCAGGGATTTGCTTGTATATACCTTTCCATCAATCTCGTAAGTCCTCTTACTTGCGGTTTTAGGTTTTACCGCTGTTTTTCGCCTGCGAATTATTGGCATTTTGTCACGCCTTCTTATCTTCGCTTTTGGCGGTTTTCTTTTTCGGCTGCGTGGGCGGTACATCATCATCAAAGGGGATTGCCCCTCCGATGCTTACCGATACACCGGGAAGACCACCTTTTGTGACTTTCGGCTCCGCGCCGACTCTTTCGGTTAAATTAAGCATCTTATACCTCGTTAACAAAAAACTACTTAGCTCTATATCAGGAGCCATACATCATACAAAAATCTCTTACTTCACAGGAAGAACACAACGGAGTCTCGTGAGGATACCAGATATTATGCCTTATTGACTTACAGACATTAGCGATTATTGTCCTTACTCTTTTTGTTGAGCTTGGGATATCGCGGGTGGTATAAAAATCCCGGCTCTTTTTTACATGGTGAACCCGTGTTCCACTCAGTGGCAAATTGTAGAGTTCATAAAAACCTACATGATCAAGCGTGGTCTTGAGATTCATATCCAGTTTGCTTTGCTCTGGAAACCTGCTGGAAAAATCTGTTTTGAAATTTTCCGGCTCACCATCTTTGTTAGACAGGATTATCCCCAATGTTCCGTTATAAATGTATGTGTCGTCTCCATCTTTAACGCGAAGGATATAGGGAGAACCAATATCCGCAACCAGTATTTGGTTTTCCTCTGCATACTCATAAAACCTATACAGAGCCCCGAATCCTTCACGGATTTTATCCTGGGTGATTTTGTCGGGATGATTTTTACAAACCGTGTCCCATTTTCGCTTTATTTTATCGGGCGGCAGCACAATGCCGTCCTTTAGCGACTGACAAAATCCATACACAACCTGATTTAACAGCTTTGGAAAAGTTATCTGCGGCGGTACTTTGATATGATTCTTGCCATATTTTATGGCATACCGCACCGGACAGTTCATGTAATCAAAAAGCTGTTCTTCTGTTATTTCAATTACCATTTCGAATGTGTGCCATGATAATAGAACCAGAGCACGTTCCAGAAATGCTCCGTATTCTGACCACGAACCGGACGATTGCCCGGTGTTGGCATTGCTTCGCCCAGCTGAGCTTCAACATTCTGATATACAAATTCAAACATGCCGCGGTCATTATATTCCATTATTTCATAAAGCGCATAAGCCAGGCCTTCGGTTTCGTCACGGAGTTTGAAAACTCTGAGCCAATCAAAAGCGTTATGGATATGGTGATTGAAGTATACGTTATGCAGAAGGAGCGACGCTAAGAATGTGCACGTCTGCTTATTGGGGGCCATTTCGTAGTAATACCCGCGCTCGGTAAAGTATCTTACGCCTAACTCAAATGCGCCCAAGGCATCTTCGATTTCGCCATCTTCTTCAACCTTACGGGTCAGAACCAGAACAACAAACTGCTGCAATTCAGGATAATAGAGCTTCTTTACAGCGTTCTCCAGTCTTTCAGCCTGCATCGCGTTCAAGGTGCCCGTCAAAATATCTTTCTGGTTGGCCCAAAATTCGAGATGATTGATGTTTTGATTATTAGATTGCAAAATTATTTTCCTCCGGTTAGATTGTCAGCCGCCCGCTATGGGCGGCCTAAATCTGCATTATTTCTGGATGATACCCAGAATATCGCGTTCTGTTACCAGCAGAAGAACATCGTCTTCCTTGTCGATTTTAATTTCTGTTCCTGCGAATTTGCGGAAAAGAACTCGGTCGCCGACTTTAACCGTAAGCGGCATCATTGTACCATTTTCCAGGATGCGGCCTTCGCCAGCAGCCACTACTTCGCCAATCTGCGGCTTATCCACAGATGTTTCGGGAATTACAATACCGGAAGCTGTCTGCTTATCGTTTTTTACTTCCGGTTTAATCAGAAGCTTTTCTCCGATAGGAATGATTTTTGTCATACTTTGGTTTACCTGCTTTCCTTTACGCTACATAATGATACTTCATAGGATGAAGAATACTTATCAGGTGGTCAATCATGGTTTTTCCTGCTTCTTCTTCCTGCGGTAGTAAACTCGGTTTAACAACCTCAAATGCTGTATAGCACGGATGATTGAGAAGCCATTTCCAGATACTCTTACTGAGCTGAATTTCTTCATTCTCATGGGATGTGCCGACGATGACCAGTTTTGCGTCGTCAAGCATACCCTTCAGGATAATAGAGTGGAGAGCGGCATTCCCCATTATATCTGCATCATCGATAATGATAAGGTCGAACCTCATTGCCGACGAAAGCACATCTTTTAGCTGCTGTGCAGTTACAGGGATAACAATCGTCTGCTGAGCATCATTGGTTATCGTGTAATCTCTGGTCATATGCCCTTGTTGAATAAAAGCACATGTTACGGCCATCCTATCACAGGCATCATGTTTGGGCGAATAGTACAGGATATTTGCACCCGGAGCAAGCATTTCCAGCCATTCATTAATCATATCACGGCAGAAATAGGTCTTGCCGTATCCTTCCGGAGCCAGAATAGTAACTCCGTCACTTTCGTCTGTATTTACGTGGTCTTTGATTTTTCCCTGCCACGCATACATATCCTCTGGATTCGTATATATTTTATTAATTCTATAATCTTCCAATTTATTATTCCTCGTATATTTTTACAGTGGTTTGCCTAATCATCATACCCAGCGCTTTTTCAGTATGGCTTATTGTATTACATACATTGCGCTTTTTATCATCTTCAGCACAGCGGTCACAGCGGACAGCTTTCTCTGTATAATTGCGGCAGCCATAACAAAGTGGACACGGATCAAAGTTCGGGCAATGTATTCTAGCCCCCAGTGGAGAATTCCACGTTTTTATCTCACGCAGCGAGCTCACCCCACTTCTTTAGAAGCACATGCATTCTTGCCACACCTTTTTCAGTAAGATATGGGTGAAGCACCATGCTTTGGCAGGTTTCGCCTTTTTCATTTTTCCATGCCGGACCAAACTTCAGTTGCTTCAGCACAAACAGCCCTTCGCCCTGTCCGTCTGCCATGTATTTGGCTTTTGGCATCAGTGTCGTCTGTTTGTAGCGGCCGGCTCTTGCTTTGCGAATGATGTATTCATGTTCTTCCAAAGCGCGGATAAGTCGTTTGCGTGGGATACCGATTAACTTAGCTGCATCGGAAAACGAATAATAATCTCTGGTGTTGCAGAGCGCATCCAGCGTTTTTACCTTTTCTGCGGCATCATCGCGCTCTTCCTTAAACTGCATTGCGGCTTTTCTTAGCCGATCCGTTGCTTCGTTTTCGCGGTTACGGGAAATCTGTCGGTATGCTTCTTCGAAAGCCTCTGCAACCTTCATCGCTTTGCTCTTTTCACTGCCTACGATATATGGGGTAATTGATGTGAACCCCTGCAAGTCGAACATATAGCTATCGTTGTCTTCAGAAGGCTTAATATGTTTCCTGGCAATCGGAAGAGAGTCGAGGTAAATCTTAGTGGCGTTAACAAAGTTGCCGTGTTTTTTACCGAAGATTCTGGCCAGCTCACTGCTGTTAATCAGCGGTGTTTCTCCCATGACTATCATTGGGATCTCTTTAACTACGAGCGTATTCATAGCCAAAAACGTCTTCCTTTCTACGTTTTTTCTCTGTATTTAGTTTCTTTTCTATGTTCTTATTATATCCACTTCTTACACATTTGTCAATATAAAATATGTAAGAAGTATTTAAGAAGTAGGTAAGAAGCAAAGTAAAACACGCAAAAATCCGCCGGCACGAATGTGTTCGGCGGATTGTCGTTACTCGGCATAAATAATAGAGTCGTATTCTTCTGCCTGTTCTTTTTTTACCTCAATAGCCAGAGAAGTTTCAGGGCTGAAATAACAATACGTTCTTTCCTTGAATGAAGATGTTTTATTTTTGGACCAATAGATTTCAAGCACCGGATGCTTTGTAATATCATCATTGCCTTGCGTAAAGTAAATCTCTGCATTTTGCCCGTTACGGGAAACATCATTCGTAATCAGGAAGACCGCGCGAGCATCATATTCGTAGCGCCCAGATTCTTTAAGGTCACTGATCGTAATACGACGGCCAGAGTTTTTACGTACATGGGCTGTACCAAATATAGGGCATTTAAGCTCTGTCGTGGCATACTTCTTAACCAGCTTAGATATTGCCGTATTGCGGTCTTTTTCTTCTCGATAGTTCTGCGAGTCAATATTGATATCCATCAAAGAGTCTATCACAACCAGAATATTTGCCTGCGGGTCGCGGGTCTGTAAGTAGCTCTTTACCATCTTGGCATGGTTGAGCATCTTTTCGATACAATCAATCTCTTCGCCATCTTTAACCATGAACTTATGAGAGAACCTCTTAATGTCCTCAACGGCCTTTTTGCGCAAGTCAAGCTGCTTCTGATAAAGTGCCGTATTTTCCTTGCCTTCTTCGATCATCTTCTCGTAACGTTTCGGTTTACGGATTACAGAAATCGGTAAACGATACTTCATAGCGATAATGCGGGAATAGATATCCTCCTTGGTATCGTCCAACGAATAATAGATAAGATACAGGTGGTTATCTTCATTGAGCGCATAATCCATAGCTAAGTTCATGCACGTAGCGCTTTTCCCTGAGTTCGAATATCCGGCAAAGATATAGAAGCCATTCATAAGCCCCTCCATCTTTTCTGACCAGATAGGAAAATTCGGCGCTTCATATCCGGTGCCTTCGTTCTGGCAGGCATTTTCAAAGTCATCAATATACTGTCTGGATGCTTCGAATACATCTATCGGCGCTACGGCATATTTATCCGATACACCGACCTCCTGTGCTTCATGTACATTCAGCTCTTCGTCAAACGCATCGTCAAGGAAACTAAGGTCTGCCACAGGCCGTTTCTCTGTATTTTTATTGCTATTTTCTTCCGGCATGTTTTCCTCTAAAATCTCTTTCTCGTCCATTTATCTCCCCGCCCCGTGTTTACATTTAAAAATCTTACATTTTGGACAAACTTCCCTTGGAGCAAAAGCCCCTTGTTGTCTTATAGAAGAACATCCATATCCCCTGCCCGCTCTTGCCATTCGTTCAGCGCTGTTATATGTCGTGATAAGTTCATGGTCAGTAAGCGGCTCAGCGTTGCCCATATTCCAATCCTGCAGTATACTGATTGCGACATCCCCTACATAACCATTCTGAACAAGAAGGGACGCTATCAATGCGAGTGTATTGTTCCTGCCGCCTTTGTCTACTGTCGTCGAGAGCAGATGCTTTACACATAACGGCAATTTTTGAGCGCTGCTTGGTATATGTATATTACTACTTGTTGGCTGTGCCTGTTCCTGCGCCATTTCGCGGAGCTTATCTACAAAGCGGCTTGCCGCCTCCTGATTGAATTTTACCGAAGTAACATATTCCTGCTGAGGGTTTTTCGCTAAGCTGAAAAGTTGCTCCCTTGTAAGCGTCCGAAGTTGGTTGTATGTTATCGGAATTTTATATAAGCCGGTTTTGTCATTTATCGTATTCGGGAAACGAATCAGGCGGCGACTGTCATATATTCTTGTGTCCAGTAGCGCGCCGTTTTCTATCTTACGGCTTAAGTAAGATACATACAGCTTGTATAATGCCGGAAGTTTTGTGCTTGGTTTTACCCCCAGAATACGAGGGTCAATAAAAACATGAAAGCCTTTTCCGCCAGAAAAATAGAACTTCATTTCATTTACGTTCAGCCTCAGTTCTATATTAAGAATTGTCGCAAGGGATAGTGCTGCCAGCCTTACCCGTTCAAAGCCCTCGTCAGTCTGAATATCCCCATCAATGTCGAAATAGAGCGGCGAAAAGAACCTTGTCCCTTTTTCACGGGTCTTATTGTCGAATACATACGTACAGTAATACATATCCCTGCCGCCTGTTTTCTTTTTAAGGTCGGCAAAAGCTTTTTGCCGATTATTCAGCGGGTAAACCATATTTCTTGTGAAGTAGTTGCCACACTTTCCACCTACTTCAATGAATCCTTCCGACAGCATCTTATATTTTCCCTCCAAATTATTTTGTGTCTGCCCATTGTCTTTAGCTTTTCTGCGTACGCTCTTACCTGCTGTGCTACAATATCTTCGTCCTGAGATATGTTAAGAAGCTCTATCCTTTCGCCTTTATGATGGCGTATGAGGTAAAGAATCATATCCAGCGCCATAATGCCAAGTTCTTCCTGTTGTCTTGCATATCGCTTAAGTAAATGTTTTATGGCGCCGATATCTTGTTTTTCATCTTTAAGCAATGTATCTCTGCGCAGCATCTTCCCTGCATACAGTAAGACGTCGTTTAGCGTGTACAGTTCCCTTATTTCCCGATAATGAGGCCTTACTACCGCTTCGCCGGTAAAAATATTTATTTCCGGTGCTCGCTGCATTAATGTCAGCTCGGGGTGTAAATAGAACCTGCCGGGAATAAGGATATTCCCATCCTGCCACAATTCATACGGGATATTATCTGCAGCAAGGACACCATCCCCGGCACATGCTTCGTATATATCCAATAGCTTTTCTTTCAGGCCAGACTCAACGTAATGTTCAATCATGCCTTGTGTAGATTCAAACATCCAATCTTCATTAGGATAATACCCGACGTAGTTCTTGTAGAAAAAATTCGCATCCGTGACCTGCATCTTCTTTATCCCCTTTCACTTCTTACATACTTCTTACGCTCTACTTACATATTATCACAACGGTCTCATTTTGGCAATACTATTTTTTCAAAATGTTAAAATTTTTCTGACTATATACAAGATAAAAATACCGCCTGCTTATCGCGGGCGGTATCGGGGTCAACTAATCGTTTCCGTTGAAATGTTTGGCGTAATAGCTATAATAGCTGTTTCTACAGGAATTTTGATAAACACTGTTTTTGTGTTCGTGGCAATGTAATTCAGTGCAGCAGGTTTTGACACCTCAAGTTCGCGGTCAGGATTTTCCCCGTCAAAAAAAGCGTAGTAATGGATATCATATTCCTTGCTTGATGCCGAAGTGTCTACGCCATACTGATTTTTAACCACAATGCTATCATATATATAGGAAATCGCTTTGGTTTTGTCGGCGCGGACAATGACGTAGCAATCGTCTTCAAATTCGGCCTCTTGCACATACAAGTGCTTTAAGCCAAACGGATACTTGCCGGATGAATTTTTATACAGCAGACGAATTTTAATCTCTATCTTACCCAGCTCTGTTTTTCCGGAGAAGACAATCCGCTGTGCACCAACCCGGATAATACCGTTATTCAGAGCCTGCGTTTCGACTTCCAGATTATCCCTGGAGAACACTTTGATCGATTCAATGTTAAACGATCCCGGCAAATAAGGCATGATTTCGAGCATATTAAACTGTAAGCTGCCCAATGGCGCTCGCAGGTTAGGGAGGATTGTCAGCGTGATATCGCTGCTGTCATATTCCTTAATCATGTATTTTTTGCCATTCACTGTATCCTGCTTAAGACATTCTGTGTAGTCTGAATCCTCTTCGCCGTTTATCAGCGTGGTTACATTCCCTTTAAACATATACCCCTTTGTGGACCGGTAGTTAAACAAATCCCGCGGATCTTTTACAAACTTGGGGTGGACAGTCATTCCGAACTGGTCATATCGCCCAACTTTATCCGCATCTGCCAAGAAGATTTTTTCTTTTACAACACCGGTCTGTTCGGATGCTGTTAATACCTGACTTGCCATGTATTCCATTTGCGTACTGAGAAGCTCAAGTTTTTCGCTCAGCACTTTTTTGGTGTCACGAATGTTCTGGTCTATCTTTTTGGCATCATCATAGGCCGCATTAAAAATATCCATAACTTCGCTTGTTGTTGGTTTATCTATCATTTCGTTTCCTCTTATACTGCTGTAGCTTTTTCCCGCAATATCAAAATCTGGTTGCTTAGTTCATCTACTTTTTCTCTGAGCTTATCCAGTTTTGCGGTGAGCTCTGTTATATTTTGTTCGTTCTTCTCGTTAAGCTCTTTTTTCATGCGCAGTATCTCATTGTGATATTGAAAAACATTGAGAATGAACTTCTCATATTCATACGGGCCGCGATATCGCATATTATATAGAATCATACCGGCGCCGCCACCCCCGTCTCGCTAATTTCTTTTATGGCCACAGACTCAATGCGGAATACTTCCTGCCTGATATTATGTATGATGATTTTCACATCGTCATACACTACCTTATCTCCTGGTGCGTACTCGTAAATGATAAAGTCTTTGGCCATCGTATTTTCCACTATGCATAACTCAGAACCGTTTATAGACGTTTTCTCCTTCGTAGCAAAGATAGTTCCGTCATGAACCCACGAGAAAGAAGTGCCCGCAGGAACCGTAAACTCAAAGCGATATATCCTATTCTTATCCAGGTTTTGATTCTCATACGAGCTGAAGTTCTTGTAAGTCGGCTCGGCCGAGAAATCAAATGTGATCTTGGTTGCGTTTCCAATGTAGAACGAATATGTTGTGGTTTCTGTAGCTATACTACCTTGCAGTTTTGTAACCGGTATCAATTCTAAACGCGTATTTGACGCCACTTTAACTTTGTCGCGCGCACCATACACTTCGTATTTGTTCTTTTCACTGGCTTCAATCGTCGAATTTGGAATCTTAAATGCATTGCCAACGGGATATTCTTCGTTTACAGCATAAGTGTATGTGTTACACTCCAGTTCGCCGCCGACTTTAAACGTACTCCTATTTACTGTGTACGGAGAGAATCGACGCTCACCTATCTGAAAAACGACATCTTCAACATTGAATCCCGTACCAATAATCGAACCATACAATTTGCTTTGTGGAGTACATTTAAGATTTGTAATCTGTATACTTGCTGTCGTGTCTTCAATGCGCACGGCCGACACATCGTTGGTAAAGAAAACAATTGAAGCACCAAGAGATGTCGTTTCAATTTTCTCCATTGCCTTTTTATCGGCTCTGTCTGCAATATTCTCCAGCGAAGACAGATACCCATTAACAAAAGACTCCAGTCTGGTGTACTTTTCCCGTGCCAGCTCGTCAACGATTTCATAAATGATATTCAGGTCTTTTTGGATGCAGCGCAAATCATTAATCATTTTTTCAAGGTCGAACCCCGTGTCCGGCTGAACATTATCATATTTAAATATTGCATACCGGGTATCCATTCCGCCGAGCAGCTGCTTCACGTACATCTTGTCCGGAAATTCTCCCTGTTGTAAAAGAGCGCGCTCCGTAAGATCCTTTAGTTCCTTTAACTTCTTTAATCTTTCTAGATACATATTGTTTTATCCTATGCAAAGTTTTAAATTGCCAACAAATGGCGTCATGCCTTTACCACTCTCAATCTTCACCCTGAGCTGAATTGTTTTTATCTTTTCTCCGATGAACTTTACATTAACGCCTTCAAACTGACTTTCTGTACAAGAAATCATTTTTATGCCAGGTTTGTCGCTGTTAATCGGCACTACGGGATATTCCACGCCATTTATGTAAAGTGTATATTTTACAGCTTCTTCAGGATTTTCTATGCCATACGGAACGCATTCATTGGCAAATACTGCAACTGTTTTGCAGCCTTCGGTAGGAGCAAGGTCGCCGGTCAATATATTGCCCATATCGTATTCGCACTCATACGCATTCAAACTGCCAATTTTAATTACTTTGCGCATTGCATTCTTTAGCCGGCGGATAACCACCTCCGGTTTTTCTCCGCTTAAATCTACTTCACTATACCCCAAGACTTCCCCCGGCTCACAATAACTGGAAGAAAGCACAAGTTTTACATAGCGGGATGTAGGAAAGCAAACTTTTCCGCTGCCGGCAATCTGGTTGGCTGCATGATACATGTCCACACGCATATCGATTTCCGATTGCAAAATACTGCGGTAATTAATATTGTCACTGGACACCAACACATCCTTAATGACAACCGCGCCTCCGGCGGAATCAATGTCCACCATATTTATACCGCTTGCATTTTTACTCATCAGGGTGATTATACAATTGACGTCTTTGTCATCCTGATTTACATCATACGCAGTACTTTTATTTAATCTGTATTGCGATACGTCCTTGCTGCAGATTCTGGAATATTCAAATACTGTCAGCGGGCTGTCATCCGAGATATACTCTAAGTTTCCGCGATTATCAGTATCTTCAAGATACTTATCCCCCTGAGTCAGTACATGCGCATTTCCTACATATCCGTTTCCTTCCACAGAGAGGATTTGCACGTCCTTCTTTATTTCTGACGGAGCTTGCGAGCAAAACGCTCCATACACTCCGTTATGATACAAGTATGAGCCGGAACATAAATCCTCTGTAATGATTACAGAATCGCTTAATCCCTTATACGCTGCCGTAATAAAATTAATATCTTCCAGCCGTTCTTTATTCCGAAGAATTCGCTCCTTAATGGCATTCATCCGGTTAATTGTGCCGGCGATAAGAGCCGTGTATCGGTTTGCCGTATTGACAACCTGATAATCTGCAGTAGTTAGGTCTACAGCTATATCGGTAGCCATCTGAACTAGGTCTGTCCGTTTTGGTTGGTCTTCCGGATGCATCTTTTTGATTTCAAAAATTGGCTCGTTATCTTTACTGGCGACAATTTCGTCAGCGCGACTCTCGTCGGAAAATGGCGCCGCAGCGATTACTTTTGCATATTCCTTGCGAAACTCATCTGTCTTAATTACGCTTTCCTCAGGAACGATAATGCTGTATAAGTCCTTCTGCAGCTCAAGCGAGTTGTCTAATAATTGCGTTGTCGCCATCTTTACACCTCCTGTGTAAGTATTATGTTGGAAATCTCAGGGCTCAATGCATTTTCCTTATACAACCGGATAACAACTTTAACTTTAACTTTATCATGTTTAGGTGTATACGTTCGGTATTTTTCATCCGGCATATAGGAAACCGTCAAAATGAAGTTGTTGAAAAAATCACTATCGTTCGGTTCATGGGTGAGGGATTTAAAATCCTTTTTATATACCTTTCCTGTACCGACCATTCGTGTGTCGCAGCCAAAGAACAACCTTTCGTCTACAACCTTATCCTCCCCGTCCAAGAGAACGGGTATTTCTTCGCCACCATCTATGATGGAAAACTCGACGCTTGTAAATTCCCGCGCCCGGATATTAGCTTTTAATTTTACGGGCTTTCCTTTTTCCACATAAATATCATCCGTTAACAGGCCGCTGGTTTGATAGAATTTCCTGTCGCCAATCACTAAGTCATTGAGCCCGAAGTAGTTTGTATAGTACCTCGCTGTCTTGGTCGCAACCTTTTCTGCTGGCACGAGCTCATCTTCCGATATATTTACGTACGTGTTTTTGCCGACTTTTTTGGTACTATACCCGTCCCCTTCTTCCAATACCCTGTATTCTTTTTTTGTTAAATACTTCCAGCTGTTGCCGTCAAAGTATAAGAGTCCTTCTTTTGTCTTTTTGACGACAGCCTCATTTGGAATACACTGGGCATTGAGCAGATTTATATACATTATTCCCCACCATTGTCCTTTACATGTTTTTCAAATATGCTGTCCAGCACATCCGATTCATATTCTCCTTCAAGGTCACAGAATGTGTCCTTCTCGCCAGTTATCTCCGTAACAACAGGCTCAATTTTACCACCTGTTAAATCCATATGTATGCCAGTTGCCGTACATTCTGGAAAAACCATTGTACCCGGATCAATATTAACTACATCATCATTCGACTTATAGATTGCAACATTACTAATTGCGGAGTTAAATGCGGATGTCTTCATAAAATTGATTATGGTCGGGCGCGCAAAAAAGAGGTCAATTGACTCTTTAACCGGCTCACTCGGCATAGACTCCATTGCATAAAAAGTTTTGTAGTTGTCTGCCGGCATTTTACTTCTTCTATACGGGATATCCGAAGAGTTGACAACCACCTTCGCTGGTATTGCTTCTAAGATATTAACAGAGCCGGCCAGGATAACATCTCCATCGACTATCTGTGCAGAGTTTATTGAGGAGCCATCGCGATCTGTCATTACATTGCCGCCGACAAACGTAAGCAAATTCGCCTTTGTTTTCGTGTTTGAATAATCTTCTTCTGCCTGGTCAAGTTTTACAATAGCGTCATCCAGCTCGGGCTTCACTTTATTAAATTCGTTCTTAATATATTCTTCACTAAACGTATGTAGGTCTTCCAGCATACGGAGTTTTTCATATAGTTTGTTTAGGCATGTCTCTATGCCCTGGAAAAGACCATTTACTTCGCTGGCGCTCATTTTTTCGTTAAATGTTCCCGCCGGCAAATCTATTGGTGTGGTCAAGGTCTTTATATTATCGACAAGCTCGTCGGTATTCGTTATGTTCGCCATATTTCCTCCAAAAATTAGTGCTATCGTGGTATTACCATCTTTGCCGCCTTATTGTGTCCGTGTATAACAAAAGCCGCCCACTTAGAGGGCGGCTGTTTCGATTTACACCGTTCTGTCGGTAGAGAAAATGAGGTCGTGAATAACGCCCATCTGTTCTGTTGCAACAGTTGTAAGTTCAGAGAACGCAGGCTTATGCCAGAAAACCTGCAATTCCAACTCGTTAAAATAAAGAGGATTACCTTCTTTTGTCCGGAAGTCGCCCTCCCAGATGATGCGGTCAGAATATACGTCTTTCTTATCCTTGCAGCCGTCCGGAATTACGGCGATAGGCTTAAGGAACACCTTACTCTGTGAAGTTACAACAAACTGTTTTTTGTTTGCGTCGTATTCATACATCTTACCCTTTACGGAAACCTGGTATGCATTGCGATACACCATATCGTCCGGTTTAACGATGATCGGCTCACTTGGAACAATCGAGGTCGTATTTGGCGTCCCTTTTACGATGTTGTTGCCGATAATGGTATCAGGTTTTCTCGTATATACGCCAGCAGTATTTCTTAACTCCATTGGCAAACGAATATCATCTTGCAGGCCGAGAGTGTCTGCTGTTCTAAAGGAAGCCTTTCTTTCGGGGAAGTTTTTAAACACTTCTGTTGGGAATGATACTCTTTCACTAATGCCGTAGACGTTTGGTTCAGAGATGTTTGCATCCCAAAGTCCGCCTTCGCGCTTAATACGCATGGTAAGCCTTGCTCTTGAGACCGGCATACCTTTTGGACTGGTTATGATGGCCGAATACAAACCACGGTTCTGTGCGTCCATCTCGTGCTCAATTGCTTCTCGCATAATGACCGCATAATACATGTCCTTGCCGTCATCTTCCGTGTTGTGTGAAAGTGCCGGCGTTACGGAAGTATCCAGCTGCTCGGTGTAGCGGTATACCTTATTGTTGGTTTCCAGATCGCCGCCTTTTCCTCCAGCGTTCATGATGAATCGTACATTTGCATAGTTATTGTCATCTACAAAGGTTCCGCAAATAACTGCTACATAACGGACGCGATTTGTCGGCGTGTCCTTGCGCATTACGAGAGGATAAGATTCAGACTCTGCATTCCAAAAATCGAATGTAACAATATGCTCGCCCAGCGTAGGGTCAAGATTTACAGGGTTGGATTTTGCGAAGAAGTGCATCTTCGGTTCGCCATCTGCGTTTACATCGCCGCTTTTATAGAGGTTTTCTGCCTGTACCGGATTCTTAAAATTGCCAATATCCTGTTCATCAAAAATGTAGCAGGTAAGCGTCGGCGTTCCAATAGCGTGTGCGTAAATCTGGAACTTGGTCAGGAAGCCGTGCTTGCTTTCGGGAATACGGAACCCATACCCATAAGAGCTCTGTTCTTCCGACACTGGGCGGTAAAGAGATACCGTGGTATCGTCATCAAGTCCCGACCAGATATTTTCATCGCCGACTTTAAATTCTACATCGCGGGCGAAATAAAAGTTGCCGTCGCGGGATACACCATAGCTTTTATAAACAATAATGTTTTCCTTAGTCATGTTGCCATGCGTCATACCCTCATCCAATGTCAGAGTCTGGCCATCAGCTCCGATGGATGCAATCTGAACAACATCCACTTTTTCTTCGTCACGGAAGTAGATAGCAATAAAGTCGCCTACATCGAGCTTCTTAACTGCTTCTTCGTCAAGACGGATTTTGTCGGCCGAGGGACAGTCAATTGTCGGCCGCCCCAGCTCTTCATATTCATACGGTTTATATCCATTTCGGAACGTATCGTTATAGCCAAAATGCTCATTGGTTAAGTGGATAAGGCCGTTTTTCTCAAGTGCGTGTTTAAGCTGGTAAAGCTCATCGCGAATTGAGGCGATGTCATTGCCGTAATGTAGCGTAACCTGCTCCGTGGCCTCTTCCATCTTCCTGCCCTTTTCTGCTGTCGTAAAGTCTTCAGCAGGATGGCCATTGAGCTTCATGGCGTTATCTATAGTTGTTCGATTGTCCTTGCTTACAGCAACCGCGATTCTTCCCGCTTCAATCCCGCCAACGAGATCTACATCATCTGCTTTGACAATTTTATTACGATAGTTCGGGAGGACAGGCTTGTTAATATCCCCATCCTGACGCATAAAGACCTCAGCACCCGTGTTAGGGTCTGTTGTTGAAGGAGCCACCTTAGCAATGTGGCGATGGACAACGCGTAAGTCCTCCGAAATGTCTTCCATGTTCAGGCTTGTATGTCCTGGTTTAATCATGTTATTATCTCCATTCTAAAGTTAGCGTGGCATTCTTTTGCTCATATCTTTTGCCATCGGTCATCGCGGCATAATTTGTCTTATGGTATTCTTCGTTACCTTTCAGGAAAATATCCTCCTCGTCATGGTTCATGATTTCTAAAGTATCTTCCTGAGTTACCGAGATGCTGCCGCGAAGTACATTGCACTTATAACCATCATTCATTTTAGGGCCAAAGTACAGTCCGTTGACAAAAATCATCATTTCGTCAGCCGGCTCCAACACGGCCGGATCAAGCTCATATTTTTCGATAGGCAACTCGTATACGGGATGCCCCTGGCATTCTATGGTCGCTTCTACTCTTTCGTCCTGACGCACTTCTACGAGAATTAAGTCGTCCTGCTTATGCTCAAGCGTGTACTTTTTCCGGTTAGCGACCAATGTTTCCTTGGGATAATTACGGCTGCTACCAATAAGAGCCTGCTCGTTATCAATAAGAATCGTATGGTTATCCATAACACTGTACTGGTTTTCCGGCAACCGAATTCCGTTAACATATATCGTTACCCTACCAGGGAACATTGGCAGTTCTGTCTTATACATATTGACGTACCCCGGAAGGACGTTTTTGTGATTTAACACTTCCATGGAACACGATTTACCAGCACCAGTATCTGGCAGTTCTATTGCATAGGTGATTTTACCAGAAAACGGTTCTGGGAGTCGGAATGCATTACCGCTGCCATCCACTTCTGCGTTTCCGTCCATGTATTCAACAATACCGTCACATTTGTTTTCTACTGCCGGGTACTGACGAATACCGTTACACCATACACGCAACGTGTTCTTACCAAATATGAACGGGGTTGCAAGTCTGTTCCGGTTCGGATCGGAGAAGGGAACTTCTTTCCCTTGATTGGCATCCCAATATTTGCCGTTACCGACAGTGAGAATGGGGTGGTCATTGTCTGCCAGGATATTGCCAACAATAAGAGGGTGTTCGACCGAATTCGCAGTGTTAAAAGCAAAAATCCTTATATCATCTGTGGTGTCGTACGGTATTAGGATGTGAACGCTCTTAGGCATATCTTCATAGCTATAAGCAAATCCTTTAATACCTGCAACCTGGTAAGACTGTATTGGATTCCACTTTTGCTCTTTTGGGTCATATACACGATAGTCGCGCGTAACTAATTCGGTAAAACCATCTGCCGCCAAAGTTACTGTTTTGAAGCATTTTACTTCATTGAATATGCCGGGGTACGGTTCCATGCTTGTCGTGCCGTCCGGCTCAATTTTCTGGTGGTACGGTTTTGCAACCACATCCAGAGCTTCGCCATTGCAAAGCAAATGCCCATTCATGTATACCAGGGAATCGGTAAACTTACCTACTGGCAATGCCGGCGTGATATACTTTTCGTCGTAAAGCCAATTATACTTATCGTAGATGAGGATGTATTCCTGCCCAGGATTGAGTCCGCCGCTAATCGTTATCTTGCGGGTTGCCCGTTCTATAATGATGTCTTCTTTTTTTACCAACAAACCGTCGATAAAGAGTACCGCATTGGTTACGGATGCGTCCGGAATAAAACCAGCAGCATAGCTAATTTTCCCGTCCTGACCAACAAGACCAGAAGTTATCGGAGCGGTGAACTCAACAATGCCATTCGTGCCGTCTTCCTGCGTACCCGAAAGGTCAACGATGCTCCACATCATATCCATCTTTCCGCCGGGTATCGTTATTGTACCATCCGAATTCCATTGGATATTGTCGTATTTGGGATGCATTGCTTGCCCGTTTACAAATAGCAGCGGCTGTTTGTAGTTTCTTAGCGGGCGGATGACTGCATTGTTATTAACGTCGATTCTGCGAATATAGCCATATTCTCGGCTAGGGGTATGCAGCATGGAGACCGTAAGCCCATCTACTTTTTCTTTGACGGTAACGGTTTGATCCATTCCATCTTCTTCAAAATACGGGTCCTCCAGGTCATAGCCTTCAACAAAGACGTTCAACGGACCAACAAAATTGTCTACATAGAAGCAGTTACTGTTATCATGGTTGCTGCCCCGGGACATTCTGCCTGTGCTCTTCATCCAGCTGAATTCATATGTGATAGCCAGAACGTAGTCATAGTTTTGCGCAGCATCATATGACAGCAGAATGCCGTCTTCCACCATAGTATAGTCTTTAAATAGACTTCCGAGAGTTCCATCTTCATTCTGGTAGTTCTGGTCTGGAATCAACAAATCGCCAAGAGGATTGCCTTCGTGGAAACCATAGAACTCTGTGTTTCCTGCCAGAATTTGTATGCGCGGATTTTCACGGTCAATCATAATCAAGCGCTTCGTGATTTTTGTGATGCGCCCAGGGTTCAAATGAATGAGTGACGGCCCCTTGTTAATAATATCGTTGCGCTGATACTGGATGCAGACCTTTGATATTTCTTCATATTTATCCGAATCTAGAAGGTGTCCTAAAAACAGCCTACCGTAATCGATATTTGGCACGAGGAGCTGAACTTTTTTATCTATAGGTGTGGCTGGCAATTGAGGATAGTCTACGTCGGCCTGATACTTAAGATCCCATTCCGTTCCGTCACCTGTTATCATAGAGTCTGTTTTTGCATCCAAGATCCCTTGGAGGTATTTTCGCTCTTCCTTAATGAACATTTCCAATTCTTTATCGCCGACGATAGTGTCTCCAATTTTCCACAGAGGGGACACCATAATAAAGTTCTTGAACACATCCAAAGAGAACTGAGAACCATCCTGTAGGAGAGCCTTTACAGGATTCCAATTTACGCCATCGTAATAGCAAAGAACTCCGTTATGTAACCAGAGCTGCCCGTAAACCGGTGCCTCCGGAGGCAATATGGACATAATTTCGCCCGTAATCTTGAATTCTTTTTCATAGTACGTGCGCCACTTGCTGTTTATTTTATCCCACCATTTGAGCTGGTTATGTTTTTCATCATGCCACATGGAACGATGTAACTTTGCCGTGGGCTCTTGATTTGCTGGCGGGCTATCTGTTAAATGCTTCGTGGATTCATATATTTTATGCAGCTCTTCATTATAGAACTGCTCTGACTGTCGACCAGAATTGAATTTCCGGCTATATGGGAGAGTCAATGAAGCACACCAACTTTCTTTTCGTTTGCTTGTTTTTATGAGGTTAATTCTGATCGTATATTACTACTACGATGTCATTTTTGAACAAGCCTCACGCCTGCCTTTTGTATATTTCTGGATATCTGTTACCTTGTACAAATAGTAAATGCCGCCAAACAAAGGCGGCATTATGATTTGAGATATTAATAAAAAGCAGAACTATTTGTCACAACGCGCAAGCTTATGATTTGATATATACATACTCTTTGCCGTTTCTTGTAAAATGCATGTCTGTTTTTTCACTAAGAGCATAGCCAACTGAAACTTTTCCGGAGGCGATGCTGGTTACGAGCCTGCCTGCATTATCACCGCCAAAATCTTTCCATGCATGGAAACCCGCCATTATGGTTAGGTATTTTTCCTCTTTCTTGGTAAACTTGATATTTATATTAACGGTATGCGTCCCCCGGTCTCCGTTATAACATACTATAGGCATGTTTACTTCTTTTAAATTGGGGTTTTCGTAGTGCTTCTGCCAGTCGCTGGGGTATGCTTGCCCCCTCTGACTGCAAGCGCCAGCAACTATGTCATCAAAAAAATAGGCATAGTCGCCATAATCTCCATCTCGAAACCAAACAGACCGGGTATCTTGGCCTGTACCGAAATATTCATAATGACCGCCCCAACCACGTTGGTAATTGTTATAATCTGAATTGCCGGCAAGAACCACTAATCTTGTACTAGGACCATCATGCGGTGCTGAGCGGCGTCCCACTCCTTGGTCGTGCATAGTTACATTAATTTTCCCTTTTACGGCTATAGTGCTTCCCTTAGTGTATTTGGACAAGTCTAGCCAGCCAAGGGCTTTTACTCCTACCCATTGTCCGTGGCTACTTGCGGTATTTTCGTAGTGGGAAATCGTATTTATCGTATCCGTTGCGGACGAACTTTGTTCTGCATTGGCTAGATCGGCAGCCCTGGCGTAATATTCTTTACCACTTACTGAACAGGAGAGAAAGCTAGACGTAACATTTGGAATATCGTAGATATCTCCATTTGATAATGCATCTGCCAGTTCTGTTTGGGTGTACCCTCTCGCAGAGTCTTGCTTATTGTTTTTTGTGTAATTTAAGTTAGTCATATCTTTTATCCTATCCAGAACTTTTCACCATTCGGGAAACACAAACGTCCTTCTTCGTCAAAGAGCTCGTTTTTGGGGCCATTTTTTATCCATTTTTCTAATATGGCTATCCTATCTGACAGCTTTTTTATTTCGCCATTTACGTCTGTTTTTGTTGCGTATGTGTCAACAATATTGCGATTGTTTCCGTCATTAGTGGCTTTAGTTGCGCTATCCGCCTTGGTTGCAGTGTCTGCTTTAGCAGCATGACCAGCCTCCTTGGCACTATCAGCCGAGTCCGCTTTTGTAGCACTATTAGCTTTAGTTGCGCTATCTGCTGTTCCAGCTTTGGTAGCATAATTAGCCTCATTGGCTTTTGTGGCACTATCTGCTGATAAGGCATGATCAGCTTCTTTAGCTTTATCGGCAGAACCTGCTGTGGTTGCCGAGTCGGCTTTGTCTGCCGTAGAAGCGTGGGTAGCTTCAGATGCCGTGGTAGCCGACCCAGCTGTTGTTGCCGAGTCAGCCGACGTTGCATGTCCGGCCTTTTCTATCCATGTTTTATTTTCGAGAGAGCTGACGCGACTCGTAAGTTTTGCCGCGTCTCCCTCAATGGTAGTACATCTTGATTCTAATTTAGAAGCTCGCCCCTCCACTTTCGTGGCTCTAGTTTCTAAATCAGTTGCTCGACTTTCTAATTTAGTAGCGCGATTTTTTAATGTAGATACTTCACCTTCAAGTGTTGTAGCGCGTCCTTCTAATTTAGTGGCACGTCCTTCCAAGGTGCTTGCGCGTCCTTCTAATGTGGTGGCACGGCTTTCTAAATTTGTTTTAGCGGTCTTTAAATTTGATACGTCATTTTCAAGCGTACCGCAACGACCCTCAACTTTAGTCGCCCTAGTCTCTAAGTTATTAGCACGATTTTCCAGGGACGAGGCGCGGGTTTCGAGGTTTGTCGCTCGCGACTCTAAAGCATCCGCGCGGCCTTCAAGCTTAGTTGCGCGGCCTTCAAGCTTAGTCGCCCTGTCTTTAAGCTTATTGATTTCCGTATCATGACCATTAAGCCTTTGGACGTTATTATTAATTACTTTTTCATCAGCAGTAAGATCTGTGCGAAGGTTGTTTGTGTCTGTTCTAAGTTTGTTAATGTGAGGCATATATCTCGTATCATGCCAGTGAGTTTCTACTTCACCAACAAGATCCAGATTTTTACGAGCCTCGGCTCTGTCGTTTAAGTCGGCCAAGTTTTTATCTCGTCTCAGTCGATTGCGAATAGCATTGTCGTAAATGCCTTCCCAGACGGGGGTGCCATTTGCTAACCGCTCTTTAAACCATTTTAATAGTGCCATTTAATTATCCCTCTATAACTACAATGCTTAAATTTTCATCAGATTCGTTTCGGAGTGTATAAGAACCGGCGTCATACAGGACACTAACTACTCCGTCGGCCGGGGTATATTTGCCGCTCGATTCCTTAGCTAACACCCGGACTGGAACCGACATAGCATTCACACAAGCAAACGAAATGCTTGCTCCGGCATTTAGTGTTGCGGTTTTTCTCTGCTCTTTTACGTTAAAGCGGAGAACTTGTCCACCACTTAATACGTAAGCGACTATAACGTTAGAAGTTTGGTCAACTATAAAAGTGTTCCAGTAACTAGGATTGTTTTCAAAGAAACTAGCATTTTCAGCAAAGCTTCCATTCTTTTTTTCATACACCTTGCCGGTGCTACGAACAAAAAGCGTAGAAACCGAGGCGTTGTTGACCAAAGCATTTTTATCTGCTTCGTCTGCTACAGAATACATCTGAATAAAAACTTTTTTTCCACTAACAGAGCCATTTGCAGAATTAACCGTAAGATAATCTCCGGGCTGCACATTTGGAAATAAATTCATTCTGGACGATAGTTCAGCAACAGCATCAACGGCTGAGTTACCTCGATTTATTTTATTTAAAAGTGCCGAGTTTAAATCTGCTTCGTTAATTAGAACATCCTTGCTACGCTTAGCATTCAACGCGTTATTAGTTGATGTCTCGAAAGAATTAAAGCGATTGATTAACGGTGTGATTTTGTCCAGCTCTTGGACTACGACTGAGTCCAAATCGTTTTTCTTAATCGCTACATTCTTGTCTCTTTTGCCGTTGAGAAGCGTTGTCGTATCCGATTTCACCGTATCGATTTTGCTGGATAAACTATCAATACGATTAAACTCTTGAATCACTTCTGAATCTAAGTCACTCTTTTTAATGGCTGCGTCCTTATCTCGTTTGTTGGCAAGTGCGGATTCCATATTTGTTTTGTAAGTATTAACTTGCAAAGCCAAAGAATCAATTTTGTCTAATTCGTCATTGACAGGCTTGCTTAAGTCATTGCGGCCAATGAGAACACTTTTATCTCGTTTTCCGTTTAGCTTATTATCAATAGACACAGACAGATTAGAAATAGTACTATCGATTTCTCTTATATGAGCAAGTTGTTCGTTAATACTGTCATTTAAATCTGTTTCTGCGATAGGAACATCTTTATCTCGTTTTTTTGCGAGCAGTAGTTCCATTTCCGCGGGCAGGGAAGTAACGGTTTCATTAACTTCCGCTAAAGTATTTAGTTTACTACGAACACCAGAGTCAAGGTCATCTTCGCTAATTAGAACGTCCTTATCCCGCTTTTTATTTAAACCTTCATTTATCGTGTTCGTTAACGAGTCCGTTTTTGATAATGCCGTTACTCCTTTATTTAATTTGTCAGCAACAGCAGCATCAAGGTCAGACTCTACGATTGACACGTCTTTATCTCTCTTGTTGGCTAAGGTATTTTCAATAGTAGAGAAGCGATTTAAGAACGTATTGTTTAAAACTTTGATCTGATTGATTTCATTTTGTGCAGAATCAATTGAGGCTGATAAGGAAGTAAGTGTACGATTAATCCCCTCAACATTTAGCGCGTCAATAATGTCGCGAAGCTCTTTAATGCTGTTTTGCAGGGCTTTTATTTCAGCCTCATAATCTTTTCCGGGTTTAATCGCGCCGACCTTATCCTCCAGACTACTAATCCTCTGAAGTAGAGCTGGGTCTAAATCCTTAGCTGCGACAACAAGAGCTTGAGCCAAGTGAGCCTCTAATTTAGATTTTACTTCATTAATTCTGGAATAGATACCATTACGGTAGTCCGCATCAATATCCTGCTCCTTGATTACTTCGGTCTTCTTTCTATACTGAGAAAGTAAAAGGTTTATTTGACCCTCCGTGGCTTCCCCGCCGGCGATAAGTGCTCTAAGCGAGGGGTCTAAGTCACGAAGGCGTATTTTTTGTGGCATAATTTATTACACCTTTCTTGTCATATTTAATTATTATCGGAAACAAAAACATTAAAATTTTAATCCATATATTTCGATGATACCGCAATTCTGATCATAGCAACTCCAGAATGTATCAGTTGAAAGAGTATAATTATTTGTGCCATGCTTTACAGATCCAAAAACTTGCCAATAATGATCATTATACGTGTCGTCTTTGTTTATGCCAAACCTTTGGCAGTGCTCAAAAGCATACTGTAAATGCCACGTTTCCCACGCAGAAAACCAATTATAGCTTCCCTCATCATTGCATCCATGTATAAGTATAACATCAAAATTTTTATAACTTTGTTTTAGGAATATATCTCCATAAGTGCCATCTCCGCCAGATTTCTGATACGAAAAAGAAGTGTCCCCTCCGTATGCTGTAACTCCATGTCCATTATTGACAATATTTTTTACTTTCTCGCCGCCATTTCTTTTTGCTTCCATGGTTGCCCAGTCTATCAATGGAGTAAATGAAAAAGGTGCTTTATGCAGTATTCCAGCAGTAGATATAGGAATTTTTACTCCATCTACATAAGGAGCTACGACGTTCTTACCGTTTTCTGTTTCATATTTAAAGGAGATAGCTTTAGAAGTAGTTCCGTTTTTAACGAACTCTTTCCCATTAAGGCGATTATTGGTAGCATTTAAATCGTTTTTAGTCGCATATGTGCTGGCAATATTATTTCCGTTTCCATCATTCGTGGCTCTTCCAGCATTGTCGGCATTGGTCGCTCTGGCTGCGCTATCTGCAGTACCTGCTTTAGTCGCGTAAGAAGCGTTATCCGCGCTAGTAGCTTTTGTAGCGTTGTCGGCTTTAGTTGCAGAAGCGGCATGGGTAGCTTCTTTTGCGTTGTCGGCATTGTATGCCCTAGTTGCTATATCAGCCGTTGTAGCGCTATTTGCTTTTGTAGCGGTGTTTGCTGTGGTCGCCTTGGCAGCACTATCGGCCGTAGTTGCTGTTGCGGCATGTTTTGCTTCTTTGGCGTTATCGGCATTTAGAGCATGTTTAGCTTCATTCGCATTTTCAGCGTTTGCCGCTTTGTCGGCATTGGTAGCGCGCGTAGCACTATCTGCCGAAGTTGCTTTTGTCGCGCTATCTGCCTTAGTAGCTGTAGCCGCATGGGTAGCTTCTTTAGCATTATTGGCATTTTCAGCGTAAGTTGCGTTGTCTGCATTGGTAGCTTTATCAGCTCTGCCCGCTTTGTCGGCATATGTAGCATTATCAGCCTTAGAAGCCTTCGTAGCATTATCAGCCTTAGAAGCTGTGGCAGCATGGTTAGCTTCAGAAGCATTATCCGCGTTTGTAGCCTTAGTGGCCAAATCAGCCTTAGAAGCTGTAGCTGCATGCTTAGCCTCATCCGCATTTTCCGCATTTTTTGCCTTATTAGCTGAAACGGCATGGTTAGCTTCCGAAGCGTTGTCTGCGCTATTGGCCTTGGTAGCAGAAGCAGCGTGTTTTGCTTCAGTAGCATTATCCGCGCTCAAAGCTCTTGTAGCAAGCGCGGCCTTGTCTGCATTTGCGGCTTTCGTAGCGTCAGTAGCTTTATCTGCACTAGAAGCATGTCCGGCATTGGTAGCATAACCAGCATTCGTAGCCACGTCGGCTGTATCAGCATGTCTAGCATTATCAACTTTAACTTTTTCAATGCCCAGGACATCTTTGGGAACATGAGTATGCCCTACATAAGATACTTTATCTTCGATGCCATAACCAGCTAAAGACTTTGGACGGGTCTTAGGTCTAATGCGCGCCCAATCAATCATTCCGTCATCTTCGATATAATCGCCCAGCGGGTCATCGTCGGCCAGCGTACCGTCCGTATCCAGCCAAAAATCGCCCACTTCTGCAGCGGTTTTGTCCGGCTCGTTCGGGTTTATAAATGTGCGCGGGTATGGATTGCCTAATCTAAAAGCATGGATATACTCCGCCGTAACCTCCATACCATTTTCCAGCAGGTCTTCTGTAAGACAGAAGCGGGTTTCACTAACTTCTTTTACGCCGCCAGACTTAACGGTGCGATGTAACACATCATCGATGGAGATCTTGAGGTGGTTGCGATACATAGCGTAATCACCCCGCTCCAGGCTAAACACATAACCTACTCTTTGTGTGTTTTTGTACTGGTTCTCCGGCGCATTATTGTCCAGAATTAAATATCTTTTACATTCTGTCCATGTCGGATACGTGCCGTACTGGCCATATTCACCACACATCCCCATGGCGTTCTTATACAGGATGATACCGTGACGAACATGTGCGTCATCTTTTTGACTGTCATAATAATAAGTAAATTCCCGTTTCGTACCTGGCACTTCCAGCTGTTTAATAACAAACGTCTCGATACTAACACGGCTATCTTTCACAACATTGATTGTGCCGTCGTTTTTGACGCCTTTGGGGACCCAGTCACTTTCCCCCTCCAGCTTAACCATTTCAATGCCGGTAACAGAATCTATGAACTTGGAGCCTACCGGGATTTCGCTCCACTTGTACTTGTTTTTATCTTTCTCAGTTACGATAATCGCTCTACCATGACTGAGTATATTTTCGCTTACCTTGCGTATGCCGCGGGTAGTAGTGGCCAATGCGCCCACCCATCCTTTCTTTGCTTCTACGTTAGATTATCTTCTCGAATATTACTATCTTTGGGGCGGATATTATAAAAAACTCGGAGGTAGTTTTTCTGAACCTCCGAGTTTTCCATAACGATATGCCAACTATAGCCGCCCGCTACTCTTGATAATCCATAGAAGAAAGCGTATTGTGCGGCCGTAGCTCAAGGTAGTTGTGACAATACGCCACATTTCTGTAGGCCTTTTCACACCAGAGGTCAAATACTGCAAACCTCCGAGCTTTAAATAATATAAAAAACTCGGAGGTCTAAAACAGTGACTTATTGGTGTTGTACACCAACCTTGTCGTGTCGAACCTCCGAGTTTTAAATAACGCGAGTTGCTAGGCTTCTTCGCTCGCGCTGTAATCGTATTCAATAACTACATCAGCATCGGTGATGTCAAACCCCTCTTCTTTAGAGGAGTCATTAACCCACTTGACCGTATTTGTATCAGGACTATACTCAATGCATTCATGGAAGTACCGGATACCATCTATATACATACGGATTTTCCCGATAGGCTTATGCGTCAGGACAAACTCGGATTGAGTTTGTCCCTCAGCTATATGGAATACATCTTCGTAGTCATCCTGAGCTAAATTCTTAACAACCTGCACATCATCGTAAGCTTTGGCGGCGAGGGCCAAAACCGTTTCTACGCCGCGAGATGTAAGCTCATTAGTTAACTCGGGTTTTTGAGCGAAATCGCCGAGTACATCATACATTTGCGCTAAACTTTTTTCGGTCTGCGCTTGTGAGCCTCCTAAATTTGTAAGCAATTCGTTGATTGCGTTAATCACTGTTTTTTGTTTAGTGTTTAACGCTTTGTTTTTGGCGACCATTTTACTGGCCTTCATCAACGGATTGTTGGTGATTTTTTCGCCTAGAATGTCGGACTGAAGTTCATTAAAACTTTTTGTTGGTTCGTCATTTTGAGAATACATCAGTAAATGAACTCCTTTCTAATTATTTCCCGTCAATTCTTTCTCCTAACGAGAATTCAGGAATAACCTTGCCGTCTTTAATCTTACGAACCATATACAACTGGTCACAAGCAACGCTGGTGTAGCTGAGGTTCAAAACCGCTTCTCCGTCATACTGCATGATACCTGTCGTAATGATGTTTTCTTCTTTGAGGGCTTCATCAAATGCGGCTTTTCCTTCGTCTTCGAATCCATCGATAGGAACTCTCATGCCGTCTTTAAACTTCTTGCTGTAATCTACACCAATTGCAGGAGCCTGATCAATACTGTCAACTAAATAAGCGGGCTTGTCAGACTGACGAGAACGTAAGGTTCCGATAAAGCGGAATTCAGTTGTGGTATTTTTCATATCCATGTCGGCGCCAACGAATTCATCCGGGTGGTTAAATTTCTCGCCGAAGAAGGTATCCATGTCTTCAGTAATGTCCGTAGTTCCAGCCGGCATTACGAGATATTTCGTCCACTTCCAATCACTATCGCTCGGTTCTTCAGCCGGTGTATCTGGAGTAGTCGGAGTGGGATCTGCTGGAGTGGGGTCAGAAGGAGTAGCGCTGCCGCCGCTATTTTCATTATCTTTTAAAGCTTTTGCTATAGCATCGGCAATCATCTGACGTACTACATCAGTAGAAGTAAAATCTTTCGCCTGAATAATGGACTCAACGCCTGCCTGCGTTACGCCGCCGAGTTCTGCCAGAGTTTTCTGCTTAGGGATATCCTCGGTCTTGGCATAGCCCGTGAGGTCAGGAATATCGTCTTTAGTAGCCAAGTTAGACACATCGGGGATGTCACTCTTTTTAGCCAATACGCTTACGTCAGGAATGTCATCTTTAGTAGCGAGGTTGCTTACGTCGGGAATATCTTCGGCTTTTGCGAGTCCTTCTAAATCAGACTTCTGAGCAAATTTAGAGGTATCTACAGGCTCTGCGTCTGCGCCTTTAAGGGATTCTACCCATTCCGCTTCCGTGCCTGTAAAGCCATTTTCCTGAGCAATCTCGTAGGCACTCTTACCGTCTTTACCATCTTTGCCGTTCTGGCCGTCCTTACCGTCTACGCCATCACGACCATCCTGTCCAGGATCACCTTTCGGTCCTTGTTCACCAGCTTCACCTTGCGGGCCTTGTTCGCCATCTTTACCGTCTTTACCGTCGACACCTTTTTCGCCCTTGAGCGATTCAAGCCAAGCTTCTTCTCCACCAACAAAACCATTAGCTACGGCAATCTCGTAAGCGCTTTTTCCGCTTGCACCGTCTTTACCGTCTTTGCCTGCTTCGCCCTGCGGCCCTTGAACACCTTGCTCACCCTGAATACCTTGGATGCCCTGTTCACCCTGCGGCCCTTGAGGACCAACTTCGCCCTGGTCGCCCTTATCGCCTTTAATGGTGGATACTTCTGCAAGTTTTTCTTCAACCGTTTTTATCGTGGCAAACTTAGCATCAGCGGCGGCAACACTATAAACATCGTTTTTGTCAGCTTTATCATTCAGGGCATCCGCCTTTGCATATCCGCTAAGGTCTACTTCTTCGCCTGCAGCAGCGTCAGCAATTTTCTGGTCAACCTCGGCTTTGCTGTAATAGCTTTCAGGATTAAGACTTTCACCTTTGAGGGACGCCAGCCAGTCTGATTCGGAACCAACGAAGCCGTTTGCTACAGCAATCTCGTAAGCTGATTTACCATCAGCGCCTTTCTCACCCTGCGGGCCAACTTCACCTTGCGGACCCTGCGGACCAATTTCACCCTGAATACCCTGAGCACCCTGTTCGCCTTGAACACCCTGAATACCTTGCTCACCTTTCGGGCCTTGAACACCGTCTACACCTTTAAGGGAGTCTAACCATTCCTGTTCAGTACCATCGAAACCATTTTTCACAGCAATTTCGTAAGCAGATTTTCCTTCTGCTCCGTCTTTGCCATCTTTACCATCTACACCGTCAACACCTGGCAAACCTTGTTTACCCTGTTCGCCCTGAGGTCCTTGTGCTCCGGTATCGCCCTTATCACCTTTAGGTCCTTGAGCACCCGTATCGCCTTTCGGGCCTTGCGCGCCGGTGTCACCTTTTTCGCCCTGGGGCCCCTGTACACCGGTTTCGCCTTTATCGCCAGTCTCGCCTTTTAATGACTGCAGCCATGCAGTCTGGTTGCCACCGAACCCATTTTCAACCGCAATATCATAGGCCGATTTGCCATTCTTGCCGTCTACGCCATCCTTACCATCTTTACCAGGAGCGCCGTCCTTACCGGGTTCACCCTGCAGGCCCTGTTCACCGCGGTCACCCTTTACGCCTTGTACACTTTCAAGCAAGCTGTCCACATCTGCTTTACTGTATACGTCAGCAGCATTTGCCTTTTTATCCAAAACTGCAGCCTGAATAAACTTAGCATCTGCCTCTGCTTTTGTATAGGTGTCTGCCTTACCCTCAAACATGGGCTTGTATTCACCGTCGGCAAAGAAGTAACATTTCGCATCGTTTGTGATATATAATTTATCTTTCTTACCTTCGAGCGGGAAATTTGCTTTTGTCGGATATACTTCTACCGATTTATCCAATACAGCACTGCCGGAGCCATCCGAAGCCATTTTAACCCAGGCGTTGTTGCTGCTGTCCCAAACCGCAAATGCTTTCTCATTGAGGCCAACATACAAAACATTGTCAACGCCGGTTGCAGGCAGTTCATCCATGGACACAATAACTTTGATGTTCGAAACCGTAATCGGTTTGCCTGCGCTATCGCCGATATAAATCTGGCCGCTTGCGGGATCATATGCCAATGTTTTCTGATTAAGTGTCTTGGGCATACCTTCTGCCGCCAAGCGCAAATCCAAATCCGTCAGCTTTTTGTCAGCTATGTATTTGTCGATGATACTGACACCGCCGATATTCTGTTTATTATCACTAAAACCAATTGTAGTTTTACTCAAAAACTGCATCCCCTTTATAAGTTTGTTACATTAAACGTCATGCCTTTAATATCATTCATTTTCAGCTTTTTGCTGGCCGGCACGGTTAATATCATCTTAAGCGTCAGGTAGTTATCTGTGCTACCCAATTCCCCATTGTTAACAGCGCCACTAAGCACTATATCCTTCGGGAACTGAACCGTCGCTTCATTGCCATTTACTTCCGGGATAAGATAGTATCCGCCATTTAATAAAAATTGACAATATTTCAACAGAGTGCTGTCTTCCTCGTGATCAAACGAAACAGTCACGCCGAAGTCTTTAAGGTCAGACACTCTTTCTGTACCGTATCGGTTATTCCAAACCATGAACTCTATTTCCAGGCTATCTTCCTGGTTGTACGACCCTGCATAGAAGTCACTTGTTTCCTCATAACTATCTTCTGGGTCTCGCCGCACAAACCATGTTATTGAAGGTTTTTTCATATTCCAATATTACCCCTCTAAACCAGTCATCGCCCTATACGGATGATGTTTACATACAAAGTATTGTCTGGAGACATCCATTCAGACTCCAGTTCTATTGTGGCCTTACCGTTGTTGTAAGTAAGGCTGTATTCAGAGTCCTCGTTAAGAGGTGTTATTCCTTCGCTATTGACACAGACTATACTTACGTAGTCTTCCTTCTTGCAATCATTTATAATGTTGTCAACGTTAGAAGCATTGAATACAAGCTGCGCGCGCGATTTTACGAGACTCTTACGCAGATCGCTATCCAAATCTGCAAGCTTGATCTTTTCTGCAGTCTTCCGATAATCCTTCAATGTATCAAGCTTTTCTTCTGCTTGCTGCAAGCGCCCCTTAAGCGAATCTAATACCGTGCCAATGTTACTTGACATCGTATCGACTTTATCGTTTAAGGCTGCTGTGTTCTTTAGCGCCTTATCGGCCTTCTGTTCAATTTCATCCATCATCTCGTTAAGTTGGTCATAGCTCCAAACATAACGCGAAATCTTATATGAAATTCGCTGGCCATCCGCAATATTGCACATGATCCGGAAATATTTTGTCGTCTTATCCTTATCTGCATCCGTGGCGTTTTTCTCGTTAGTCACCATTTCAGCAAAATCAACGTCGCGGGTAAGCCGCCTACCTTCAAGAAATACTTCAAGCTGCGTTGCCTTAATTACATATGGCAAATCTGTGATGAAAATCTTTTGAGGATTTGCCGTCGCGTTATAGGGGAAGAAATTCTCCGTCGTAAATATAGCCGCCCGCTGGAATACATTTCTAAGTGGCGCGTTCTTCACCACATGATGAACAATACACTGCACGACTGTCGGTCTATCCAGGGGCTCAATCAGTTTGAAGCCGATACCAGAGGACAGGTACGGCTTCGCCCCGGCCTGCACCACTTCCGTAAACTGGTCTTTCATTACGGTTTGCTGGTCGATTATGATTTCCAGAGCGTTTGTGTTAGGGATATATCGGAAATTCGTTTCGTCATCCTTAAACAAAAACGTCTGTGCATCGCTGGGGAAATCTTTCTCCGTCCACATTTTTACGCTGCGCAATGGCACATTAGTGAAGTCATTCATAATTCTCCAGCCCCACACACCACCGTTCTGCGACCAGATATTCAGTGTATTGCTCTTGTAGTCATACCAAACATCGTTTTCTTCAGGGAATTCCGGTTCAACAAAATAGATAAACTTGGGTTCCTGATAAAGCTTGCCATTTAAGAAGAGTCTGTTCAGCTTGTCGACGTAAACCTTGCGATACGTTCTTTCGTCAACAATAAACTCTACATCAATCGTCTCACCAACAATCCAATGGGCAAAAGCGATTAAAAAGCGTGGCCCCAAATCAATATTCGCCACACTTGGCGACTCCGCGTTAATGCCAAACTCCGTGCTGTACTGCGCTTGGTCATTAATCATAATCGCATCGATACGGTCATTGCAGTAAAAATACTCCACCTCAACAATGAGTCCTGCGGATCTTGTGGTTACGCCCACCTTCCGACCGTCTACGTTAATCGGCTTCAGGTTTCCTAATGTACCACTAGGGTCGCTAATAACCAGTTCTTCTGTTTTATAGTTTGTCGCCCGATATGCATTGACGGAGATTAGTCCCTCTGCGCTCGGAGAATATGGACAATACTTCAGCAGGATTTCGCCATCGTCGGAAACCTGTACCCGCTCCATAATCTTCTCGTATGTTGGCGGAGCAAACTGAATTCTCGTAGCCGGTACGATAATTTCCTCGCCAACACGGTCAATCAGAATACCTTCGCTGATATCCACAAAGTAATTTCCCGCATAGGAAATGTCAAAACCCTCAACCAGCCCGTATCCGCCAGTCCTGAGCCTTTCCCGATCTACCCAACCTTTAACAATGTCAAAGTTGTAGTTCAGAGGTTCTGACCGCAGGGCTGCAGAGAAGTCAATAACTTTTAGTTTGTTCTCTATCATTCAAAATGCCTCAATCCTTATAGGTTACGTACATTTGGTCTGCAGCCACTTTATAGCGGTCTACAGATTCTTTAATGCGTTCGTCATAAATCTGATACTTTTTAGGGAGCTCTATTACAGCTGCTACGCCTACACGATACGGCCTGCCTTTAACGTGACCGATATCCATCATTTCGTAGTCTGTATATTCTGATGGTAACCCGCCGCCCAACAACCGAATGTCGTAGGCTGCCGGCTCCCCTTGAAACTCCACATGAATGCTGGCAACTTTTACTGCCGCTCCCATTGTTTTCCACTTGCTATGTTCAATCAGCATAACTTCTGATTCGCCATCCATACCAATTGGGAGCACATAAACATCATACTGAATATCAAGATGTTCAATCTTCATTTTCTTTGGCCGACTTACAACCAGCCTATTGCTTGACGAAACAAAAGGCTCTATGGTTACATAACAGTTTTCTTCGTCGTCAATCTCGGAAAAGAAATGCACCTCATCTTCTACTAGCAGATATTCATCCTGCTTATAGAACATAACTGTGCCCTGTGTCGTATACACCGACACCTCGCCGTTCTGTCTTTTCGGATCCGTTGTCAGTATCTTGTTAAAATGCACGTTGCCATTAGTATCAATCGTTTCGAGCATTACGTCCGGTTTGCTGATAGTATACTCTGCTATGCTAAATTTTTTTGCCCGTCCATTTATCATGTCCTGCGTATTGACACTGGGATGTGTTTTTCTGAGCGGTGTTTTTACCGACCCCATATAGTCCACTACATCATTTGTTATCCATAGCTCTTTATTCTGAGTAAACACATACCCCTTTAAGTAGCCGGATACCAAAATATTGTAAATGAATGAGGCGTGATATTTAAGCACTTTTTCCGAGAACATTCTTTCGTGGGAAATAACAATATACCCTCGCGCATTTTTCTCAAGAATGATTATCGGGGAATTTATTCGCCCATCCAGTATAATCTTGAGTTGCCCTGCGTCTAGTCCATCATAATCATTATTTGTCTTGGCTTGGTACGAATAACTACTGGTAAACAGATATTCTCTCTCTCCCCCCAGTTCGTTCAAACCAATATCTTTTGCCTTTAGCTTATATGGGGCTTCGCTCTTTTTCATAAACGCGCTCATTCCCTCATCGGAAAGCGTAACCCATATATTGCAACCTGTTTTCATAAGGTCGCTATAGTTTATAGCAGCAACGCTTCCATCTTTTGTGGTTACAGCATCCTTTGTCTGTACAATGAGCCAGTCGAGATTCTCTGTATTTTTAACGAGCAGCTTTTCCGGATTTTTATCCCGCCCATTGACCTTTACATTGGCCGGCGACACACCTCTGTACGAAGCGTCGCCAAAAATCGCCATTAACTGCGATGCAAAATCCTTTGCGCCTACCTGGTCATACACACCCACTTTCAAGTCATAGTCTTCTATACTGGAGTAGGAATCATCTCTTTTTGCCATAAAGGAGAAATCGAATGTTTCCGGCATAAACTCTTTGTATCCTGCCGGTTCGTAGGTATACTTATGGTTGTTGTATCGCAGCGGCAGTTCTGCCACCTGCTTATCTTCGTTAAACGCAATAAACTTGTTGGTTGTGAACCACTGGTACGGAGCTATATACTCGCTTTTGCTTACCGCAAAGTCCGAGGATATTTCCGTGATAATTCTTTCCGGATGAAATTCTTTTTCAACATGAGAAAGTGGGATGTCTAAAAAGCCCGGTTTTTTTGTAGCCCGCACAACATGCGGGGATGGGTATATCTTCAGCTTAATTCATCCTTTCTCAATACAAGATAACTATTGTCTCCAGGTTTTAGTGTGTCATCAATCTTATATGTTCTGACACGGCCATCTTCAGTCATGTCATACATCGTATTGATAACCGGTGACTTTGTAACAATATCTACCACATACTCGGTTCCATCAGCCGATGTGTTAATACAATAACTGTCTTCCTTCAAATACTCTACAATGAAGGAGCTATACCCGCGCTGCAGCACGCTGTTATCCGGGACAATAAGCTGCCTATCTTGAACCTTAAACAAGTCACTACTAATAATATCGTATCTTTGCACGGCGTAACTTATGTCGGAAATCATCGCTTCATCCCGAATATGATACATCTGGCTTTTATCTATGTCGCCATAGACACCGTACAAAATGATGTCCGTGTTTTCACTGGCAACCTTATTTAGCAAGAAGGATTCCTCAACGTCAAAGACTTCCCGTTCATAGTTCGTGAATACAATCCGCTCATCAGGGAGTACCCTGTAGGAAGCAGACAAGTCCAATGGAATATTGTCGCTATCTGTAACAATAATCGGCCCTTTTACTGCTGCAGGCACAATTTTGCGGATGGAACGCCGGTTAATGATGTCAATTTCTTCGCCATCTTCTTTTACAATTGTCAGGCCGGTGATTTTTGCCGAAACCGCGTCGAAAATTCTAGCGGTCTGATTTTTAGAAGTATAGGTATGTGCATAAACAACTCTTGGTTCTTTCCCAAAGTCTTCGGTTACTGTAAGCTTCCATGTATCTGTCGCAATGTTTTCAAACAGATAATTGTATGACTTGTTGAGCTTTACTCCTGCAGTATCTATACTCAGAGTCGAGCCATCGTAGCTGAACAAACTGTATGGTATCTTTTGTGTCAGTGCAGATGCCGGTATTTTTTCGACAACACCTGTCCAATCAACTTTCTTCAACCCTTTCATTCGAACTAAAATATAGCTGCCTTCTCGCTCTTCTATGGTGTCTCCCGTTGGCACAAAATCCTGACGATGGTCATCTTTAATTGCAATATCAGAAATTTTCCCCGACGCAATTTGCCATAGAATGTTTACGTAACCATCCGTATCCATGTCAAAGTACGGGATTTCCCCATACCTAAGTTTGTCAAATTTCAGTTTTGTCTTTTCCGGCGCCTTTATTCTCGGCTCAGCCGAATTAAAAACAAACACGCGTTTATCTAAATCACCATTTACAGGCTCTTCCTTGTAGTCAAGGAAATATCTTCCTCGCTTTAAAAAGATAAGTTCCTGGTCGATTTCGGCATCCTTTTCGGCATTTTCAACCTTGAACGCATTCTGTTCAAAAGAAATTCTACCGCCATTAGTATTTCGTATATTGGTGAACCAATGTTGCGGACGGTTATCATAAATGTCCATCCGCTTCACTGTGTTACCTTTATTGGAATACACGCCGATATAGAACTTATCAATATCGGTTTTTGTATTAAAGTGCCCAAGCTCCTGTTCTTTTTCCCCGATAACCTCGTAGCAATAAACATATGTCCCAGTTTTCTGGAACTTCAGTTTATGCGTTTTCTTATCCGGAGAAAAAGGACAACTGGAATCGTATAACCGGCTTTGCGTTCCAAGACTCTTCTTATATACGGAGAAATCTAAGCCGCCAACTTTAACCAATATGGCATTGCGTGCCTCGTCAGCACTGGTAAAACCAATGCTGTACGAAGCAAACACAAAACCAAATCCCGGCATAGCATAGTCGATCTCCGCTTCGATTGTCACATCACCGGTATATATGTAGTTTAGCATAACAATGTCCTGCTCGTAGAAGTGCATTCCATCCATGCTTTCTATGCGGCCATTTGTTTGAAATATTTCCTGCATTACGATGCGACCACCATTCTAAATTTATTCACCTTAAGGGTTGCTGCGGGGCTATTGACATTTATCTTAAACTGGAACAGAGAATAACCATCATAGCGAATCTGTTTTAACTTATCTGCGTTTGCCACGTATTTTCTCCAAGGGGTAAATACTAAACTGTTCTTCCCCTCACGCACGCCGCGGACATAAAACTCAATATCGTCGTCATGGTTGTTTGTCACATAGTCAATATCCTGGAGGATATAATTTGCTGTTTCTCCAACGTCATATATCTTGCTAATAAACGTGCCTTTTTCAATTCTCGTTGGCGCAAGCTTTCCGCCGTCTTCGGTTTCAGCATATCTTGCGTAAACATCTATGCTATGAATTACTTTATTTTTATCAGCAATAACTTCCACATAGTAGTAGTTTCGTACGAGATTGTGGGGAATTGAAAGAATGTTTGTATTCTCCTCTGTTGCAAGCAGGGTGTATCCACCGCTTCTCGTATTAGAGCCATAGAGCTTTATAGTAAACCCTTTGTAGCGGCCTTCAATGATATCATTGATTTTTACATACAAGGCGTACACTGAAGATTTCGTATGTGTAAAGAATATGGGCGTCTTTGCGTACCCCTCATTAAGTGTAGCCACAATCGTACCTTTTGTTATCTGCATTCTTGAAATCATGCACTTTTCAAGGTCTACGGATTCCACAAGCGTGAGTCCATATTCTACATCTGCCGTGGTTTCAATTTCCCTTGTCTGACTGTGAATATTGAGGTCTTTGTACGAAGCACCTACGACATCAAATTCGAGGTCGTATTCATACTTCTCTGGCATTTTCTCAGTTATGTTAAAGTTCAGTTTGCTTATATTCTTTTTGTGCGTAGCTTTCATGGCCCTTAAATCCACATATGGCAAAGATACAAGATCGTCAATGACGCCGTTTGTGCCAGAAAGAACTATAAAATATCGGCAATTCTTTTCTGGCTCCCCGCAGATGGTATACGCAATATCATCATCCATAACCAACGTTTTCCCATTTTCTCTTTCAAGGAATACAGACTTGGTCATTGTGAGGCCGTCCAGTTGTGTTTCTTTGACAATCTCCGCCTGTAAATCGCCGGTAACTTGAAGAGATATAGCATTCCCTTCGACATAAAAAGAAGTGACATCTAATGCTGCATATCCCCCAGTTTTATCGAGAGATTTTAATGCCAAAGCATAGCCGTTCAGCCCATTTTCCGCCAAAGCAATTTTCATATTAACCGTGTGCCAAAGGTTGTACCCCTCACATGCAGTTAAATGATTAGCCTTGCTTATCCCCGGCGGGAGCCTCTTAGTTAGGTCAATAGAACAGAGGTCTGCCATAACAGACGTTTTCATACTAGAATAGGGCAGGTAGTTTGTAGAGCGCATGTGGAATAATAGTTCCCCATTAAGACGCGTAACATCATGCATTTCGATATTACTGAACACATCAACACGGTCATTGAATACGTCGCTAAAGAAATAGTATTCCCGCCCTTGGTCATAAATGTAACCATTGTGTACGGCTATCTTGTCCTCATCTGTTACTCGGGCCGCCGTCAATACTCCGTTCAGCACAGATGTATTAAACGAAGCGTTTGTGCAGGACGTGATTATCTTATCGGGCTCTTCTTCGAAGCGAAGGGTATACTGTGCGCCATCTGGACAGTTTTTATAAACTTTTGTCCCGATAAGCTTGTAGGCTTCAGCCGAAAAACTAACCAGTTTGTACAGCTTGTCTTCATACTCCCTGGTATAAGATACTGTGGACGGTCTTTTTATCGAATAAACAACCTTCAAAGGTACACCCAAATACCGCCCATCCGACCAGACAATAAGTCCTTCATCTTTTAGCACTTCAAAACCGCTGCTAATTATTGCTGTCCCTTGGTAGATTTTAATTTCGTTTATATTAGAGTATCTTAGCTTATTTACCAGCTTACTCTTTACGGTTATATTTTCTTCGATTCCTGGCTCAATCTCGTAGTTAATTTTTAAGCCGGGTTCTGTTGTAACCATATATTCGCGAAGGTCGTGATATAGCCCATCCTGTTCAATGAAGTATCTTTCCTCTAATGGCACTTCATTTGCAAGAATATATCTGTTGCTGACATTGTTAATACTAATGATCCAAGAATCCGCATTCTTTGTTTCCAGCGTCGTGCTGACATCTATTCCTTTAGGATCAACACCCAGACTCCAATTATCTTTTGATGTACCAAATACCACCATGTTGTCACTAATGTTTTTTGTGGCGGCAATAACATAGTATCGCAGTTCCGTCAAAGACATAACCGGTGTAAATGTATTAACCATTTCAACACCGGCCTGTTTTTCTTTGATCATTGAAACCGTGTTATAGGCAACATATTCTGATGCTTGCTTATAAGCAATACCAAGATGGTCAAATACGCTACCATTACCGGAATTGGATACTTCCCTGATCTCGCCATTGGATGTCACAAATTCTGCGGATAGCTCTCTTGGCAATCCTGTTAACTGATACGTGTCAGCACGGCCATCCAAATCCGCATACGGAATTGTTACTTTTTTTATCTGGCCACTTGCAACGTCTTTTACTAAAATGTACCCGCTTGTCCCCCGGGTAGCATATACCTCTTTATTTTGCGTATTTGCACCAAACAGGTATTCTGTTAACGGCTTATTGGTAATTTGCCGGATTACCTCGCCGGCAATGTCCATCTCAAAAATTTCTTCGCCGGGAGCCAGCTCGATATACTTCTTATTCGTACCACTGTACTGGTCATTAATCTTTCGGCTTGCACTGGATATAGAAGCAAAATTTCCCAAGTCTAAAACAATTTGCCCAAACGAGGAGGAAGAGGTATTTCTGAATACAGCCTTTGTGGTATACCTATTTTCACTTCCAACTAAAACACTACTGCCACCCACTTTTTTATACAGTGTGACGTTACAATCTGTGTCGATATCTAGCTCCGGATTATTCTTCCCGTTGGTATCAAAATCGATTTCGTAACGGGCGCCCTTTAAACTTCCGCCAATATGCAGATATTCAAGTACAGGATATGCCGCTGTGTACGGAATAAGTTCTACCGTGAGTATTTTTCCATCCACATTTTCCGGCAATCGCGTATTTTTCCCGGCCACCACCAAAGGTGTGCCATCAGACATGCCGATGTGAACATCATAGCTTGCCATAGCGATGTTCTTGATTTTCACAGGGTTCTGACCATATTTCTGGATAATAACCTGAACTTCCGAGCGCTTCTTAAATTCGCGAACCACTTCTTGTGGTTGACGATAAGTCATTTGTGTTATCTGTCCATCAACGATTTCCGTAACCGTTATTGCCCCCTGGAGCGCAGGGATTGCAGAAGCTTCCAGTGTAAAAGAGTATGAGTTGCAGCTAAGTTCCCTGCCCTGGCCTCCAATAATAATCTGTCCCAAAGAATCTGGGCGATTATTAAAAAGTGACTTACCGTCTGAGGATAACTCAAATCCGTTGCGCCCTTCTACATAGCTTGACGACGTGATATCAATACGCCGGCAGCTTACACTATAGTTAATCATTTCTTTGGCCATGCCGGTAACATCTACTCCGAACGACCCTTTTGTATCACTGTGGCCAACAGTGACCCCTGTACTGCAATCTTCAATATTATGGTTTGTTGTAACTTGTGATGTAGATGTGATATGTGCAGCAACATTCTGATTTACAATACTGCCGTCTTTCAACTTGTAATAAGAATATTCCCTACGCAAGTCCTTATCGCCGCCGTCATACGCCAGTCTGCATTTTTCAACACTCATTCCTGAGAACGTATCTTTTGGTGTAAAACGAAGCTTGTATGAAGTATTCTTCTCCAGCCTATTATTTGCGACACGGGTTACGCCATGCGTTTCCGTTGCAAGGTCATCCACATAGTAGCGTTTTTCGCCATTCTGTTTTCTCGTACCAAGCACATGAATATCTTTCGGGTTAGGTATCTTGAGAACGTCATATGCCCTGATACAGAATTCCACATTTTTCGGATTAACCACATCAGTATATTTAGTTAACGTTAACTGGATAGACGCCTCTATATTTGTGCGGCCAATATATTGGCGGATTTTTTCGAAGTCTTTTTTATAGGCGTTGACTTCAATATCTGTTGTCTCGCTCTGTCCTAATCGTTTAATATAGTCCGTCCGCAGCGAATCGTTATACCCTACACCGTTTTGGAAGGCTTCCATCGGAGCATCCCATGCATGAGGGATATAATCCGTCTTTTGGAAGCCATGTTCCCATGTATCGCGATTCCATGTTTTGGCTCGGAAGATATCTCTGTTCAGCTGAACCAAATCTTCGTATATCGCTTTGTGATCCTCACGGCCAAGATCGAACTTTTCATCACTGATTTTATAAACATCGATATCTTCGTCAAGAATGGTATCGTGAGGAGTTATTGCATCCTGTATAGCGTTACCAATACCGGTTCGGGTCGGATTTGGGAACTCCTTGAAAACCTGGACGGTTCTTTCGGCAAGCTCTTTGTTTGTTTCGTTGCCATACCGTGTTAATCCGGCAAATAAGGCGAATTCATCAAAGGCGTTCCAGATATGCTCTTTATGAAGTTCTACCTCGTAGACACTGCCACTTTCAATCTGGTATTGGATGGTTTTCTGCTCGGCGCCCTCTGGCAGGACTTTTTCATGGAACATAAGATAACCATCCCGATATAAGGCCATCTTGTCCATGTTGCCGTAAAATTCGTTGTCGTCTTTGGTCACTCTGCATTCGAAGCCAACTATATTAATTGCATCCTGTTTACCCACAGTTGCGAGATAAAGATAGTCCGCAAACTCATCTTCGTGTCCCTTGTAGTTTAACAGGAAGAATATCTTACGATAGTCATTTATCGCATCCTGAATATAGTCTGCTTCTCTTGCATATGATTTTACCAGCGCGCCGCCAATCGATTTGTCTGTGCGCTTACGAATGTCTGACCAGCTGGGGAAGCTTCGCTTCATGCTCGGCAAGACAGATTCCATAGACAAGCTCATGTGTTTTAATCCTCCCAGCTTATTTCCTGAAATAACATTTTAGTTTCTAGCTCTTGCAGTATTTTTGTATCAGTATTGTATTCCTCGTTAAGATAGACTCCATCTATCGAGAAGAAATCAACATTATCCATTTCCAGCCCAATCCGGTTCATTTCGCCGACGGACAGGTAGGTGTTTGGAGCAATCCCATTGATGTATTCTTTTAGCGCCTCTGTAATCTTATCCTTAATGTAAGAAACATCGCCGCCGTTTACTTCTAAGTGGCATATCAGATTAACCGGCACCGCCGTGGGAATAATATATTCCGTATAAGACTCTGGCGAAATAACATTTTCAACCCGCTTTTTTACCTCGGCCAACGCCTTTGCCATAATATCGTCGCTATACTCTGTTGGGATAATGTAAATAACACCCGTTCCCGCGCCATGAAGTTTCGGATAGTATTGGGCATCGGAAGCATACTCCAGGTTAAGCAAAGAGTCGTTTACAGCAATATTATTTGCCCCTGCTTTTAAATATGTCCAATTCATAATCCTGTACAGGTATGTCATATCATCTTCGCCGGCTTCGCGAGGAACATTCACAAATGCCCCCATTTTATCAAGGTCTTCCCCGTATAGATTTGTATAGATATGGGGATTTTTATTGCGCTCGATTTCAAGATGAGCCGTTTCCATTTCGCGCGACACAGCGTCCGTAATAAACCCCAGTGCGCTTCCCGCCCGGTATTCCCGCCCGGTTAACTTATAAAAACTATCTTTTATGCTTAAATTTATATCTTCAGCTGTACGCATTGTTTTCCTTCCTATCTGGTGTTTTCCGAATTTTATCTAGTCCAGACATTACCATCTGGAATGCTTTAGTCCACGCATAAATAAAAAGCCTCTATCATTCGATAGAAGCTTTTTGCTGATTACCGCTTAACCATTGGCATTGGCTTGAGTTTGTGAAGATTGATATAATGCAGCTCATCAATTCGCTTCTGCACCAGTTCATCCTCACATTCGCCGGTTTTTATATACTTGTCTAAAACGGCATAAGTAAAGCCCAGGTTGTCTTCATCGGTTTTGCCGCAGAGACCGTCGGAAGGAGTTTTGTGTACCAGCCTTTCCGGAATGTCCAAAAGTGCTCCAATGGCCAGGACTTCATCTACGGTATAAGCGCCAAGCGGGGAAACGTCGCCGGCGCTATCACCGAATTTTGTCGAATAACCTACATAGTCTTCAGAACGGTTGCAGGTATTGATAACGCGGCCACCGCCTTCTACTCCCTGCGCTATAGCATATAACGTTGCCATCCGTAACCTTGGCGCAAGATTCTGAAGAAGCTGGTCTGTAACTGAAAAATGGAAGTTGTTATCAACTTTAGCCTCGGTATATTGCAGCGCTTTAAGCATGGCTTTGTACGACGATTCAATATTGACAATGCGGTATTTGATACCGAGATGTTTTACCACCTCAAGCGCATCATCAATGTCTGGCTGAATGCCATTGGGCATAAGAACTCCGATGACACTATCTTTCCCCAGTGCTTCTACGCAAAGTGCTGCAGCAATAGAAGAGTCCTTGCCTCCGGAAATGCCTATCACAGCTTTTGTTTCCGGTGTGCCGTTTTCGGCAAACCAGTTTCTCAAAAAGCTGATAATCTTTTCTTTATCTTTCTTTGCATCAAATTCAGGACCACATTTCAAAACGTTTGATGTACCTTCAATGATGTTAAATTTATCTTTATGATGTTCGCATGATGGGATTTGTCTATTCATTACAGTTGTGATGCATGTAGCATTTTCTTCACAACCAATATATGAGCATTTGATATTCAAAGCGATTGTCCTTTCTGTATATATATCTATACTATACCCATACTAAACAGCGAGGAGCCACACCCCTTAGTCTTTGTTCTTCAAGCGCCAGTCAATAGCTCTCTGCAAGTAGTCCACATATTCCTGACTCTTGCACATCCCCTTACCAGCGGTATCGGAGATTTTTGCAACCGGGCTGCCATTGCATTCCGTCACCTTCATGACAATGTTCAAGGGCTCAGCATAGGTGTCGTTGGCAATATAAGTACCAATGCCGAAAGCGACCTTGGCCTTGCCCTCGAAATAGTGGGCAATTTTGTCTGCCTTCTCAAAGTTCAGAGAGTCAGAGAACAGCAGGGTCTTCGTCATCGGGTCAATGCCAAGACGAGTGTAATGGTCAATCATCTTGTCGCCCCATACAAACGGGTCACCGGAGTCATGACGTACACCACTGAAGAGCGTAGCCAGCGTCTTGTTGAAGTCGCGCAGGAAGCAGTCCGTCGTAATCGTATCGGTAAGTGCGATACCATTATCTACGCCGTACTCTCTTACCCAAGCTTCCAATGCTACCTTGTTGGAGTAGGAAGGATTATACAAATGGTTGCCCTGCCCCATGCACATAATCCATTCATGTGCCATCGTGCCTACCGGCGTTACGCCATATTTCTTGGCCAGATAAACGTTGGAGGTGCCAACAAAATAGGAACGCAGGACATCATGACAATCCAGCTTGGAGAATGTTTCTACAGCAAATTCCTGTGCTTCTGCACAAAGGCGGCGGCGCAGGCCAAATTCAGAGAATACCGGCAGCCAATACTTGCCCATCTGAATCTTTTCTGCTTTTGCCCGTGTACGAGCCTTGGAATCTTCTACCAGCATTGCGTAGTCGTCACGGAACCGGTAATATACCTCGTTAACAATGGCCAGAGTCGGAATTTCATACATGGATGTGTCCAGAAGCGTACCTTTGGCCTCAAGAATAAGACCCTTTTCGCCGCCCGCCTTGATATCAAAATCCTCAAAATTGGGCCGCCACAGGCGCAGATGGTTGATATAAGACTTCTTCAGCCATTTGATTCCGGCCAGATACTGAAGCTCGTCTTCCGTAAAACGCAGGCCACAGAATGCTTTTATCTGCTCACGGATTTCTTCAACCATTTCCGGCGTAAAGAATACGTCTTTATTGCGGCATTTAAAAGACCATGTGGTTTCATATTCGCTGGCCTGATGGAAGATGGCCTGTCCCATGCTGAACTTGTAAAGGTCGGTTTCTAAAAGAGAATTGATAATCTGATTAAACTTCATATTCGTTATCCTCCAATAATCCCCGTTCTGCTAAGTATGAAGCAAAGAACGGATTAATATGCGTGATATGTTTACCGGTATTTGCTCTGATTTCTGTTCCCGAAATCGGAATCACATCTCTGGAAATGTACCGCATTTCGTGGCTAGGATATAACTGCTGTATCTTCTCCAGATAATCCTTTTCGCCAGAATACCAGACATATTGATTTGCCTTATCACCGGGGTCAAACCCAGAGTTTCGGAATAATTCGCTGCACCAAGTTTCCCAGGCGCTTAAACTAAACGTTCCCGTGAGGCCGATTTTCTTATCATCTACAACCGCCAGAGTCATATTCTTGCGCCGGCCATATATCTTTGATATAAGATTGATACGCTGCCGAAACGGAATATAATCATGGCCGCGGTCATTATCATACCCACAAACGCCCAGAATTAAATGGTCATTTTCGGCTAGAGCTGTTTTAATTATTGCTTCATGTCCTTTATGAAGCGGGATAAAGCAACCAAAGTAAATTCCGACGCGCATTTTATGCCCTCCAGGGTTCCTGCCCTTGGTTTGCGACTTTTACCTGAATCATCTGCAATGCGCCAAGAGCTTCATCATGGCTCTTCGGTGTTACGCCCGCGCAGCATGCGGCGTCTACTGTGATGGGAACTTCCGGCAGTGCCGCTTTTGCAATTACCGCGTTGGACAGTACGCAGATATCTGTGCAGAGCCCAACGAATTCAATCGCACTGATTTCTCCTTCGCTGTTGGAAAGGTCTTTGCCAAGTTCACCAGAGCCGAAGGAACCTTTTTCGTACGTCAGACATTTTTCAGGAATGTCAATCTTGTTGGTTATCTTCCAGCCATCTGTTCCTTTAATACAGTGAGGCACCGGCAGATTCTTACCTTCCTGCGTGTTGAGGTAATCTTCCGTATGTGTATCCTGCGTGAAGATAATGATATCGCCGTTCTTTTTTGCCTCCGCAACCTTCTTGGCTACGTTATCGACAATAGCCTCAGCTTCTTTAGTGCCCAGTGCACCATCGATAAAATCGTTCTGCATGTCAACAACAATCAATACTTTTTTACTCATGCTCATTTCCTCCAACATACATATACATTGCTGTTTTTACAGCACCTTCAACTTCATCTTTTTTTAATTCTCTAACCTTACCGGTATCGACAAAGTTTCGAATAAACATTTTACGGAAATTCGCTCTGTCGATTACTTTTTGTAAAATGGTTTCGTGAATTTTCTTGAGCTCGTAAATCTTAAAACATTTTTTATTCTTGAGCATTGCGAAGGCGTCGTCCGTATATGCTAACCGTCCTTTGAGCCTTTTCAATGCAATTTTCACAATACGGGCATGATCGAATGCAAGGTTATCCGTGGTAAGTGAAATCTTATCACCAACAAGGCGCATCCTACGGTTTCCTTCTTCGTCGAACCCATTGCGAATTTTAAAAAGCTGCGCTTCTTTTGCATCATCCCCTGCTTTTATATGTAGAAGTCCTTTGGGGACCAATGCCGTATAAACTACACTCACGACATGTGTTCTCGGGTCGCGATCCGGTTCACCAACTGTGATAAGCTGCCTAAGTTCGATGCCATCAGAAACCTTTATTCCCGTTTCCTCGTACAGCTCGCGGGCGGCAGCCTCATCAATGGATTCTTTTCCAGCCTCAAGAAATCCACCTGGGATAGCCCAATGGTCCTTAAAAGGATGCCCTCCGCGCTTTATCAACAGGATACTTAATTCGTTATCTCTGTCTACAGTAAAAATAACAACATCTGCTGTTACGGATGGTCTTTCATACTGTGCCGCATCGTAGTTCTTGAGAAATTCCTTCTCTTCTTGTGTATCTGACATATAATCAACCTCTTTTTTGTGGTATCTTGTACTACATTAATCGTAGTACACATTACCACATTTGTCAAGACTATTTTTACAGCAAAGCAAATTTTTTCAAAAAAAATAGAGAGCTTTCGCTCTCTCAGAATACAAACGAAGCTACAACCTCGTTGTCTTTATCTTTTATTGTAAACTTCACTGACTGATACTTAAAGTTTTTTGCCTCTGGACATATTGAGTATTCAGCTTCGAGGACTGAGCCCGGAAAGAAGCGTTCAACTACTTCCGCAGCTTTATCACGGATAGTCGATAAATCATTAGCATCTGCTATGATATGGTGAGCCTCTTTATAGAAATCAGAACCCACCGTATCGTCATTTACATCGCCAAGCTCTGTGCGAAGTGCAATGTAGAGTGCTTGTAGTCGTTCATCTTCATTCTGAACCAAGCCGGTTTGTACCTTAAACTCTTCTCCTGGTTCCGCAAAACAGAAGCGAATGCGCTGCCCCTTGCGATGTTTGTTTTGCAAACGGCTTGTCGGCCTACAAAGAAAATGTATATGCTGCGTTTTGTAATCTGCCAGCGCAAACCTTAAATGAAAAGCGCCCGAGCTCGACACCGAAGACCATGCAAGATCTCCATTGTCCGTCATTTCTAAATCTAGCATTCTTCCACCACCTTAAAGTAGACCTCCGGCCACACTGCCTAGCGCTCCCGATATTGCTACTGAAATCTTATTCTTTATGTCCGCTACAACTTTATTGGCAAACTGCTTAACTGCTTCTGTAGCTTTCTTTTTAAGATTGTCCACGTACTCCTTGAGCTGCTTTGTTTTGTTCGCAATGAATTCTTTTGCTTTATTAAGGTTTTCTTGAACCGCCTTAATCTTGGTTTGAACCTTTGTAATTGTTTCAAGCATCTTCGGTTGCTTAAAGGAGTTAAGAACAGATAACTTGCCTGCTTGACAAATCGCCATAATACTCGGTGACAATACCTGTGTTAACGGATTTGCGTTCAACCGCTTCTCAAACGCCTCTAGAGAAATGCTTTTCTCAAGCTTTTGGTTAAGGTCATTTACAATGTCCAACTTCAGCAGGTCATCCAGTTTTGTGTTTATCTTTTGTGTTGTCGATTCTACCTGGCTTGTTATACGGTTGAATGTATTGTCGATGGTTGTATTAATCCGATTATTTACCGAATTAATTTTTTCGTTTGATAATGCATCAATGTAGTCATTAACCTGGCCGCCAATTGTCTTCGACATATTTTCCATAAACTCCGGATTGCCAAGGGTATTTTTCAGATATGTATTAATATACGCTTTTTGGACAAGGTACTGGTCTGCTATATTCTGAGCCAGCTTAGCTATATTGCCTTCCTGCTCGGCAATGCGTTTTGTTATGCTATCCAGGATAGCTTGCTGGGTTAAATTTTGACTGAGAATATCTTTTTGGAAATCCAGAATAGATTTTGTGCTGAGTTTAATAAGGTCTTCGTTTGATAAGCCGCTTGCGCCTTTAAGAAAATCCTCTATCTTACCTATCCCTTGCGAGGTCTTTTTGATTTCACCGATAATGCTTTTCGCGGCTTCATCTGATTTTATATTTTTTGCAGCGTCGCTGAGAGAACCGCTAAGGGGGGATACCAAGTTCTTCCATACACCTTTTACGTTATCTTTCATCTCTTTCAGCGCTTCAGATGAAGATGCTACCTTGTCCTTATCCTTGTCCTTTTTCTTCTCGGTGTTGGCTTTTAATTGCTCGGCGACATACTTTTGTACATTTTTGGCGGCTTCTTCACTATTCTTTTGAACAACAGCTGTTTTCTCCTGAAACTCTTTATCCCGTTTCTTTTTTCGATCCTCAGCCTCTTTGAGTTTTTTTGCTTTAGCTTCTTCACTCTTTTTCTCGGCTTCGGTTTTTACTGCGTTTTCGGTTTTAGGCGAAATCACTGTGACTGCTTCTTCACTAACCGACACACTAACTGTTGGAGTTTTTGCTTCTTGACCGTTAGCTCCCTGCGCATTGGCAATTGCCAGTCTCTTCGCCTGAATTACTGCTAGTGAGTCGTTAGCGTAGTCTATTTTATTGTAGCTGGGTATCTCATACTGCGGAGCACTCGTTTTTTTTGCTGGAGCGCTGGTGGTGTTATTCGTCTTGGCTACAGGTAAGAACGCCCCCTGCGCCTTTACAATCGCCTTTTGCTTCGCAGTAATAACCGCCAAAGAATCATTTTTGTAGTCAATCTTGTTATATTCTGGGACTTCATACCTTGTGCTGCTGGATTGATTTCCTGCAATAATGCTCGTCTTTGCAGTAACAGTAGGCGATGTCTTTAACATCGCCTTCGCTATCGCCTGCTGTTTTGCATATACGACAAGCTTGGAATCGTTTTGATAATCTATTTTATTATAGCTAGGTATCTGCGCCATCACTAATCACCCTTTATATCGGAAAATATCTGTCCACCCCTGACCTTCCCAATATTGCTCTACACTAATCTGTTTTTCAGCAGGCTTACTATCGGTATGCGCACCGCAACGCTGGTTGTTACCGATATACCATTCAACATGCGACGGATTGCTCATGATATCCCCGCGCTGCAACCCCTCAAGACCGGGGAATGGGAGTCGTTCAAAACCATAGTTTAAGATTGCATTATCAAAATCTCCGCCACCCAAAAACGGAATATCCAGTCCACCCGCTTGCAAACCAGCACATACGAAAGACGTACAATCATAATCCGGGCCTTGTCTGTTCTGCTGGGAATAGTGATGAATCTGACCATCCTCATCGTTAGCAATCTTAATACACCATTGAACAGCCTTTTCAATAATCTCTGCCGTAGCAGTGCCAGCGCCGCCACCATTTGGATTCGGTGCGGTAGCGCCAGTGTAATATTTTTTCTGGTCGAAGTTCTTGCCTACGCGTTCATAATACTGTTGTGCCGTTTCGGACGACTGCTTTACGCCGTATTTGTAGGCGACTTTGGTCGGGTCGTCAATATTCAGGGTCTTTAAGATTTCCGGCACATTATTCTTCGGCGAGAAGAACGGCATACGTGTCTGACGTCGGATGAGAACATACCGATGCAGCTGTTCATCCCATGACGGGGTAAGAATAGTACCCATCATGGTAAAACCGCCGACTGCATGTTCCTGCCCATACATATCCGTATACTTCTTAAAATCGCTATATTCCCAGAGGTTAGGATTGAGCTTATGACCATTAAAGATAAAGTCATAGGCTTCCAAACTATATCTGTTGGTCACATGACGTTCCTCAAAAGATGTGGTGATATTTTGCTTATCTGTCATCTTTTGGGACGAATTCTGGGATGCTGCCTGATTTATTTTCTTATCGAACAGGCGTAGAGAGGCATTGCCGTTATTGCCCACCATAGCTGAGTCAGTGGAACGGTCAGCATAATCCGCCCGCTTTCTCAGTGCATTGATATTTGCCCGCAAGTCTGGCTTTACCGCACCAACCTGCAGTGCAAACTTTTCTGATTTATTTTCTGCCATAATTTCCTCAAAAAATTGAACCTGCTACAGTTCCGTCACCATCCGGGGTGACGTCGTTACTTAACTTCTGTTTACTACGGACATCCGCATTATAATCTTCTGTGTACTGCTGCTCCACTAGCGCAGAACGGCCAGATACACGGATAAGGACTATGTCCCCCTTGCTGGGGAACCAGTCCTTATTCCGCAGATCCACCATAGCCTTATCTATTTTTACCTTACTTCCGTCCCTATCCATGTACTCTACAGTACACTGATTGTTGGACTCATCTGCGCTGAGTACTTTGGCAACAGTCTGTTGGTCCCGATTGGCGGAGCGCATAGCTTCGCCAATGACACCATTTTTCATTGCATTTCCAAGTACTCCCATTTATTTACCTCTGTGGCGGATGCACTACAATAAATACATCTCGGCCACTTTCCTTCTTAGTCATTACTGCCTCTGGTACAGCCTCCATCTTATTATGCGTTTCCGCCATTTGGCGATTGATAAAATCAATAGCACTAGAAAGCGCCTTTTGAGATTTATCGTCCGAGGCGGTTAATACAAACGAGAAGCCTGTGGATTCATAATTCTTGGACGAGCCACACTTTAAGGCCGAAGTCAGTGTTATGAATGACCCTTTATTGTCTTCATACCATTTATATGCATCGCGTTCTTGTTCTGTACCAGCCATAAAAACAAACGACCTCACAATGATATCATGCAGGACTCCCGCCGCTTCTTTGTGTACAAATGGTATGTCATAGCACCCATTACTGTCCAGGATAGCATTAATGTAGTAGTATTCTTCACTGTCTGGATTTTTAATACAGATACATTCAATCTTGTCACTGATATCTGCTGTAAAACCTTTCTCGTGTGCTGCTACACGGAAGAACCCATTAGTGAAGTATTGCTTCAATGTCTCGTCATGAATAACGCTCTTCATTTCCTTCATCTTTGTATCCGCATTTATATCGTCAGGAGTTTTTCCGGTTACGCCATAAAGGGCTTTTGCTTTTTGAATGGCATTGTTACTCCGTACAGACATGCGCGGCTTAAGCGGGTTAAAAGATGCTTTCGAGAAGTTGTTTATTTGGCTATTGTTTATTTGGCGATATGCAGTTTGCGCAAGACCTTCATCGTTAGCAATCTTCTGGCACTCATCCAAACCAAAGCTCTGATGAATATCCATAATACCGTCTTTTCCGAACAGGGCGTTTACCACTTTCGAAAAATAGGGGTAGTTGCTTGCATTCGACAGCGTCGTAAATATAGACTGTATTGCATCTTCAGATCCAAAGTTTGGTGCTCCGTACACAGAACCAACGTGGCCATCAATTCCGCCAACATATGGCTTGTTGTATTTCATTAACGGGAATATTACTAGCGTCTTCCTGCTATTGAATTTACTTGCCACAATATCTTCTATGGCACCAAGCCCCAATATAAATACCGGAACAAGTGGAGCAGCAATTGCCGCCGCCGTTGCCGCGCCTCCAGCCGTGACCGCAGCGGCTACAGCCTCTGCGCCGCCGGCCACTGCGCCAGCTACTGCTTCAGCTCCACTGGCTACAGTTGAAACTGCACGAGCAACACTTCCAATCTTACTTAAAGCATTGCCAAATTTCGAAAACCCACCAAGAACATTTTTACCGACCTGCACAACCTTGCTTTCATTTATAGCAGAGCCTGTGCTTTTGATTAAGTTACCAACTTTTACAGCATTCTCGCTGTTTTTTATGCTCTGCAGGCTTTTAAACAATCCTGATGCTGCCCCCTGCATAAGCTTCGCTCCGCAAATCGCGCCCAGTGTGCCAACTACAGTATTTACACCAAGACAGCCAAAGGACTGATTTTTAGATTCCCCAGCAGACGCATCCCCCACCTGTGTGGTGATGAGATCCGGTGTAAGCACTGTTCTAAAACCATTTTCACTGGAGAATACTTGAACTACATCGCGGACAAGGCACTGCCCGTTGATGTAATTGTATGTATCGTTTAGGATTATGCGATCGTTAGGCTGTACTGTTGGGTCGCCAATAACAACAATATTCCCTTGATACATTTCTTTCATCGCGTCCTTAAGGGCACTAATGGTCATCTTTACTGCGAGAGCATGATGATTTTGCGCATCGCCCTCCTTGTCAAAACCACGATCCAGCCAGCTATTGAATACACCATTGGTAAACCACCCAGTAACATCACTTATGATGCCAAGCTTTCTAGACGCTTCACCAAAGAGTTTTGTATCTACATACATTGTTTTTTGGTACTCCGGATATATTGCTGCATCTACCCACTGTGGGTCGGTTTTCTTCTGTACCCTGGCATTCATAAAGCCTTCTACTTCATACATGCCAATAGCGCACGTCTTGATGTCTTTTGGAGAAACCGCCAGCCGATTGTCAATAATATCAGAGAGTGACGTATAGATATGCGCCTGCTGGAATGGCTTGCGCTTTTCAATCCATGTGCCGCCCTTTTGCTCATAATCATAAGCATAGTAGTCATGCGCGCGCCCGATAAATAATGTAGAGCGCATATGGAATGGCCGGACAGCCGCGTAGTATTCCGGATCGGTGCTCCGGCAGATATTTGCTACATCCCAGACAGTTTTGCCGAACACTTCGAACTGCAGGTGTGTTGCAATATCCTCATCCTTGCCCTTAATGGTATTTACCATTCCCTCAAGCACGCCTTCTTTATGGTCATCCCCTGAGACGTTTAGGTATCGGTCCGAACCTGCCTTAAGGCCAATCTCGAAGATGTTTTGTACTGGTTCGGGGTCTCCGGCATATGCCATATCGGGATTACCAAAGTGATAAATTCCTAACGGGTTTATTGGCGTACCAATAAGATTTGCCGCGTCATCCCAGCCTTTATCGTGCATATAGGAATTGATAAGCCCGCCTTTTAAGCACATCAGGCTACGCATAATACTCTTCGGGGTATCGCCGTTTTCAGCAACGGATGACCAACCAACGCCATCAATCCCCTGAAGTTCTGACGCTTTCTTTTCTAGAAGAATGGGCTTACAGATTTCTCCGCCATCGCTTTGACAAATGAGTTTTACTACATCGCCGTTATCTACTTCCGCAATCATCCCATTAAAACTAATCGGCAGATGAGAAGCATCGGCGCCATAGCCAATACGGATATGAACCCTTGCGCCCGGTCGTAACCTGAATCGTTCAGCCTTAGGGGCGTTTGTGCGGCGCTCTTCTTCATCTACAGCATAGGACTGCAAGGTAGGCAGCCACAAAGATTTAAATACATCCGTAAAATTCGTCGAATAGTTCATATTCAAATCTTCATCTTCTGTTGTAAATGTATTAAAGAAGTTGGTCATTACGACTTCCGCTACGTCAGTAGGGTTTTTGCGTGACTTTGAAATCGTTATACTGGAGATTGCATTTATGTTGTAGAAGTTGTCATGAAGCCTGAACTTACCAATCTTGCGTCCTTCATCAATGAAAAACATATAGAATGTTGGGAAGGCTCGAAGCATTCTCCCACGGCAATCATGGACGACCATATCATAGAAGCTGTGCACCATATACATGGTCGGGTCTTCAGCAGCAGCCGAGCAGTTATAACGGGAGTTATTCTCCCCTAAAACGGCTGCCGGTGCCTCAGTTTCACCAGAACCAATCAACGAGTTGTCAATAACATTTTCACCGGCCAATGCCCGAATAAAGCTCCGAAGGCGCGTTTCGTACGTAGCATCCTTCTTATTTGGAGACGTTTTTCCGCTACATGCTGCCATTGCGATTGCATTCAAGGAATCGTATTCTCTGTTAAGAAGAAGTTTAAGGAAATTCTTATCTCCATCGACAACACCCATGGCGCACATGAGGAACAGTTTGCCATTGTCCATAGCTTCTTTGTTCTCGTTAATCTTCTTGGCATAATCCGATAACGACTTATTGAGCACTGCCGTCTTTTTAGCATTGGCAGAATCTGTCGTGGCTTGCTCGGTAGCAGCCTTGTCTGTACTCGATTTTTTATCGCCGTTATTCTCTTGTGCGTTCCCTTCTTTGGCTTCTGTATCCTTACCTTCTGCTTCTTTGCCTTTTTCTCCCTCAGGGATGGCATCACCAACATATGATACTACGCTGGCAGCATCCTTTTTCACTTCTCCTGGCTGTTTTTTCTGAGAATACTTCTTGGACGTGCCGTACTGTTTTTGCGTTTCGGATTTAGTTCTTTCCTCTGCAGCTTTCTTTGCTCGCAGTTCTTCAACGCCAGCCAAAACTTTTCGCATATTCTCTTCATTGGTAAAAGCATCCCGCATTACGTCATAAGAGAACGACGGGAAAATGCTGTAGCTTACCAACACCTGCATATACAGCATACAGATTCTAAGGAATGCTTTTTTGGCAAAATCATAATCAGTTAGGCACTTCTTAACATACGCTTCTTGCACTTCTGCGTTTGCATACCGATAATACGGGTCAGCCAAGTACCTTCCAACACGAGGATGAGCCTCTACAACAGTTTCGCTATTTTCTACCGTGTCGTCCCGTTCGATATGGCCATAGTAACCAAACCGGTCTTCTAATTCTTCCGGTGTATAGAACTTGAAGTTAAAATACCCAAACTCGGTAGCGTTCTTTGCAATCATTTCGATTTTGTAATCCTTTTTCGGATCCTTGTCATCGAAAGCCCACACTTGTTCTACGCCATCGATTTTAAGCCGCCCGCGATACTTAGTGCTGTGTCTCCACGGAGCTTTTTCATTTTTAGAGTGCGCTCCTGTCGCTACCGATGCGACAGCTGCTACTGTACCAGCTACTGTTCCCACTGCAGCACCAGCTGCTACACCTGCTACTGTTCCAACTGGTGTTGCAACCGAACCTATCGCTGCACCGACACCCATTGATGTTGCAACTGTACCTCCAAATGCCGTAGCGGCGGCGTTTAAATGGTCTGCCGTCTCTTCACTGTAGTCAACACCGTTATTACTGCAAATGGCGTCAGCAGCCGCATCCAAGAATGCGGGGATTTTACCAAACAACCCGTTTGGTATTTCGCTCCTGCCTTGTCCTGGAACACCTTCTATGTGCGAGTTATTGTATTTGGGGCAAGTATTGAACGCAGCAACCAGTTGCTGTACGGCATCTCCAATACTGCCGCCCATTTCGTCAATCGACGTGTTTTGATAATGTTTAATAACACCGTTTATACGATTGGAAATTTCCTCGTTCTTTTTATACATGGCAGAGGAATATTTACCTGTAGCTTTTTCATCTTTGATATCCTGTTGCTGCTGCTTTAACCTTTCGAGATTTCCCTTATTGTCTTCATTTGACAATCCGGTATTACCGGTATTGTCTGGCGCATCCTTTAACTCGGTCACATTGCCGTCTTTATCGGTTTCGGTTGTTTGACCAGTCACTGGTTTCTTTATTCCATCCGCATTATCATATGTCGTAGACGAATGAATATTTGCTCCGTTCTTTTCCTGATAGCTTTGCTTGGAAGAATCGTTAATGCGGTTAAGCATACGCTTTTCCATCATGGCCACCTTCACATTTGGTGCTATTGTCCATGTTTCATCGCGTTCGTCGTCAGCAACATTCTCGTAATCAGAAATAATGCGGGCGGTAATAAGGTCGTCATTCTGGAATACGGAACTAAGGTCCTTATCCCACCCCCTGGATAATTCATAATTTCGATTCCAGGAGCCCATGCGGTTTGCAAGACTGCCGCTGATTTCCTTGCCCGTCGTATCTTTAATTACCGTCTGGCACGCATCGGAGTTAAGCGAATTAAGCACAGCTTCTCGAATAAGCTGGCTCATTAAGACATAGCTGTACGTGAAGTAGAAATCCGGATCAGGATAAACACGCTTTGTATTTGAGTAGCGGATAAAATTAAAACCATTCTCTGCCAGCTCCTTAAGAGTTGGTAATTCAAGATCCGGATACAATTCTGCCTCAGAAAGATATTCTGTCATCTGCGTGTAGGACCATCTGCGCTCACGAGCGATACCTTGCACAGACAGGTTGTGGAAGTTTTTCATATCTTTCTGTTGTAGAGATTCTCTATTACGCAGAGACCTGTCTACGGATACCAGGCTCATTGTAATATGATAAAGCCCAGGATAATTCGGAACCGTATCCACTTCACAAGCTTCCACCATTACATCGGTGATGCCAAACAGCTTAGTAAACTCCGTTTCGATTTTTAATGGCCACGCCGCCAGAACCAATCGATAATTGCGGGCAAATTCCGCCGATACATGCGGCAGCGCATTAATTGCAGAGGCTGCCTTTTTACTCTGCGTATACATACTAATCTGAAGAGATACATCTGTTCCTCCCATATACTGAGGAGCATACCCTGACGTTTCCTGCAGAGTTACCTGAGCAAATGTGTTGCTGGTGTTGATGTGAATAGCTTCTACCAAGAAGTCTTCATCATCATTATACGGCTCAAATTCTAATGTAGCAGAACTTACAAAATCAACTAACGCTTTTGCGCCGTTAGCGTCTTCGTTACCGCCTACCCCCTGTTTATTGTTTACTTCGGCAAGGAAATTTAAGAAGCTCGAGTCTGCATTAACATCAAAGTAGAATAAGGATTCGCCCTTACCGAGCGCGGCGCCTTTTAACAAATTTGACGCATACGTCAGATTACTCTCCCCAAAGTCTACAGACATTCTAAGACGAAGGTTTCTGTTAACAAAGGTTTCGTCCGCAGAGGCAACGCCTGAAATCGAAGATAATGTCCTCAAGTTGTTAAGAGAGTCTTCGGATATATCCGGATATTCAACATTGATTGAAAAGTCGGCGCCGTAAATAGAACCGTCAGAATTAGACGGACCGAATGTTGTTGCCCCTTGTTTTTGGCAAAGAGGCTGGCCATCTTCTCTTTTTAAAGAAGTAAGTCCCACTTCATAGTAGGTTGTTGCCTCACTAAGCAGGCTTTCTAATTCTCTTGTCTTCTCTTCATCCGGTACAAAAGTGCCGGCCGCGCCAGCTTTACCAATCACCATCCGGTTGTTAACGCCAGCAAGAACATAGCCATCGAGCTCCGGCGCCTTTAAATAATCATTGACCTTATCGAGTGGCGACTGTGAGGTATTAATATAATCTATCTCATTCTTTACTTTTGCCATCTCATCGGCAAAGTTAAGCTCAGTCTTCGTTATGTCGCGAACTGTGTTGGGGCGAGCCATGCGTTCAAGCTTTGCCTTCTTTAATCTTTCCAACTGATTTTTGTTCGGTACATAGAATCGAATGTACGGATCTACGAAGTTAGCTGGGACAAGGCATGTTTTGTTGCCAAAGGTGCTGGTGATGTACTTTTTGTCGAGGAATTTAACCCCTCTCAACTCTTCGCCGTTCCGCAGCAGTCGTTGGTAATAGTAGCGGAACAGCGGATAGTTTATCTGCTTACTAAAGTAATTACGAACCTCCGTATCATCATCGCTGCCGTCATCAAAGGGGATTTCCGGCATATAAATGCGATACTCAAACTCAGACAACTGGATTGTGGCTTTTATCAGCTTAGGAAAATTAGGAACCGTCTCGCAGGAGAAACTCACAAGCGAAACTGCATCTACACCTAACACAGTATTGATGTAATAGCTTTCTATTGGCAAAAATGGTGCTACACGAAACTGAGCATACAGCGCGCGCAGCCCATTCATCCAGTATGTGACATTCTTACCTTTATTATCCGGACGGGTATTGGTTTTATATTCATAGCCGTTAATGCCGCGGTCTTCATTGAAATACAAGTCCATCTCAATGATTCGCTGGTTCTTTGTCGAGCTTTTTGCCATAGACCCTTTTGCACGGATAAGCGGCATTCTTTCAGCCTTAGTCTGTGTAAGTGTGCGAATACTGGTCGGCGGTACAAAAAGCGTCACATCACCAATTGTAACCGTCCAATCTTTCAGGGCTTTCCAGGTTTGTCCAAAAATCTGTTTCTGCACCTGTTCACGATCGTCAAACTTGCTCGTGTCGGCGTACAAACTATCGGCATAGGCTTTCTTGTCATATTCGTAGCTATCCAGATTAATTGCTGTGGAAGCCTGATCGCCATCATTATACTTGTTAATCTCCGTCATGTTTGTATCGGCAATAACCAGTTTGTTAAGGTTAATCCACTGGCCCTTAATTTTGACATAGACAGCGCTAATACAGCGGCCATACGCATCCTGCCCCCATGTATTAAAACCGGGGCGCTGGTGTTTTGTATAGGAGTCAAAAAGCATATCTAATTGGCGTCTTGCTTCATTTTCGAATCCCGATCCGTACAGTTCTGTGTTAAACATTGTTTTGATGTTGCCGCCATCACGGGTAATCTGCGTACCATCCACCACAATACGCATAGCTTCTGCATCGTTTAGCGCATTTACTACAACATCACGACCAATGCCTGCATCAGCAATGGTTTCCGGACTGTAATCATTTGTTGCATTTGCTACAAGGACATAGCCGTTTGTACCATCAGAAAAATACTGATGGTATTTATCGTCGTCCAGTTTTACCACATTTACAACACTATCACTGGGCTGCGCATAGTCAAAGAACGTGCCTTTGGTTTTGTAGCCGTCGTAAGCTTTGTCCAATGTTTTGCGAGTCTGCATCCAGCTTTTGTACTTGGACACCATATAATTTTTATTCCCAAGGGCTGTGCCGAGGTCTACCTGAGACAGCTCTTTTTGGTTGAGCTCGTCCATGCCAATCTTGCGATAATGGGGCAATTCCTTTGTATCGAGTCCCGCAAAACGAACATTTACAGCCGTGGCCTCTCCACTGCTATTATGAGTGCTGGTATACCCCTTTATATAGCTCAGGTATTTTTCACTTTTCTCGTCGGCTGGATGAATACTTCCGACGGGGATTGCAAGCGTGTCGCCGTCGTCTACTTTAATGCCAGCCACTTCTTCACTGTCATCGCCGATACCTTTTGCGCCAAGTTCTACGTCAAAAACATAGACTTTTCCCTGTTCATCGGCGCCGGGCTGCGGAGGGTCTTCCTGATAGAATCTGTACGCTTCCGCAGAATTGGCTCTGTCACGCCTAACAGAGTTGAGGTTTTTATCCATTTCGCCAAAATACGATTCCTGATCAGGTGCATCGTAGTAAAAATCCCCCATATCCGGCAAGCCGATTGCGGGGTTTATAAAATCAGTTACCACTTTATTTCCTCCGAGTTTTCTATAAAAAAGAAGACCAGAAACTATTGCCCTGGTCTTTTGTAAAGTCTATAACATGTCTGAGACATATGAAGCAATATCACTGTAGCCGATATTACTAGACGAGTCTTTGATATTCATAGTCATGGTGTTGCCGCCGGCACCTTGCGGCATATTGGCAAACGCTTGATTAATTACATTTGTTGCAAAGTCGCGCCCCTTATCTGTGGATGCATTTACGTTGATAATGTATGACTGGTTAGCCCCGCTCTGAACCCCCTGCATACTCATCGTGCTGGGGATTTCATAAATCGCATTTTCTTGCTGTATCCCCTGCGCCTGCCCTTGAGTCGGTGTTGGTGCGGTAGGTGCTCCACCCGCCATACCGATTGCCATTGTGGCTCCGGCAAAACCGAGCATGGCCATCGCACCATGCCCCTTGAAGTTCTTTTTTATCGAACTTAACAGGCCTCGCACCTGATCTCCCATTGTCAGCTCGCCTTCCGGAAGATCTCCAATCATTTCGTCCGGGGTATACGGTGTGTCGCTAAATTCAGAGGTTCCCGCGATCCTTGACGGAGTTGTCATAATATCGACGTGCTGCGTCTTGGCATCTTCAAACCCAATGTCTTCTACCCACTTATCTTTAATCTGATTAGCACGGTAGAGCATATCGCCTTCATCTGGCGTACCAATATTGGTGTATGACATATCCATCGCATAGCCGACACGCAAAGCTTTGTAAAGCTCGCCATTAAGGGAATTGCCCTCAGACATAAGATGGCTGAAAGCTTCCTTAATCCTGTCAGCACTCACAGTGCCGGTTTCCGGATCCTTCATCCGTTCCGGAAGTTTTTTAAACTCCTTAATGCCTCCAGCGTAAACCTCATCAATGAGTTCGTTTAACTTTGTCGGGTCTGCCTGTTTTTGATAGACTACTCCATTCCGGCCCGTGCCAATACCCCAGAAGTCTTTCAGCGCCGTGTCGAGCCCCTCCAGACTGGAAGCTGTCGCTGTCGCGTTTTTAGGAGCCTGACCAGCTTCCTTGACATGAACCATAAACTGGTTAATTATGTTTAGGTCGGCATCAGTTAAGCCATTGTCTAAACCGTGATCGCGGATAATATGTGCAACCTGGGTCATGCGGTAGGTATTCATGTTAAAAATACCAGCTCTTTCTTTGCCCATATGTGCTGCAATTTCATCATCCATATTCAGCTTATTTACTCTGTTGGCCAGAATTTCGGCCTCTGCATTATACTCATCCGACGTAGTGTCTTTACCGTATCGAATTTTCAAGTATCTATCTGCAATGCCCTGTCCATCAGAATTCGTAGCTAAACTATCTGCCGTCAGGGTTTCGGCAGTTATTGATTTACCATTCTCTTTGTTGTACTCCTCAATAGCTTGGTTAAATTCCTTGCTGCCCTGAATTTCCTGTTCAAAAGCTTCATTGAATTTGTTGCGGTCACTCACGCTCAACTGATTTGAATTCCAAACTCTGCCAGCAACCATTGTCTCTGCTTTTTCGTTGCGGATCCTGATAGCTTTGTCTAGGTCGTTAAGCGTTAGTACATCTCTTTTTACGCCTGTGAGTGAAGACGTACCAATTACTTCCGCTGAACGGGCGTATGCCTCAAACGGGTCTTTCCCGGAAAAACCTACGCTTATCTTTACGTCCGAGAAATTCTCCAGGTCTTTAATACCAAGATTCCCGGCATCCAGATTATTCTCTATCAGGTTTTTCTGCAGATTGTTAATGCGAGCATTGAAGGATTTTAATACAACTTCTTCTCCGTCCTCGTTTACACCAGTGACTTTAATTTGTGCATCTGCACGGGCAAGCAGTGCATAAACCAAGTCACCGTCCTTATCGCCGTTCTGGCCGGCAAGTGTACTTTGTGTTATTCTTGCCTGGTTACGAGAAAGACTTCTGTCAAGGAATAAATACGAACCACCAACTGACGTATTATACTCGGCAGGCTGTCTCATCTGCAAGCCCAATCCGCCGCCATCGTTTATATTATCGAGGAAGTCATTGACTATTTTTTTATTATCCTTTATACCGAGTTGTCCCAAGATTCCAGACAAACTGTCATCCTGCAAGGCATTTACAAAGAAATCTTCACCAAGGAATGTAGCGTTAATATTGTGCCCGGCCCTGATATGGTCAGCAAGACTCATTCCATCTACTTTGGCTGTATTCATCAAACCAAAGGCTTTCTTTTTGCCGTTTACAACTTCGCCCGCTTCGTTACGAACAATAGTCTCAAAATTATTGTCTGCGGTCATACGGATAATATCAGCCTTGAATGTGCCAGACCCCGTAATATAATCGCTTGTTACCTGAGCTGCAGCGCCTTCTTTGTGAACCGAGAGATTTACTATCGATTTTAAAAGATCACTAATTCCTTCATTGTACTTGTTCTTATAAAACTCGCTTACTGTAGCGCCGCGATATCTTTGCTCTTCAAAATAGTGGTGGAGGCTGCTAATATTGTCGCGGACAGCCGAACCAGATATTACTCCTTCTCCATTTGCTGCATCCATCATGGAGAGGTTTTCCATTGGCACGGCAACGTAGCGCTGAACTGCGCCTTCGCCCATATCAATAATCATATTACGATTATTCGGGTTCAGAGGGTCATTTTGGAAGAACTGCTTATCTGTGTTTAGTTCCCAGATTCCTCTTACATTAAAATCAGGATTGCTTTTGGTAAATCGTTCGATTAATTCGGCGCGCTCAGCTTCTGTTTCGGCTTTTCCCATCTGGGCGTTGAATTCATTGGCCGCGGCACTGGACTGATAAGAATACTGGTTAAGGAAGTTATTCATGCCAATGATTTTAGCTCCGTGGGCTTCTTCATAAGCTTTAATCATTGTATTGATGGACTTCTCACTGATGCCACGCTGTTTAAGTTCGCGCATATCATCTGCATGAACATGCCCGTCTATGATAACACCACGAACCCCGCCAGTACTAACGCCATCACCCCATATAGCCCCAAATCCCTGACCACGGATTATTTCCTCTTCCATGTTCTTGATTATGTCTGCATTTATGCGATGTAGCTTTCCCGGCTCGCTGTAAGTGGCCGTCAGCTTGCCATCTTCCGCATTCCATTTTGCGGATACACCAAAGTCTTTATAGCGCCTGTTAAAGCGGTCAAGAATCTCCTGCTGCTGTTCTTCCCCTGAGGCATTCTGCAACATCTTTTCATAAGCCAGGCGAACCGAATCGAGCCCTTTCTCATCCATGACCTCCTGGTTAAGGTTCTGGGCAAGACGGCGTGTCATCTTTACGCCTTTGCTGTTGCTGCCGTTATTGAGGCCTACCTCATCAGCATCTGCGGCTACGGATAGTCCTGATACTTTTTGATAGCCAAGAACTTCGTTTTTGTCACCGCCGGCAACTCTTTCAGCCTTTTTTATTTGATCCTGAAAATCGCCTTTTGCTTTATCGTATGCTTCTTGCGATAGGCGGCCTTCCCTGAACGCCGATTCCTTCTTATCCATCTCTACACCGGCGTTGTACTCGATGGAAGAAGCTATTGCTTTTCGAACACTTTCGCTAACACCATCCGCCGTAATGCGGTTTTCTTTTACATATTGGCCAACGATTTTATCCAGCTTATCAATATCGACGGTGTACAAATCATTGCTAAGGACAATGCCGTCATACCTTCTTTCAGCTGACAAGTCCAAATCGGCGAGAAGATTATTGCCGTCTTTGTCCTTAAATACAGCTTTCTGCTGCAATTGGCCAAGGATCTCTTCGGATGCTTTTTGATAGGCAGCTTCAAAAGAACCGGCATACTTAACCCCTTTTGCTTTAGCCTTAGCTTTTTCGTCAGCTTCTATTGCTCTAGCATGTGCGTCGATTGCATCGGCAATACGGGATTCGATACGATCATTTTCTCGGTGCGAATCTTTCATCTGTTCAAGCATTGCCGTGCTAACAATGCCGAGACGATTCACGCCGTTTTTGATTGTGTCCTTATCTACAAAGCCAGCGTCTTGTAACGATTGTGTTACCGCATCAAATTTAACCGACTGTTCGGCGATAACCTTTTTCTTAAATTCGCCCCAATCCGCAATAGATTTTTTGTCAATTGCTCGATACCCATTCGCTTCCAGATAAGCATTAAAGTGCTCGATATCCTTCAGGGCCTCTGGTGACGGACGAAGAACCTTTTTTGCCACGCCGCCTTCTTTGGGGACTAAAAGCTTTTTAATGTCTTCATCAGCTTCACCGAGACCGGCCAGTAAAAAGTCGTTTACGGCTTTTTCTTTATTGTCTATGAGCTTCTGATACCCCAGAGCGTCTCCAGACTTAACAATGTAGCGGAGTGTGTACCCCTCTCCGGATAAAATCTCTGCCGCTATTTGCCTGATTTCAGCATTGGTTTTAGAAGATACACCCCTGCCATACTCTTTGAATTTGTCAAAATGCTTATTGAGTACATCATTGATTTCGGCCTCATCTACTTCACGTCCTCCCATGAAGTAGCGCTTATAAAGATATCCCTCTCGCTCTGCTCGTACTTTTGACGGAGTACCGGCATAACTTTTATCCCAGGCAATAATATCACCGCGCTGGACATATTCCCAGCCGCGACCGTCAGCCGCATATTTGAAGGCGACCTTATCCGCTTCCCGGACAAGCTCTACCACTTCTTCTGTGGCGCGACGAACCTTCTTCTCGTTTTCTATTGCCTCTATAGTTGCAGTGCCTTGGAGTTCATCTATATCAATAAGGCCATCCGTCAGGTGTTTCTGATTAATATTTTTCGGGAATAAATGCAGAAGCCGCGGATTAGCTATTGAGCCGTTCTCGTTCAAGAAGCGGACTACTTCGTCCGAATCCTTAAGGCTGGATAATACCTTTTGAACCTTACCGCTTGCTTCGTCTTCAAGGCGGGCGGCAATCACAGACTCGTAAACCGAAGTATCAATATTCAGTGCTCTCGTGCGAATGGTTCCGTAGCGCCCATGCGTTATGTCGGCTTCTTCAGCTTCGGTAAGGAGAATCCTGCCGCCACGGACAAGCTCTTTTCGGCTCTCATCTTCACGTAAGAAGCTGTCTACATCCATCGTCCGAGCTCTGGCTGTAGCAACAGTTACGGAACGATTATCTTTGCCAGCGAAAGCCGTTGCATCATACCCCGTGTTTGTAAATGAAGCCAGCGCTCTGCTCGGATCTTTGACGGCATGCCTGTTGATATGAGCTAATCTGGATTGTGCGTATTCTTTTTTGCTTTGTGGCAGATTGCCAAATACAGCTTGTGAAAACTTACTATCTTCTGCTAAGGCGCCGAAAATGGTATCGAAGTCTTTATAAATGGCTTCGAGTTCATCCGGTTTTACATCGTTAACAGCCATAGACTTTTTGCCGGCTTCTACGTTCTCGTTTTCTTTTGCGAGCCGCTTCGCCATGGCATTTAGAGCTTTAGTTGTCCCCTCACTAAGGCTTAGGTCGGTAAACGCACCAGTCTGCTTAAAATAGCCAAACTCTTTTACCAGCGGCATAAAGTCGAGCATCAAGCCAAAACGTTTATCCTGATGGTCGTATCTTGTTACACTGTCGGGACGAATAAGCTCAACTGCTTTTTTCATCACCCACTGCAGTGTACTGATGTTTTCGCTTGCTGTGCGCCCCGTATTATTGGCGTATCTTGCGTATCGCGCCAAATGGTCTGCCGCGATGTCGATTTGTGTACGTAATCCAAAATCCCCTAGCGCACCGGTTTCGTCATTCATACTACGGCCCAGCGTTTTAAGCGTAGCAATTTGGGAATTGCCTAACTGTGTATAGAACCGGCCTGTCTTAGAATCATAACGTTCTATCGGCAACAGATAAGAAATATCAAACACGTTGCCGTTGGAATCATCAATAAGCTCAAGCCGTTTTCTGCTTAAATCGAACCTGTGCGTTACCTGATTACCCGCACTAAGAATCGGGGTCAGAGCATTACGCAAATACCTCTTGGTTGCCCCCATCCGCTTATCACGGTCACGAATAATTTCTTCTGCTTCCCACGGGGAATATCCATGCTTAACTAATTCGTCTTGTGCGGCTTTTGTAACTTTATTATCTTTCAGATTGAATAAGCTGGTTGGCTCAAAAATAGACTCTGTGATTTTCTCGACGAGATTTTCTATTTTTTCCTTGCCACTGTATACTTTTTCAATACCGCTGACATCATACATCTTCTCTTTAATAGCTTTCTGCTTTTCTTCAGAAAGGCCATTAAGAGTATCGACAGAGGCCGGACCGTTAACTGTATCCAGATATTTTGTTTCTGGATTTCTTAGTATTTCTGGTCGGAATCTTTGGATCATATCCAGCGTCTGGTTTACCCTCAGCATCATTGCCGAGGGTTCTGCAGGCATATTTTCTAAATCGCGCGAAAGTCTCTTGACGCCTTTAATTTCTCCATACTGCTTAGAAATAAGAGCGCCTAGTTTGCGCACCGCCACAGCCCTATTCTCCGTTCCGAGGAGCTTAGACAGTCTGGCCCCCCAGTGAGGCTCAGTTTCGTTTGGATCAATCTCAAAGAATGTACCGGTTTGACTGTTGAGCCCCGCATTATGACTGCGGTTTTCTGGCATGATACTGGAAATATCCAACAAGATAGATCGAGCCTGCTTGCCAGTTCTAAGCTGTCCTTCGGCTGTTTGTCCATATGCCTGAGCCGGTGTGTAAGTCCTGAGTTCATTATCGACCTTTGGGTGCCCACCTGCTGCCTGTTTGCCGGCCTGTGCTTTAGCTTTCTCCCCTTCAGTTTCTTCAGCTAATACACTCAGCGCATGTTCGTAGATTTGTACAAAATACTGATCCTTAACTTCTTTTTTCGCATTTGCGCCAGCCAGCTTATCGGTCAACTCCAGAGACTCTTCCAGAATATCTTTTACTTTATCCAAATATCCTGCTGAGTAAGTCGCATTAGCAATAGTTTGTGTTAATACTTCTTCGGCGTCCTCGTACGGTTTAAGCATTCCGTATGCTTTTTCCAGGGCTTTACGATCTCCCGCAACTTCTTTAAGGCGCTGAACTGCAAACTCTGAAATACTCCCCCCTGCTTTGCGGTTCTCTTTTTCCTCATTTAGAGCCTTTATATATTTCAGTGCGTTTTTCGCCTTATTATAATTGAGGCTGCGGAGCCAATTACTTGCAGAATCCCGCTGCTTTGTTATATTAGATTCTTCTACAGCCTCACTTAAGTCTGCTATAGAGCCATCTTCATGCCTCTTGCCAAATTTTTCATTTACAGAGGGAGACACTCCTGTTGTATCAATATGCCCGTTTGTCGAAGATATGGTGCGCCAATCTTCGAGTGTCTTTGGAGCGCTTTGAGGGACAACAGAACCTACATACGGGTTAGAACCGAGAAATTCCTCCGCTTCGGTTTTTGTGCCTACCCAGACATTTAAGTCCTTTAATCTTCCTTCGGCGTCTCCTTTATATGCCTCGCCATACTGATAGAACATCAAGGCTACGAGATTTTCCGCCCCGGCCGTGCCTTTGATTTTTCCATATTCTCTTCCGATAGCGCTGTCAACAGATATCTCTTTTACGCCAGCAAGCATAGCATAAGTATTACTCTTTAGTGCCGGCGCTACCAGATTCTCTTTTGTCAGGAGTTTTCCCTGAGCATCAAATCTTACTCCGTCAAATCTTATATCGCCAGATAATCCGTCAACAACGAAGCTCATGCCGCCAGCAGCGGTATTCCCCATAACACCCTTTTGGACATAAAAGATATCCCCGGCCTTAGCGAGTCTTTCGGGTTCCATTTTGCTATCACTGAATATATAATCAGGATTTGCTACATTCTTCCCGTTCTCATCTTTTACTGTAGCCGTAAAAGAGCTGTCCTTCAGCATATCAATAGTTGTGAAGCCTTGAATAGCTGTATCCGAGAAAGCTGCGTGCTGCGCATAGATTACGCCATTAAACAGCTCATGCATCATCTGCTGGTAACGGTCGGGGCCGTTTATGATTTTTCCGGTTGCCGGGTCAATCATGTTACCGTATCTTGCCTGCTGCCCCCGGGATGTATTTAATGTATTCCCCGGATTTGCCACAATATCTTCGAGAGCGCCATTAACATTTGCCAGAATTTTTGCGGGATCATTTTTCTCACGATGGATCATTGTTTTATCCATAATGAGGAATGCGTCATTCATGTCGCCCGTACCGGTTATCTGCTTCCATAACAAATATGCGTCACCAGTAGCCTGGTTGAATTTGCGGTTTATCTGGGCGTTGTCGTAACCAAAAACGTTGAGACCTGACAGGGCTATATTGCGCTTTTTTGCGTCGTAAAGCATGCGTAGCATCATATAGTCGTCGCGATAGAGTTGGTACTGTCTCCCGTCGAAACTATATGTTTTGGGTTTTGCACTGTGGATGACATTATAGTCATCAATGAGCCCTTGCAGACCGCGCTCTAAATCTTCGACCTGCGGAATCAAAACGTCTTCGTTAACAGCATAACTTTTAAGGATGTTAATGCCATCCTTATTTTCTACAACCGTCTTTTTATGCCCACGCTTAGCAATGGCTTCCAGTTTGTAACGATCTGCTTCGGATACACCATTTTTTTGGTCACCATGTTTGAAACCGAACTGTCTATAATCGTCAATTAATGACTGAAGTTCTTTTGCGGTTTCCGAATTAACACCGGTAAGGCCGGTCATCCATTTCTTTACCGGCGTGCCGGCCTTGGCCTTGGTGTCAAATTCAATAAAGGAGAATTCGGTTATATCGTTTCCAATACCCTCGAGGTCATACTCAATAAATTTCCCGGTCTTCTGGATATGCTCAACAACTTTCTTTTGTTTTTGCATATTCGTTTTTACAAGGGCATTGTGATTGAAGGCATAGTTAAGCTGGGCATCCTGAATGATTGTGCGTTTTAATAATTCATCACCAGATTGCACCGTGCTTAACTGCGTAGGGGATTGTACGCTATTTAACAGCTCTCCCACTACGGGCAGGAATTTTTGTTCATATATATTTGCTACTTCAGTACTTACTTCCCCCCGTTCATTAAAGCGCTTTGGGAGCGCCCCATAAACTGCATTTGCGCCCGCCCAGTCAAAATTAGCAATTCTAGACATGGATGGAATCAGCGCTTGGTTATTTAAGATCTCAAGTTCTATCTCTAAGTCTATTGGGTGCTGAAATACCGGCTTCACCAACGAATTGTCAGTCACACTTTTTGAAGCCTTTTTGTCTTCATTGTACTGTCTAAGCTCTTCTGAATATTGTTGACTGCTTCTTTTAATTAAACGGTCTTCTGCCGCCCGATTCTGTCTTTCTCTATTTGCAAGTCGGGATGTCGCCCGGTTGGAATAAATGTTATTTGCCATTAATTATTCTCCTAAAACAAAAGACGACTGCAAGATTACAGTCGTCAAAAATTACTCAGGAGAATAGGTTATCAACCGTTTCTCCCAGCTTATACGATGTTACCTTCGTGACGTTAATTACCGAGGTAATACCCTTTGTGGACTTTGGCTCGACAGAAACTTCGACACCCATAAGCCCCAAACCAGACAAAGTTGCCTGCAGATTTGCCTGTACCGTTATCGGATCGTCTCCACCTTTAGGTGATAGATTTGGCGCATTGATAACTTCTTGGTCACGATACGTAGATTCGTATATTCCAAAATCGGAGAAAAGCATGCCTTCGTTTTTAATGGTCTTTGCTTTTACTTTGTTCAGGTCAGAATCCGGATCCCACCCTTCCCACTGGAAGTTTGGCAGATTATGACTCTGAAAATATTCTTCATTGTCCGGCCCTTTATCAGATTCGTAGTCCATCTTCCAGACCTGCTTCAATGCTCGCCTTAAAAATGGCGATACGGTCTGCAGAATTTCCTCGCGCTTTTCAGGATCGTTTTCACGCATGAACTCAGTGAAGTAATCTCGCTCGTATTTTGGCAAGGCTTTTACAACATCTGTCCACCTAGCATCCGCCCGCAAACCGTACATAGTGGATTCCGCGGCCTTCTTGTAGAGCAGTGCTGCCCGTCCATATTCGCCGATACGCATGGCAGTTCTTGCACCAATTTCAGCAGCAGTAAAATCGCCCTCCGAGATTTTCTTTTGCTGTTCGGTGATATACTGATGATCGTCCGGGTTGAGAGCAATCATATTAGATGGGTCATCCGCACCGTTTTCTGAGAACTCTACAATGTGATGTATCTGATAGTAGTCCGGAATTTTAGTTCCATACACGCGCTCAAATTCTCTGAGCTGGCTCATGTCACGATCTTCCTGAGTGCGCGACGTGCCCGGTTTATTGTATCGGACTCCCATCGTTACCAAAGCATTCAGTGTATAAAGCCGTTCTTCCTCGGATACTTCTTCAGAATGGAATACACCATTACGGACACCAGGCAGATCGTTTATCGAAAAGCCATTGCTATATTCAAAACGATGGTTATTCTCATCATTACTGCCGAAGATTTCATCATGAAGACCATCTAACGCTCGCTGGATTCTCTTCTTGGCTAGATGTGTGAACTCGGTGTTGTTTACATCCGAGTCCTGCATAATTTCGCGGCGCCAATCGCTCCATTCTTCATAGTCATCGAAAATCTTCTTTACGTCCGTGCCTTCTTCGCTCTTGGCAAGTTCTGCTGCGCGGTTATAGAGCCCCGTATATTTTATATATGTCAGGCGGTCAAAGTAATCTTCAAGTTCCCACTTTTGTTTTATCCTGTCCGGAGTCCAATGGGCACGCTCTCCACTTTCAATTGATGGGCCAAATAAGCCAGACATGGCCACGCCAGCAGCCGCGCCGATAAACGCACCTTTTGTTCTAAACTTCCACGATTCTTCATTTCGGAAAAACTTCTCTATAGAACCGCTAAGCGCTTTGGTGAATTTTTCTTTTTCTGTATCCAGCACATCTGCAGCCATCCAGCCAACCGTGGCATAGCTCGCGGCTGCCTCTGTTGGACTTGACTGTGCGCTGGTATACAGATTGCCAAGGAGCGACAACCCTAAGCCTATCTTACCGCCTTTCTGGAACAATTCGCCATCACCAGGACGGAAGAATGTAGCAATACTACTGCCAATAAACGCCCCTCTATCCATTAGCGCGGCCGCTCCAGATAGTAGCATTTTCTTTGTTTTACCAATACCTTCTCTGGCCTGCAAGTTATTTAGAGCGAACCATTCTGCGGCACCACGGATTACACCCCAATGATCCGACACTGCCCTCTCCATAGCCGGTTGGATATACGTTCCCCACACATCTGACCATGTTTGGTATGGCGTGCCGTATACTTGTTCTGCATTATACGATTCAAGCGGACTTCTTACACGCAACCACCGATCATGGATTAACGGCAGATCGGCATGAGCAACAATCTCTGCAGCACCGCCAAGCACGCGGTCAAATGTACTTGTTAGGGCATATACGTCCGCAGCATTAAGATGGTCTTTTTTCTTTTTGATTACGTCCTTGTGCTCATTAAGTAAAAGCTCACTGACACTTTCACCATCAACAAATACCGCTGCATTTACAGTGCCTTCCCCATTATTTGTACCGTCAGGATTGTCTCTGTTATACTCATTCGAATCTGTTGCGATGGTTACACTCTGGCCGGGATGTAAATACTCGGCCATAATCTGATTACCAGCCCCACTCATCGCGGTCGTTTTATCAAACTCAATGCCTGCAAGAGTTAATAATCTATTCGACCCACGAATGCGGAATGAACCATCCTTGTTGACCTCTTGGATAATAGCGTCCTGATAATCCACGTCTTTACCGAGAATCCGATAGTCGTAAAAATCGTGCTGTTTGTTTTGCTCATTCACGCGCTCTTGGATTTTTTCCATGTCCTTTTTTAAAGCAGGGTCGGTAACTGTAGCGTTCGCAATCTTTTTCCAGACCTTAAACTCTGTTGAGTTTGGAGCAACGTCAGCCAAAATCTTATAACGGTCGTAGCTGCCATAAATTCCATAGGAGTCCGGGTGCAATTCATTTAACGCCTCGTACCCCTTGCCAGGAAGACGAGCCTCTCCTTTAGGCAATTGCGTATACGGGTCCCCGAATCTTAGCTTCTCCGGAAGCCAATCTGGCATCGTATTTAAGAGCGGATTGACACGAATGTTTCGCCTGTATTCCGGGATAAAACGACGCCCAATTTCTGCTACGCCGCCGCCAATACCACCAACGGATTCATCCCAGAATGAACGACTAAAAGAATCAATGTCTCCGGCATCTGCAATTTGCTTTCCATCACGCTCGCCGAATCCAAACGCTCTGTTTGCGCCATAACCATAGATACCGCCAATTAATCTTAGCGACTGAGCTGTCTCGTGAACAAGATCGCCACCAGCTCCGGCGTTAATCAGGTCACCCATATCTTCGTTGCCGAGGATTTCATCTACTTTACTATGGCGAATATAGTCGGTGGTGATCATGCCGCCTTTGTTTTCATTGCGGGCGGCAGCTACGTATATTTTTCGATTTGTCTGTCCCAAAAGGTCAAGCGGGTATTGCCCGCCAAAAGAACCTCCGCCGCCAGAACCGCCGAATCCAAATCCGCCGCCACCAGAGCCATCACCAGAACCGCCGCCCTCATAAAGAGTTTCGCGACGCTCTGGTTCCATCGGCCCGCCAAGAGCATCAAGCTGCTCCTGACGCATCTGCTCCCCACGATCCTTACCAATACGGATATTATACTGGCCAAGTGAGGGGGATGCATATGAAGTATATTCGCCGGCGGTAATCTGTTCGCGGTCGAATACCATGGCGTATGCGTGGTCACCCTGAGCAGTATCACGGATATGCTGATTTATACCATAGATAATGGCTTTTACATCCTGCCCGTCATCCGTCAACCTGTCCTGGTTCATCTTAACAACCGGTTTCACAAGTTCACCGATTGTAGGATTAAGGATGATACCCCAAGGAGTTTCTTTATCAAACATTGTGCCGGAAACCGTATATGGGCGATCTTCCTTATGCTCTTCCTCAAGATAGTACGGGTCCATTAAATAAACGAGCGGGGAAAATGGTGCTGTTGGTGTAGGTAACAGAGAATGCCCCCATTTATCCCAATAACCACTATACAATGATTTGTTGTAGTAGTCGCTATTAAGTCGTCTGGTAAGTGTTGGCTGATAATACTCGACTGTCGAACCACGGAACTCATTTACCGAACCAAATGACCAATAACGCCCGCGCCTTACCGCTTCATATCCATTGGCAATAAAATCACGTTCTTCATCGGCATCATAATAGCCATCCCGGCCACCCCAATATTGCATGATAGGATTGACGTAAGATTCGCTTTCAAGAAAGCCACCTATCCCGGTCATATCCAGCATAGTCCTCGCGCCAATATCCATGTAATCCAGAGTGTTTACGAATCCCGCACTTGGTCTGACACCGGTAACTGCACCTACAGTATCGTCGCCCCACTCAAGATAAGTTTCTCCGATAGCCACAGGAGCGATTCTTTTGGCTATTGCTTTTGTTAACCCCCATGTGCTATCAAGAGCCTCGTTTGAAAACTGTAAGAAAGGAGGCAGATCGTCTCCACCTAAGCGCCGCAAGAAGAAATACGGAACCATCGTCATTCTGGATAGATTCCCAGCATCATGTCCGCCAGCCTTGAGCTGATTAATGAAGTTCATTCCTTCATCTTTGAGTGCATCTAACGAACTATCCGTTATGGATTGATTTATGGCTTTTAGAATTTCCAAAGGCCCGGAGCTTTTGCGGAGTATTGCATAGTCGGATTCAATGTACTGCTCGGGTATATCACTCTCATGGTTGCGTCCATTAGCATGCAGCATCTGCCATTCATGGCCATCATTAACCATATCCTGGATAACCCTGGACGCATCTTGTTCGCCTGCCCGCGTAGTTTTTCCGCCCGCAACAGTGGTATATTTTGCAATAAGGCTCTCCAGTAAGGACTGGTTGGTTATCGGATCGACAACATCATACTCGCTACGCTGATATTTTCCGAAGCCGGTAAACGCATTCATGGTTTCATTATCCAAGATTGACGTATAGGCCAGTCTTTTTGCGGCTTCCTCGTCAGCGTGAGACATGCTGCTTTTTTCAATAACACCTTTTATCGCATTATATAGACCGCCTGCCTCGTCACGAGAGTTTTCTGCCATACGCATTAACGCTTCTTTAGACAGCTCTCTCTGTAGCTGCCCATAAAAATCTAAGCCACCGGCAGCGGAAATATCATCAGTCCAAGCACCAGAAATGTCTTCTAAAAGTTCGACAGATCCCTTTGTTGCGGATTCGTTTCGTGCAAATTTGCTTACCAGACGATTAAGACGGTTATTCAAAAACGCGCCATCTGTACCGCCATGAGCTCCAACCATGGCTTTTACGCCGTCAAGAATTTGTTCTCCATTATTTAGTCTTAGGAGGCTGATAATTTCAAGGGCGTCTCTACCGTCCTGAGCAGCGGTTTCTCTCGCCACATTTTCAAGAGCACTGAGCATAGGCAGCGTCAAGCCTCTTGTGCTCTTATTTAAAAAGATGTTTAAGCTGGACAATCTTTCGTACACATCATCAATATCGTCAGATGTTGAAAAAAGATTCCCACTCTTGATATCTTTAATGACGTTGGGTAGATATTTTTTATCCCGTTCTCCGCTAAAATATCCAGCCAGATAATCCCACGGATTCATTCCTGGTGCAGCATTAAGGTCAAGAATCTTGCTTATTGACCCGTCTTGTCTTACGCGCTGAGCATTAAGGCCATTGATGTCTTTATACAGGTTTGCCATGCCTGCAAATCTAGTGGAAAAGAGTGTGCCTCCATCTAATTCTTTTACGGATTCATCCAGCAACTTGTTGCTTTCTTCATCATACCGGAATACTTTTCCGGCCATGTAGAAGTAGTCACTCATGATGCGCTTGGTCGTGTTGCCTTCTTCAAAAGCCGCGAGCACCGGATTAAGCGTACCCTTTTTGAACTGATAAAACGCCGGCGTAGTCTCAGACATCATCATATCTGCAAGCTTCAGAATTTTCCCCGGCATAGTGTAAGCCAGACTTTTGAGAACCTTGTATCTTGCTTTATACAGCGGGTCAAGAGAATATATTTCCCCATCAGTGGTTTTACGTAGATGCGGGTCTATAACGATATTTTCAAAGCGTTCAAGCATTTCTTTATCGTTTTTAGCTTTTACTCTTTCATGGAGTTCTTGTAACGCCTTTAGAAAAGACCTTTCTTTTACGGAATGGTCACTACCTATAAATAAGGTGCCGTCAGTGTCATTGAACCTATCTGCATGACTGAGTGTGTCGCGGATTGTTACCAGCCCATCGCCAAATGCTTTATCGCGAAGGGTATTTCCAGAGTATCTGCCTCCGGCTGCCCGTTCAAGCGTTTCTACTGCTTCAAGCCTGTCGGCTATCTGGTTTTCAATAGTTCTCCCTTTATGTTTTGCTGCATTAAGGGAGAATTTTTCAGCCTGCGATTTTGCAGTGTCAATAACTTTTTGATAAAAATCTCCGCCCGCGCCAGTTACCTTAAAGTTTTTCTGAAGCCTTGCTGTATCAAAATCTACATGTCCTTTTCTTGCTTCGCTGGCCACATGGGCAACGAGCTTTGCCATTTGAGCCTGCGCTAATTTTATCGTGTCCCTGTTTTTTATCTTTGCAGCGCCCAGCGCAGCGCTCAGATTCTTGTATGCGGTTTTCTGTATGCGCCTTACAACTTCTCTTTGCCATCTGGCATTTTCCTGTATTACAGGTGATGACTCTCGAAGCTTTGCAGCTTCCATGATCAGCTCTATGGGCGTGCCTGGCCTTGCCTCCCAGCGAATGCGATTGTCATGAGGTTGAGCTTTAAAATTTCTCATCCCATTACGAATCTGTTCGTATGATTTTTTTAGCGTCCGATAATTAATATGATCGTAGTCAAGCGCTCGAAAATCATCAACAGCTCTTTTTAATCCGGAGTGGCTATAATCCGAGAGTTTTTTTGACAGTGCTCTCACTCCGCCAGCACGATAAAAAGAAACCGCCGCTACACCTGCGGCGGCTATATCTGTGCCAAAATCTATGAGTGTATCACTGAGGTCTTCATTTGCTTCTTCATAAAGCTTGTCTTCAGCCATTCGTTAGTCCTCTTGCTTGATAACTTTGAATCTACTTCTAAGTGCTTCAGGAATTGCATTCATGCCTTCTTCCGAATCATCGATTGGGATTTCCGCGATCGGCCTATCATCAAAACTCTGGTTGCGCAAAGCATCAAAACCTTTTTGCATAACAGAATCATTTGCCCAGTCGATAGCCATTCCTGTGTTCGGGTCGATAGGAGCCACCTGCTGCAAATGCCTGAGCTGTGCAAGTCTCGCTTGCTTATCCTTACCGCTTTGGACCGGGGTTGGTTGTTGTGGCTGCTTTTTGGGTCTAAGCACTTCGTTGCGATCCATTTTTGGTGCAGGCACATTATCAACTTTCGCAAAGCGTTCTTCCATTGTCTGTGTAGGCATGTTATTCTGTGGTGGCTGCTGCACCTCTTGACGTACACTGGGCGGAACGTACTCTACTTCATTGCCCTGCGTATCTGTCAATGGGATGCCGCGAAGCTTATGCAGGATATATTCGGCTTTTGTCATATATTCCGCGGTTTTCATGACATCCCAGTTCGCAATCTCTTCGATTGTGTATTCCGGAAACGCCTCGTGAATTATACACGTCAGCTGTTCATCTGTCGTATCCCATAATCTGTCGCGAAAATAGTGAATAGCTTTCGCAAGCTGGTCGCTGCTCTTCAACAGGGATTTTTCTAAAATTAAATTGGCAAGCTGCGTGGGAAGACCAGCTTCATCGCAATTCTCAAAGTCAAACCCTTTAGGATAAAGAACGCACTGCTCGCAGATGATCTCTTCCTTGGCATAATCATTAATAGCGTCTGAATCGCGTAATTCCCGAAAATCTTTTCGTCCAAGACTTTTGAATATGAAAACGCCATTCTCGCCAAAATCATGCATGAAGGCCTGACCGTATTTATCCAAATACTGTTCGTACAGTTCCTTCAGGTCTACCTCGTGAGGCTGTTGTTTTGCCATCCCACCCGTTTTCATCTTCATGGGAATCACCTCGCGATTACAGCTCTACCGTGGTCGGCTGATAGAAACCGGATTTGAAAAGGATTTCTCTGGAGATACGGGAAGAAATCATCTCGTCCTCAACGTCTTCTGCAACCTCTTCTGCGCCAGGATACAGAACGCATGCTTTTACGAATTCTTTTTCGCGGGCGGACAGGAGCTCGTCATCATCCTTAATATCTTCTGTGGCATCGCAAATTTCGCCAAACTTCTTACGGTTGAGACGATGCCACAGATAACGCTTACCCATATAATCCGTCAGGAACACTTTTTTGTACTCCTGTTTAAATTTATCAAGTTCAGCTGCCGTTACTGTTGTACCAGGGATCACCGGCAATTCATCTGCTACCTGCTCAGATTCTGACGGCTGCTCTTCCTTCAGCGCTTCTGCTTCAAGAGCTGCAATTTCAGCCTGCTCGTCAATATTGGTATCTTTTTCTTTACTCATTATTTCCTCCACAAAACTATATGTTCTTATTTGCTAGTTCGTACATTACTGTTGTTAACAAGATAATCCAACACCAACTTCCGAGTTTTACATAAAATGCGTTACACAAAAAACGACTTCCGAGTTTTACATAACATAATCCGGCCTCCGAGTTATTTATAACGTTTTCCTTCAGCCTCCGAGTTTTACATTAAAATTGCCACATCCCCTATACGCATGGGCAATCCGGCACACTTATCCACAACTCTATGTGAGTTATCAACACAGTTATCCACAGGGTTGTGTATATTTTTATGAAAAACTCGCAGGTGGTTTATGAAAAACTCGCAGGTCGTTATATAAAACTCGGAGGTTGCTGATTTTTTCCTCGGATGTAGTCTATTTATAACTCGGAGGTTTATAAAAAACTCGGAGGTTTCCCCTTATTCTATGCGGGTTCAGCGCAAATTACCATGCCTTATATGTTTTTCTTATTTCTTTTATTATTATCTTTATAAAACCTCCGAAAATTATTCTTGATTTTATTATTTGCCCGTGCTAATATGTTTTTTGTAAATGAAGTTATTGATTGGAGGCGTTATCTTTGGAAAAGCATTTTGAGCAGACTTCACTTTTCTCTAGCCTAGAACTCGCAGCAGGCAGCCCGAATCGCGCCACAACAAAACATGAGTCTGACTTCATTGTTGCTATTCGTAAGGGCATCCAAGACTATGTAGAAAATGGCGGAGATATAACCGTCCCCATCACCTTTGATATAGATTTCCGCAAACTAGCTGTAGCCAAAAATGTGAAAAGCTGGCACTCTCTTTACCAATCTTTCGAAAAGGTCTTTGACGACCTGACAAAAGTCCCCCTCAATGTTACAGTTCATTTCAAACATAACACCGAAAGAAATCAGGGATTTAAAAAAGCTACGTACTGGATACTTTCTTCGGTTAAGCAAAATCAGAGCAAAGGACTTGTCCGCATTACAATAAATAAAGAGTATCAGGATTTTTATATAGAGAATGTGTTGTGTAACCCTGCTTTTCAAATGGATTATGAATTTCATGAACAAAGCTCCAGCGCTTACACCTATCCATTTTATGAATGGCTCTCTGCAAGGGTTGCAGAGGAAAAGATTAATGAATCTCCGTATCCATACAGAATAACGGTATCTTACAAAGAGCTTCGCTTGCGTGTCCCTACCCCTGTTAATCCCAAGACAGGGAAATTTAAGCTGGCCAGCCCTAATGACTATAAGCGCAATGTCATACAAAAAGCTATTGAGGATATCAACTCCTCGCCAAAATCTCAGTTCCGTATTTTGAACGAGGATGAGATTACGACAAATGTCCCCGGCCAGCGACTTACCGAATTCATCTTTGTCGTTGCATTAAATGCGGCGCCGACACCCTTGCTGCCAGCTCATCATGTTTATGCTATTTTTGATGAATACGGTGTTCCTTCTTGGGACTACCTATCTTCAAAGATGGAGTCCTTGGGGTTTGGTAAAACATCGATAGCAAAGTATCAGTCACAGCCGGCTAAAGTCTGGCGCGCCATTCTCGAGACCTGCATTAATTTAGGCAAACTTCAAGAAAAAGGAACCCCGCCAGATTCTATCAATTCAGGCGGATACCTTAGAACAATGCTTAAAAGCAATCTATCTGATGAGCCGTTCAAAACGCTGGCAACCAGGATTGTGCTTCGCGCCCCACAATACAGAGATGACGTCATAGATGCGGCTTCTAATTACGATCTTATCTTTGAGCCGCTTAAAATATCAGAATCTATTCGCAACCATGTGGATGATTCTACAATACAGACACCTGAAAATAATGACTTTCTTAGAGAGTGGCAGGAAAAGCATGGCGATTTACCTGGCGGATTAAAATAATAAAAACACCGAGCATAAAACTCGGTGTCTTTATTATTTTAATCCGCCGTAAAACCCCTAGCTTAGCTATTGGGATATAAGGCGGGTCTGCCGAATTTGCGTAAGCAATTGAAGGCAGACAACTGCTAACTTTTGTAGTATAATAGATTTAACCTAAAGAATACGAAAGAAAGGAGAAGCCCTGCCACAATAGAAACTGGACGAATCGAAAACCAAGGCCTACGGGCAACCAGTTCTTAGCAGGTTGAGGTTGCGTGTATCAACCTGCGGTGATTTAAAGACCTCACCGCTGTAAAGATAACAAGCATTCGCATACACAAATACCGTGGGACACACGGGAATCTACGCTTTTGGAGATTGTGTAAGACGAGTTGACTTAGGCCAACTCGCCACGGTCGTTGAATTAAGAATCCCCTGCGTTTACGTATGGGGAGTGTCAATTAGCAGAAGTTTTTATACAGATAGTAAAAGTACATGCGGTTAGCGATGTGCCCGGCAATCTTCTGTGTATCTGGCAGATAGTTCTTTTGGGCGCACCCGGCGTACACCTTCTTTACCATGTCATTAAACGTTTCCTCAGGCATGAGTCTTACAGTGTCCGGTATTGGGGATTGCGGAATCAGGAGCTCGCAGTCGTAGATTGCCTGTTCATTTGAAAGAATAGCATCCATGGAAGCCCAAGTGTAGTATTTCTTCAACTTATTCAGTCTGAATACCTGGAACGCCCCACTGCCATACTCGTTAACCATCGTTACAACGGCTAATGTATCATCTGCCTGTAGGCAATGTTTTTCGAATTGGGAGCAGGTCAGCTTGACTTCACCTTTCATTTCGCCATCCACTTCGTATTCAAAAGATTGGAGATCTCCCATAATTTTACCATTAAAGGACACGATAGTATCCTTTCCGCTAAATGTTGTGTAAGTTTTTGTGTATTCTGATGTGCAATGTTTTTCATTGAAAAGCGGCAGAGGAGTATTGTCAACATTCAAATCTGATGTAATTGGAGTTGGCTTTGCGTCCCAATCAATCCCTGGAACTCTTGCCTTCCATCGGTCAATCTCGGATACATGTATTTTCTTGATGAGGGATTTTGCCGCATCTCTTAATCGTTGTAAAAATTTATCAAGCAGCTTGGAGATTTCAAATGCAGTCTGGAGTTCTTTCTTTTTATTCAGCGTATATACCGGGGTTGGATAATTAATAACAACCGGCTCGGTCTTCTGTTCTTCCATATAATTTAATTTGAGTGCCATTTATTTTCTTCCCCTTACAAATTGTATTTTACTAGAAACTTAGGATTGATTGCCTTGAAAGAGAGACGGCCACCAACAAAACGCTTGTCATAAAGGCCATCTATGTTCTCGAGCGGGCGGATAACAATGCCTTCGCGCTGCGTATCCTTGCCACGGCTTGCCAGAACGCTCATGCCAATAGACATATCAACCAGTGCATCAATATCGTCAGTAAGATCAAATTCACCAAGGATAGGAACCTGCGAAAGCCCTGCAGACTGAAGATGTGCACTAAGCTCTCCCGGTGCAAGATAAACTTTTGTTTCCGGGCAGTATGCCTGATAAATATATACCTCGTAATCTTTTACGCCATACTTGTTTCCCTGAATATTCGGGCCGAGGATTTCGCCCTGATATACAAAACCATAACCAAACTTATCGGCATACTTATCTGCGATTGTGGCGTACATAAAATCTTTCTCGTCAAAGATTTCGCGGTTACGGCTGCATACATGCAACTTATCCTTCTTGTCTTTCCAGAACGTGATGGAGGAGCCATCCAGCTTTTCCGTATACTGGCAACGAACCCCTTTATATTTTTCCAAAACATCGCCAAGAACCTGAACACGAGTCTCGTCCGTTTTGGGCACGAGGTCAGATGGGAACGGGCCAGATGTGGGTTTGTAAAGGAACTTTTTCCAGAACCAGCGGCCAAGACGGAACTTCGTATACCACTTCTTTGGTGGTTTTACCGTTGCACGATTCTTCTTCCACCACTGCTCATCGTTGCGCTGGTCGGCCTCATGCTTTGTGATACCGAGATATTCTGTTACATCCGTATCGTCCCAACGGCCATCTTTTGCGGCCTCTACAATGTTTGTTGCGCTGCCACTGCCGTACGGAAATTTTGTATGATAAAGTTCGGTAAGTGGGACGCACATGCCCTGGGAGTATACACCTTTAAAGCGACGCGTCTTCAAATACTTATCTGCGAATCCGGCCCGTTCAGCAAGTTCTTTCGGAAGAACAGAGTCGATCTCCAAATAGACAACGCGGTCGCCTTCCTTATAAAGTCCTTTTTGAACTACAACATGCCAACCAAGAACTGTTGCTTTTTCGATGCGATCAGCACCTTCGATTGGCTCTATTTTTTTAATAACCTGAATAGATGCGAGTTTGCGCAAAATAATAACCTCTTTCTCTCTAATTTGTTTGCTCTACGTGGCACACATTACTAAAGAGAAAAAGGTTATTACATTTATCTTGAATAACTCCTGTCCCTAGCGATAAACTGGTACATCTCTACGAGGTTTGCCCCCTGTGTATCCAGCGCTTGTCCGCAAGACTGGATGACTGCATTTTCCAAAATGATACACGGGGTTTCCCCAACAATATCATCTTTGCTTCCATACCCAATGCCAATGGAAAAGGAATTAGAATACATTGCAGAATGTTTATTAGGCTCAGTCTGTTTTCCTGTGTTTTTGAAGCTGCCGTCCTTAATTGACTTCTCTAGGATCATATTTAAGTAGTCCGGAACAACAAAGTTTATTGCAAATGCCCCGCGAATAATTCTTGATCCTTTGGCGATTTCGTCCCATACATAACTGTTATATCCGAACAGAGGCATTGTCTGCTCTTCAATAGTCCACTGAATCTGCACGATTTCATCTACCATCTGGCCATTAAAGAGAATCGCTGCATCGATTGACGAGTAATATCTTCGCCCATTTAAGTCGTGGACGGTAAAGGCATTTCGAAAACCTAGATCGCCCCCCATGGAGTTATAGATATTGGTTCTATTGATAACTTCTGATGGATACACGGCGTCAGTAGCTTTCTGAAATGTGCTGATGATGCTTGCCATTAATAGCTCACCTCCACATTTGTTGCCATATACGTATATACGTTGGCAGACACTCCTCGCTTACTAAAGTCCAACATAATATAACCAGATGTTCTCATATCGTTTGTGTCTAACGCGGTTACAAATGCCCACTCGGTATTGTTAAATCTGTATTCTCTTGTGCTTTGTTTCAGCGCTGGGATATAATCAACTTGCCGACCATTTTTAAAATCATATCGTACAATTTTGTATAATATATCCTGCCCCATGGGGAGGACGATTGTATTTAATTTGCTGCGATAATAGAACGGGGCCTTGACAATATTTGTGCCGTAACGGCTATAGGTAATCCTGTCCCGCATTACAGCCATGCTGAGTTCGGCAAACGTGAGAATATTACTGCGCAGAATATTGCGGTCAAGAATATTGTCCGCCACTCCTGCCGGCTGCGTCTCTCCATCCGATTCGCATACAGAAAAGGCATCAGCTATCTTTTCAAAGTTAGCCTGTGTTGTGGTATTGTTTTGAACTATAGGAATAAGATGTTTTTTGTAATGATACAGTTCTAATTTTCGAAGTCGTTCATTAATGTAATTCGCATCATCCGTATCATACACAATCCCACCCATTTCAGAATCTACAGATAGGTTTAGTACTCTTATATCGGAAAGCACCTGCCCATCTTTATTTTCAATCCAATACAGATACGGTTCTGTTCCAATACCAAAGCTGTCGTTATAAATATGAAACTCCTTGGGTTGCATTTTTACTCGGCGCCGATTACTTCCGAGACAATATTCGAGCTCATTAATAGCGAGATACAAGTTGCCGCTGACAAAATCTAAGAGAGCAATGTCTTCTTCGTGAGGCGTTACGGTAATCACCCCATGTTTGTACTGGATGTTCGGCGCCCTAAATAAAGGAATCCCGTCACGGAGCTTGTCGATTATGGAAACCCACTGCAGCTCTTCTTCTGAAAATTCAAGATAAGATATGGGATAATCAATGGTTCTTTCAAGCGCCCGCTGCAGCTTTTGTCCTCTTTGGATCATCTCTTCCTTTATCAGCGCCATCGTTTTCGCTTCTGGCTTGTATGACAATGCATAGTTTATCGGCAGGCCACTTTCACCCACCTCAACATACAGATAGATCCCGCCATCTTCTTCTTGCATATGACACAAATCCTGCAATATAGAAGGGATAAAAGTCTCGCATTTTCCATTTTGAAGATTGTGTCGAATTACACGTACGGCTTCTCCATCAAGACGAAAGTTACCACTTAACGCTTCCAGGGTAAACGGTTCGGGTGTAAAGCAACATTTTTGCGCGCGTTTATTAATAAGACTGACGTACATATAAAGAACCATAGATGCGCTGATTTTATCGTCCGTATTTTTAGCTTCTTTGATTCGTTGATTTAACCATTTTATTACGTCTGTGCGCTCAGACATATCTGCAACTGTGGATTTTACGTAGTTGCTTTGCCATACCCCTGCAGACTCTGCCGCCTGCTGAAGAATTTGCGCTTTGCTATCACCGGTTACAGTAAAGTGGTATGCCTCCGAACGCTCTGAACCATCAACCGTTGTTGTGTAAACAATGTAGCTCCCTTGCGACAGCCCTTTTATTTCCATACAGGGATAACCAAGCAAATCATCTTCTTCAACTATCGTCTCTGCATTTTCAATTTTATTGAGAATATCTCCGCTTGGAACCCCCTGAATTATTACCGTGGAGTGATTATAATACCCTCCGAAGAACATGGCTTTTAGAGTATCGCCATGAATCTCTACCGGCATTATTGTGTTTCTAGCAAACAAAAAATATCACACCCCTGTTCTGTCGGTACGAATATCCATAGGATCGACCTGTTCATAATGTTTTGTTATTTCCAACACTGCCTCTCTGTACCATCTCGTTATTCGGGCAAGCTCTTTCATTACCTTTTCGTTGGCGGGCGAATCCGGGTTTTTCTTTAAATCGTCAATTTTGTTCAAGTCACCAATAACTGCTTCTGCATATTCCTTTCTTAATGACGCCGCTTTATTAAGAGCGCCAGCCTTGTTATCACCACAAGACACGTAAGGAATTTGCTCTCCATTAAGACCGGTAAAACCGCCACTTGATGTCTGTGGCTGCGATAATGGTTGCGATTTTGTATCTTCTTTTTGTTTTGACGTATCCTTATTGGGGTCAAACTCTATCTTGCCATCCTTCGATACACTATCGCCCCCACCCTGATTTGGTGGCGTATTACCGCTATTGCCACTTTTACTGATGCCTGTCTTTGACGCTTCCTCAACCATCTTTTCGTGCGCAATAATTGCATCGCGATACAAAGGCTCTAAGTCTTCTTTTGTATTTACATCCGCAAGATAGTCAATATTTAAGGCAACATACTGGAAGGTGTTCTCCGTGAATATGTCGTTAATGGACATGACTTGCCCTTCAGAGAATATACGAACGCTGTAAATTGCAAGTCTGGAGCAAATACCATATTCATTTGCCATACTAATAGTTATGTTCATTGGCGCTAGTTCATCCATCAAGACTTTTCGGGATGATGCATAGCCTTCGATTTTTGAGAACTGGTCGATAAGTTGCGTCCCCCAATGCTGGTTAAATACAGTCATAACTAAGCTGCCGGCAATTGTTCTGGGGCCGCCCACATAATCCTTGGCATTGATATTACCAATATTTAGTATTGGGCTGAGCTTGCGATAGATGGAATAGGAAATAGTCTGAGCTTCGCCTACCATTACCGATACAGGAGTACCTTTTGTTGTCACCATTTCAGCAGTGATAACCATATCGCAGCCTGAAAATGATATATTTGTTTTTGCAAAGCCTGAGACTGTCCGGCTTGTAACCTTGGGTTTTGTTGCCTCATTAGTCTTGCCAGTACTGCCTGCGATTATCTCGCCAGGAGTTTTGCCTGTAACCTGACTTTCACCTTTAGCAAGCTCTCGGTATTTATTTAGTAAGTCTCCCCTAATATCCTGGTAAATATAATTACTAATACAGGCTCTTTCCTTTTCCGGCATATCTACAGGAAAGAACTCGCTTTTATGAACGGTCTGACCTATGTAATTTTTTACATAATTATCAAAAACGCTTTCTGTGGGGAGTTGTTTATTTTTTTCAAATTGCTTCAGCGCCGCCTCTACCGTGTTTGTAACATGCTGTTCTGCAGCTTTTATATTCTGAGCATACTTTTTTCGTATATCGTAAGCTTCGTCATCACTCACATGTTTTTCTGGATCAGCTACGGCTTCGCGAGGTTTTTTATTGTAACTCTTTTCCCATGCAGCCGTTACCTTGTATTCAAACTGAGAGTCCATTTCCTGCTGCAACGATGCTGCTTCGGATTCATTAAGAGAATAGTCGCCAATAGCCGTTTTTACGCTATTGTCTTTTCCACTACTCAAGTCTTTTATTGCTTTCTGTATTTGCGGAATAACCTTTGTTTTTTCAGATTCAGCAAAATACTCATCGATTGCGACTTGGATATCTTGCAGGACTTTTTCTCGCGCCTGCGAATATTTGGATGTTTGTGCATCGTCCGACACATCTCCCCTGCCATCCGCTCTTGCGGGGGGATCGCTGAATAACTCCTGCGGCTGAAATTTCCCTTTATTGGAAACATTTGTCCCGTCGGGCGCGTGCCATTTGCCATCTTTTATGACAAACCCTTTATCAATAAGGCCCTGTCGTTTTTGTTTAAGTTGATTATTAACTGCGTCAGCGTCATAACCATAATTGATAAGGTCAGCAGCCGTGGCTTGTTTGCCGGGATTCTTTTTAGTAAACTCCGCTTGCGCTTTTCTTGATGCAACCATACTGTTTGTTAATGCAGTTTGGTAATCATTCCAAAGCTCTTTTTCGTTTTTTGTCAAACAAAATCACCTTCAAACACTCAAAAAATATCGGGGTAGCACCCGTTTTGAGTGCTACCCCGATATTACCATTATTGGTTATTTAATTCTGGGTTGTCGTGTACTCATCCATGTTGATAGTAGAGTTGCCGTTAGGAATGGTCTTACCAGTAGCCATGTCGACAGCCTCAAGGCATTTCAGACGAGCAGCAACGAACGTGCAAGCCATCTGGCTCTGGATATTATCCATAGAGAACTGGCTGCCCTGATTCAGAATTTCTACGCCATACAGCACCATGACCGCTGCTTTCCCGTATTCGTTTGCCATGGAAATGGTGATATCGAATGGGGGTATTTCGTCCGCGATAATCGGTTCTGCCTGCTGAGATATTGCCTGGGTTCGAGTACCGGCAGATTGACTGGTGGTGCCTTTGTCACCTTGGGCGGCGATGTTCTTCATCTCATTATCCCACTGATCAATCGTCATCGGCTTCCAGTTAATATCCTTACCGATACGATGGAACACTTTGTTGTTTTCGACATGTTCAGCCAAGCCTTTAAGCAGAGCGTCATGATCGAAAACCACGAACACGAGAGTACCTGCGATACCCCTCTTTCCGCGAGAGAAAGAACGAGGATTTGCAGAACCCATCGTGTACACCGGAGCCTTTTCACGAGTTCAAATTTTGTTATCCTGAAGGCTTTTTATCCTCCAGTTCTCATAGTTTCCTATGATGTTCAGCATATCTTTTCTATCTTGTCTTACGACTTAATACAGAGACAGGTGGGGCCTCGTGGGTTTATTATTTCAAAACCTATGCGTTGCGGCTGGCTTTCGCCTTCACCTCTGATTAGCTTATCTTTTGACTTAGCCTTCCAGGATTTTTCCCCACTGCTTTATTAGCCTTATCTGTAAATCGACTAATATCGGCAACTCTTCACCGAATAACTAATACCTTGCAGTTCGCCAATAATCTGAGAACCGAAGGAGCATACGATATCGCAGCCCGAAAAAGTGGTGTAGGTGTTCGTGTAAGTGGAGCTATTTGCATTTGCCATTTACATTTACCTCACTATATAAAATTAAGGCGGGCGGGAAAGCCCGCCTTATAACCTTTTACTTCTAACAGCATTAGGACTTATTTCCGCCAGTGGACTGGTGGGAAATAGTAATGTTGTTAGTTACGCTCCTGATTTCGTTCATCGGGAAGATTTCGTAAGTGATGTCAATTTCAGCATCGCTCGTGTAGGAGCTCAGGTTGACAATCTCGAACTTGTAATCCCAAATCAGCGTCTCTGTCAAGCTATTGAGTGCAGAGTCAACAGCCGTCTTAAGGGCGCTGCGGTTCTGGAGACTATTCTTCTTACCGATGTACGGCTCAGCAGCCCGACGAATAGAATCGCCGCAAGCATTCATTGTACGGACAATGGAGATGCGGTTTCTAAACTCAGTAGCCGGGGCCATGGTTACACCATCTGCAATGCAGATACCCTTCGTCTCGGACATACGAGCAGCGACATAACCTGCACTAATCAGTCTCTTCAACTGCGTATTGGAGTAGAAGAAGTCAATAGCATTGAGGCCAGTCGGCTGAAGCGTCGTGCTCTGATCAACCGGCAGTACGGAAACCATACCAGCATAGCCAGCCGCACCGTTCACAGTAGTCGTTACGCCATCCTTGGAGGAGGTTATGGGGTACTGGAAAGCGGTTACAGTAACATTGCCGCCGATTTCGTACGGATTGCCGTCGATATTCAGGAACTCGCGGCCATTCCACTTCTTGGCGTACAAGGAGTAGTTAACCTTAACCAGTTCTTCAACACGAGCCGCAATAGACTTAAGAGAATAGTTGCGAAGCGGGCTGTAACCAATTACGCCATGAGTCATGGACGTGCCAAGAGAAGTCTTTGCACAGTGCTGTGCGAGCTGACGTACAAAGTTATCGTTCGTACGGAACGGAATGTACTTGCTGTAGTCGTAGCCAATTTCCTTATTTTCAGCAAGGCCGTAGTACTCACCAGGAGCTACAGTGCCATCAGCAAGAACCTGTTCGAAGTAGAGGTTTCCGCCAGTAGAGGAAACGTAATTCGCTTCGATATCCTCAGGATATTCCGACATCAGGTCTGCCCCATCCTCAGTCAGTTCAAAGTTGAACAGCTTATTAAGGGACGGATCTTCCTGCAGGAGTTCCATGAATTCTTCGAGCGGAATGAAGTCAGCCGCGCCCGTCGTAATGTTGATAAGGTTCTTCTGGGCATAAGAGTCTTCGACATAGACCAGAGTCTTGTTATCATTATCGCCAAGCATGCTTTCGAGCGTACCCAGCGGACGAAGCTTGCCCTTGCCTGCATTAGCCGTGGATTCATCTACTGCAGCAACAAAGAGAGTCGTGCCGTTATCTACCAGAACATATTCTTTCAAGAGATATGTTGTGGGAGCTCCAGCCGTAACAACAACATCTGCCGGAACAAAAACGAGGTCGCCATTTACAATCTGACCGACATAAAGTTCGCGATTTACACTGAACAGTTCGTTTTCCAGACGAGCGATGTTAAGCAGTGCTACCTTGCCGTCGAGAATCCGATACAGATGACCTTCCGTCAAATTGCTCGGTTCAAAAACGAGGAACAGTGTACCGTTGGGATACTTATCTGCCTTCAACATAGCCTTGAGACCAGCTACGCCAGTGTCAATGCGAGAAACGATTTTTACAACATGGTCAGTGTATACATCCTCAATGTTGTCGTATTCGGTTTCTTCCTCGTCAACCTTTATGAAGTGGAATTCGTATTCCTTCGGTGCCGTCAGGTCATCTTCGGCAACCTTCGGCGTAGCCGTAATAAGAGCACCATTGCCGCTTACAGGGTTACCAAAGAGCTTAACCTGATTCGGCGTAGCAATCTTGAAAGCTTCTGCTTTCGGCAGCTTGCCGTCTGCTTTGTCGTCGGCGTTAGCAGCAGCAAGTACGCGCCACTGGCTTTCCGTGTTTTCGAGCAGAGAGTAAATACCGTCGGTGATACCAACAATATGGTTTGCATCATCTGCAGGAGTTTCGATAATGCGGGGACGACGTTCGCGGCCCTTACTATCCTTACCCTTACGTTCAATAGCCTGAGCCGTAATTGCAAAGCCAGAACCCAGTCGCTTGTAAAGCTCAAACTTGCTCAGTTCTGCTTCTTCATAGTCGACGTCATCCTGGAGCCAAACACGGTCAACAATGCCTGCCATTTCAAGGAACTTGTAATCATTGCCAGCAACAACGGATGCGCCCTGCAGGAGATTTTTCAGTTCGTCGTAACGACGTGCGGTAATCGGATATTCGCTCGATACATCAGAGTTGAATTCTACCACGCGATAGAACTTTTCATCGTAAGAGCTGTACGGCTTCGGGTCATTCTCGTTGATAATAGCGCGGGCCGTTACAACTGAATATGCCGGAGCGGCGTCACTATTCTTGTCACGACCGACAAAGTAAACGCCAGAGAACAGGGAGCCAATACGCAGTTCCTGTGCCTCGGGAGCAGTCGTTACATCGTTGCCATCAGCATCAATAATGCTCATAACAAACACGTTGTTATGCTCATTGCTGTTGAAATGACGCACCAGGTCAACGAGTTTATCGTTACGGGTGAGGCCAACATCAGCATTCAAATTGATCTGGAAGGCAAGAATGGAATTCATGTCATCCACATAAGCCTGTTTTCTTTCAGCAATTGTTGCCTTAGCTGCCGGCTTATACAGCGTAATCTGTTCGAAACCAGAGGCTACGTTGATACGCAGATAGCTCTGTTTCGTTGTATTGGTCGGGGTTTGACCAGCAATACGGAGACGATACTTTTCAGAAGCTTCACAAAGACGGAAATCCTTGTAAATATCCTTACCACCAACACGCATTGCGTAAATCGTACGGCAACCACGGTCAAAACAAGCCTGGATGTTAGCAACCAGGGATGCAGAGCGATGAGTTGCACTGTCGTACGTTGCACCGAAGAAGTAACGAGCCATATCCACATTGTAGATCTGAGTCGGAACGCCTACCGGGCCCTGAAATGCTGTACCAATCACTACCACAGATTCTGTGGTTCCCCAGAGAGACGGGTCGTAGTCTCGGCTAACTTCGCTCTCTATGTCGATGATTGTACCAGGGAGATTATTCCCTTCGTTAAGTACACTCATTAGAGTACCTCCATGATTAGATTAAGATTGAGTGATTTCCATAATTGTTGTGTCATAAGCAAGCCGGATACGCTCGATAGCTACGTCGTAAACCAAGGACCTTACTGACATTCTTTGCCGGTAGATATCAAGGTTTTCATCAGTAAACTGTTTTGCGAATAAAACTTCACTTACACCGTTTCTTTTAAAGAAACCAGCATACTTTTGCATTGCATCTTCAAAAGCATTCATTACCGTATCAGCGGTGCTGTAATCACTGGCGATAATGTCAAACTGAATTTCACAATCAAAAAATTGTCCATATATTGCACCCTGACGAAGTTCGCTTCCATCGGGATTTTTGTCATAAATATCTTCGCGGAACCTCGGCTTATAGTTTTTATCACGAGGGACCCGCGAGACAACTTTGTAATAAATGATCGGGTGGTCGATTTTTTCAGCCGGATCAAGAACTCTACGGGGGCCGTCATTAGGAACAATCTCAACCTTATACTTCTTTAATCCTCGCAAAACCATCTTCTTAACTAACTCAAAGAAGTCGTTCATTGACGCGCCCTTTTCGGCTCTGGAATAATCAGTGTCTGTTTTTAGGATTCGTTGCTCTTGTGCTTCATTTCGGCGACGGCCGTTTTCGCGTCGCTGCAGCATTTGCTCAAAAGCATCTGTACTGTGGACCTTACTATCGAATGTTTCTATCATGCTTTAAATCCTCAATGTTCTTGTAATAAAACGTTCTGCACACCCGATTGGCTGGATAGAATAACTCAAAATAATGTCAACTGTTCCAGGATGTCTTGGATCTTCCTTTGCAAAACATTCGTCTATTCGATAATTTATCAGTACATATCCAACCAGTGTACGTAAATAGTCTGAGACAATAGCAGCAATGCGCTGCTTTTTATAAGAGATATATTTGGAGCCAATATAATCGGTGAAATCCAGTTCTTTCGCGATGTAAAGGCAAATCCTATAGATAAAGAATATCTTTGTCGGCTCTTCTTCCTCATCAAAGTTAAGAAGGTTTTCTACTGACGTGGTCTTGTCAGCATGAGTCTTAAAGTAAGCCATGCTACTTACATTGTCGTTAAAATCAAGACTGAATATTGCATGAAGCTCGTCACTGTCTGCGGGGTATTCGTTTACATCGGTAAGTAGAATCATGCGGCACAACTCTACATTACCATACGCAATGCCACTTAAATTGTTCGCTACAAACGTGATATGCCTTTTAGTTTTCTTTAACTGGAGGCTGCTTCTGAACTCCCGTTCACGATAATTCATGCTTTCTAAAAACTGGTCAATGTCTTGATATAAACTAGCATGCGTGTCAGTAACCAAAAATACCGTTTTATTTTCTTCCGGTAGCGACTCCATTAGATACTGAATATAAAAGGTCTTTTTCCCATCTTTATTTGGGTCATAGAAAAAATTTGCAATACCGACATCTATAGGGACTACGTAGGAGAAATCGTAACTGGATACGAGCGGTGCAATGTCAAGATAATCAGTCATAACCTCGATATTCATAATGAAAATGTCTTTATCCTCATTGCCTCTTACTAGAAGTTCGTATGAATCTACAAGGTCGCTGTCACCAAAAACCTCCCGTGCTTCAGATACCCTTTCCGGTTTTACAATGTCATGCAGGTACTTATTTGTCGCACCGATGCCAATGAGAAGAACTGATTTGTGTAAGTCAATTTCCTTTATACTTGTAATCATTTTGTTCTCACCAGATTATAAAAATTCTTTAAAAAGAGCTTCAGATTGGATTTCATAGGGACGGCTTCTTCGTAGTAATAAATGACCTTATTAGAGTCTGAGCGGAACTTCTTTGCCCCTTGCAAGATATCTGCTTCATCTTCGCGGACAATAATATTGCCAGCAAGCACCGTTTCTTTTGGAACCTTTTCTGCATCAAAATAATAATAGTTTGATGGAGCTGCCTGTTGCTGTCCTTCAAGACGCAGAGATACTTCGTCCGGTTCCATAACGCCGGTTATCTTTTTGATTTTTATTTTGTTTCCCGTTCCCAAGCATTTTGGGCAGTCTGGATCTGGCGTATTATTTGCATCGCGACATGGGCAATACATGGACTGGTCACGAATAACGACATACATTGGATATTCCAGTTTATGGATAATGGCTCGAATCTTTTTATTGAAATTTGGATTTAACATTAGATGACAAATCCTCCTTTCAGCCCCATATTGCCGTCACGATTATAATTCCTGAGAATAACTGCGGCCGGCGTAGCACGAAGAGAATGATTGCCGCGCAATGCAAATGCGGGCTTATTTCTACCGTCAAAGACATACCCCCGGATAGCATCCTGCCATTTATCAGCCTCGGCCTTTAGGGAATCTATCAACTTTCGGATATTTCCGAGCTCTTCGCCGTTCTTAAAAGTGATCTTACCCAGTGTTCCTTCAAGTCCGCTTTCAGATGTGCCAGTAATGTATGCTCTTGTCAATGCGAGTTGGCTTGCGCGCACCTCTGTAAATTTTTCGACAGGAAACGGATAGTTGCCATCCGCATCGCGAGTTATTGGCTTGTTATAAACAGAGCGCCAGATAAAGTCTGCTTCCTTACTGGCTTGGCGAATTTGAAATAAGATCGTCGATTCGGATATATCAAATACATCCACGAGAGTACGGATAGCATCAACGCTGCAATATGCTGGTGTCATGGCTGTTGTAATCTCAAGACTCTGTTTGTCAAGCACTTTATGTCCTTCAGCGGATCGAATGTTTTTCAATGTCAGCTTATAGATGCTATTATTTTTAATACCGCCATCCGGGATAATTTCCAGACAGTTGTCAAATACTCGATAAGAAAAATTGACTCGCTCCATATCATACCTGCTTTCTTGTAAGGACGATATTTGCAATATCGATGGACGACGTATCAATGTCCTCGTCAAACTCAATGATAAAACTACCATCAGGCGTTATACCGTTTTCCGGATAACCAATAATCTCAAAGTCATCTTCAAATACAACATCGTCACAATCTTCCGGCTTTTTGGGCTTGTTTGTTGTTGGTACTGTGTAATCTGGCTCTGGCTCGCCTTTTAACGTAAAGGTTCTGCCTTTTGTCCAATTGCCATATTCATCGTCATTAGCTTCAACACGCATTCTGACAAAATATTGTGGATTCGCCTTGAGGCCCGAAAGAGTTATTTCATTCCTCGACTCAATAACTGTATCGTAGATCACGTTTAAGAAACCGTAATCTGGCGCCACTTGAATTCTGAAGCGATTAAACGCCTTGCCGCTTTTGCCCTTTTCTTCAGAAAACAAAAAATGTGGCTTTTCCAATTCCTCATAATCAATAGGGGCGATAATGTTAACTACGCTATCTACGCGAGAGTTTAGACGTATCCTTTTTTTAAATTCAATAGCCAGCTCATCTTCCATAATAGAGCGGACATCTTTAGTGACGACAATTTCATAATCGGTATTTACCTGTAGAGACTCATATTCTAAAGTAACCGTGGGGCCATCCACGGTTACTTTAGACATTGTAATGGGGTTTATATCCCCGTTTTTCAGTGTTAGATAAACCGAGGTTTCAGTAACAGAGTCTTCATCCACATCAAAGGTAAAACCGATTTTTATTAGGTGGTCGGCCTCAAATACGCGCACCGACTCCACGGTAAACTTTTGATACAAGATTTACACCTGTCCTTTACTTGTCTGCTTTTTCCTCAGCTTCAACCGCAGCTTCTTCATCAACCTTTTTGGTTGACTTTTTCTTGCTGGTGGTTTTCTTCTTAGGTGCAGCCTTCTCCTCGGGCTCTTTCGCCTTATCTTCTACCGGTTCAGCTGCGGAGGCTTCTTCAACCTTTTTATCCTCTTCAACTTTTGTATCTGCTGCCTTTACAGTCTTCTTTGCTGTTTCGGTGGCAACCTTGCTTTCAGTTACCGCTTGTTCAACAAGTTCTTTGTCCGGCTTAATATCAAGCGTAGTTTTTGTCACTGCAACCTTGCCGTCCGTTTTATTATCGCTGCCAATAATTTCAGTCGGTTCAAAGGCCAACGGCGTGTCTCCCATTAATTCCTCGAGGGGCTGTCCGGTGCGCTTACTTTTCGCTTCCATCAAAACCTGCTTAAAGGTTTTCTTCTGTCCAAGAGACCCTTCGATAACTGTAATCTTTTTGGCCTTTACTGCAGCCCGCAAAGATTTCAGGTCGGAACCCAGTTCGATATCTGCTACCGGATGACTCCAGTTAAGATACGTGTTTGTCGAGCTGTCAAAGAAACCCGTTTCGCCGGGAGCCAGTTTTACTCGAGCGATTACATTTGCCATAATTTATAAAAACCTCCGTTAGTCGTTACCTGCTTCGTCGACATTTATAATTCCCGCCTTGGAGCATAACGCTGCCTTAACAGCAATGTAAACATTTTCATCCATGGTCAGGTTTTCGTTGTATTCTTCTGCGAAAATTGCGGGCCTGTAGTGCCCCATGCCAATTGCCAGTTTTACAGGATCCGTTCTCATTACATAGATAATCTTTCGCACATCGTCATATCTCAGATTGAAGATAAAGTCTGTGTCTAAGAAACGTTCCCTTGTGTGACGCCCCTGTACAAGACGGTGGGCAATTGACTCTGAGAGCTGTTCAATCTCAGTTAAAAAGTCATTTTCTTTCTCTACTTGATTGGATAGCTCGTTCTGTATTCTTTCAATTTCCGTTTCGGTATATTTTTTACCCATAAAATCCTCCGGTTATTTTAGTCTCTACATTTGCCGCTATTACCAAAGGATTTCCCTTAATTAAAAAGAGGCAGTCAAATGACTGCCTCTTGATATGATTAACCCGGAAATTAGAGCAGATATTATTCTGCAATAACGCGAACCGGGAGGCTTTCCGGATAGGATTTCTCGGCAGCAATGTTGCGGGCAACCATAATGCCACGACCATGATCCTGGATGCCAACACCAAAGCGTTCTTTAGCCTTGATAAACTGAACATCGAGTTCCGGATTCGTCCAATTATCCATGGTGATTTCCTGACGCTGAGCAATGATACCAACATTGTTGCGGTCAACGATGTAGCAATCGAATGCTTTGCGTTCCTTATTGAAGGCAACCTGCGGAGTGAGGTTAACCGTGAGTGGAATCGGCAGACGGTTCTGTACATCTTCCGGACGAAGAATGAACTGCTGGTTGCCAATGTTATTCTGCAAGCCAGAGAAGTTCGGGCTGCCCTGCGTACCGCCGCTCGGGTTTACATTCTGACCGCCAAGAGCGCCGAAGCTCATACCAGCGCCAACCATGCCATTGGCAGCAAAGATCGTCCATACCAACGGATGAGCAAAGAAGTCCGTCGGTGTGTGGTTATTGGTGATTGCAGCAAGCATCATTTCCAGGAAGTCTTCTACAGACAGGGTATTGTTTTCATTGCCCTTCTTATCCAGACCATGCGTGCCTGCTTCCGGACGCTGATCGCGGATAGCGTTATCAAAAACAACATGACCGTGCTTGGAGAATTCCTTAAAGCACTTTTCTTCCTTGTTGCGAGCAAATGCGCGGCCCATCTGGCGAATCGTCAGAGCATGAACATCCCAGGTATAGTCACTCATAGCCTCTTCCGTGATGGAGACCTTGGAGCCATACTTCTTGATGTCGATGGTCAGGCGGCTGTTTTCGAGCGTAGCATTGTCCGGAGCAGTTTCTTCGAACGGTGCGCCTTCAGCAACTTCACGAACATAGATTTCGCCAACAACAGGAACAACGATCGTAACGCCATTGCCCGGAGCCTGGATCTTTGTAAAGAGATTTGCGGCCAGAAGCTGCGGTTCAGCAGCTTCGATCATTTCGCCGGAAATTACCTTCGGAATCATGTCAATGATATCCGTGGATGTCAGCATTTCGTTCAGGGTAACACGAGCGGTTTTATTGGACGTATCCTTACCACTGAGCTGCTGCAGGAAGGTTTTGTATGCTTCCATTTCCTTCAGGGAAGCATCTCCCTTCATCTGGTGAACAGCCGGCTTGCCGGCTTTCTTTGCGGCTTCGTTTTCTTTCAAAGCCTTAATTCTATTTTCAGCCTTCGTGAGGCGTTCGTTAAGAGAAATCATTATTATTATTTACCTCCGTGTTATTAGCGCTGAAGCATAATCTTAGCACTACCTACACAGCCATCCCAATCCATAAAGGTCGGAACGCCATTCAGGCCGCGCTTCTTGTATTTCAGGTTAACAACGAGTTCTTTGTCTTTCAGCATCTCGTCAGCTTTCGCTTCATCAACAACTTCGATGCATACAAGCCCCTGAACGGCGTTGTAGTACGTAACAGCGAAGGCATCGTTGAGCTTCTGCGGCTCGCCCTTAACAGTCTGGCTGTTAACATCAATGAAATCGCCATCGCCAAGCTGTACCTTCAAGGAACCATCCTCAAAGTTACCATTCTGGCAAACCTTGATTACGGAACGAACATACGGCTGCGTATTGTCTTTACGAGCAAAGATTACAGCTGCATGATTGTTTTCAAAATCACGAACAACGGCGTTGTGACCATCGGTCAGGCCCGGGATACCATTATCGAGCTGATATTCGAGCGGCATAAACTTATCATAGTGGTTACCACCCATGCCCAACATATGCAGGTCGTGTTCGCTGTACGCTTTGTCGTACGGATAGCCGGGATAACGGCCAGTGCTCTGGAATACGGATGCGGATACTGCATCTTCGCCAGGGCGATTTGTCTGCGTGTAGATTTCCGGATTCAAGCCTTCGTATTTCAGACGGTCAGCCAGAGCCCACTGAGCGAGTTCATAACCACCCTCGGGAACCATATCATGGGACAGGGAAATAACCTGGCCAACAACCTGCTGGCGTTCACGTTCGATTTCTGCGGCAGTCATTGTATCGAGAGCAACATCATAAGACAGCGGAGATACAACCAAACGGCCGTTTTCATCAGATTTAACCAGATCGCCGACTTTCAGCGTACCGTAGATAGCACCCCAAGGCTGCTTTTCTGCCTTGTCCTTGAACTGGAAGTACGGGAGTTCAACAATCTTATCCGTGAGAATCGGGCCAGGAATCATGCCGTCCATGCTGTCGTCGTTAAACTGGGTGTACTGGTTCTTGCCCAGCATACCAAGGGGAACGTTAGCAGCACGAACATCATCCGTAACTTTACCGCCAACAACCGTGCCGTCGGTAGCTTTTTCCGCATTTTCAACAACCTTGCCGGTGTGTTCAACATCAATGCCCATACTAGCAGCTTCGAGCTGTGCAGAGCCGGAAGTTTTACAAGCGCGATATACGCCTTCGCCCCAGGTTTCTTCCATGCCTTCAACCGGGATCCAGTTCAAACCAATACCAGCAACTTTGCCACCGCGAGATTCTTCAGAAATCAACGTATCCTTCGTCGGATATACGTCGCCTTCTTTACGCAGGCGAACCAGTGCGCCACCATTTGCCAGAGTCAATACATTGAACTGACGATCCGTAGTCCAGTCCTGACGATCCATGTACGGGTCAGCTGCTACGATACGGCCTTTTGTAATAACCATATTGTTGTAGCCAACAGCAAAGCCATACTTAAACTGTGCCGGCAGACGCTTATCCAGAATGTATTTACCAGTGAGTGCCTCGTGCGGGGCTTCACTCATGCTGTTCTGCGTACGATTGATACGAGCAGCGCCATCGCGGTAACCCGGCTGATCAGCAACAAATACTTCGCCACGGCCACCCGGCTGCAGCTTATAACGAGTTTCCATAGAAGTAGGATATAAAGCCATTTTATAAATGTCCTCCCTGATTAAAGATCAAAGTCTTCGGCAACAGCGGGGGACTTTGCTTCTTCAGCTACGTTTGCACCCGGAGTCTCTTCCGATTCCTTCAACGTATTTTCTTTGACAGAGCCCTTGGCTTTTTTTGCTTCTTCAGCAGCCTTGGCTTCTTCGGCAGTTTTTGCTTCTTTAGCAGCCTTGTCGGCAGCTTCCTTCAGCTCAGCCTTGATATCAGTAATTGCATCGCGCAGGGAATCAATCGAGCGGTCTGCAAGCTTTTCGATTGCGGGCTTACCAGCCTTTTCGCGCAGCGTAGCCAGGGATTCAGCAAGGCTGGCCTTTACTTCTTTTTCCAGGCCTTCAACTTTGCTTTCAGCGGCTTCGCGCAATTGTTTTTCATGATTCAATGCGAGGTCTTTTTCCTCAACGGCAGTTTTCATCTCTGCGATAGATTCCTGCAGGGAAACTTTGTCCTTATTCAAAGCGTCAACTTTTTCCTGAAGAACAACAGCATCCCCCTTCAGGGCTTTCGCTTCCGTTTCAAGAGAAGCGATTTTCTGTTCTGCTTCCTGAATGTTCAATGTTTTCTCTCCTTCTGATTCCTGCTTAGCTGTTGGTGGTGGTAACAGACTGTCGGAATTCTGCGATTCAGTCATTTTATTTGTATTTGAAGCATCGTTATCTTCTGAGCCGGACATCCTCCATTTTCTTGCCGGAGGTGTGCCTTTTGGTTTTTCAGTTTCCGTTGTAGACTCATCATCTGATGCATAATTGTAGGAGTAGGATACAATTCCTGCGTATTTGTCGGACGGTACAATGACAAACGAAATTTCCTTTGCTTCCCATTCATAGACGTCCCAATAGCAGGTTTCTTTCTTGCCGGTTTCTTCGTTTTTGTAAGTATACCCACGCTGGTGTTCACAGAAATCGCCTTCACTTAGCTGAGCGCCGCAGATACTGCAACGGACATCTGTTGCGGAAACACCAATAGAAACCGTACTGTAAAGCCCATTTTGAACCTTTTCCTTGTCTTTCCATTCCGGGATGGCAGATGTGAGGATAAGTGCCTGGGCTCCAGGGAGTCTTTTTGAATCTCCCTGTTTGGCCTCGATAATCCGCCCAACAACTTCACCGTTATAATCGTTGTGATACATAATGTTAGGGACAGGATAAGGCGAGGTCCATGTTGGAATTGCCTTCTTGAAACTGCTCGTCATATACCGCGTGTAATTTCTGGTCGGTGTATCGCCGTGAATGGCTTCAATACAGGCCGTGAAAAAACCATCCGGTTTTGCGGTATGCTCGGACTCTTTAAAGTTCTTGCACTTCTCAAACCATTCTTTGAGTTTTTCCGAGCTGATAGGGGCGGTAGGATTCGTTACATCATACCCTTCAACTTCTCTAAGAGCTAATGGCATGTGTGATAACCTTCCTATTCATTTTCTAGTGGTTCTAAATAGCAGCTGCAATTCGTGCTGTATCCCGGAATATCATTTATGTTGAAGTTTTTCGGATTAATAATTTTGCCGTCATATTTTTCTTTATGTCGGCTTTCTTCGCGGCAATGTACTTTGACACGATTTACTCCGTGGCTCTCACATGTTTTTAAGTAAGAGTACCAATAAGACTTCCTATAAACAAAATCCGTAAGCATAGTGAGCCTGTATTTTTGTGACTCGAACAGCCGTTTAAAACCGCATTCGTCCCCCGTATTACTAAGCTTTTTATTTATATCACTAAAAAACTCATCAATATTCTTGTTAAAATAGTTTATTAAGACACTATTTTGCGGGGCAAGTAACGGTTTTTGGTGTTCATTGCCAGGATCCAATGTATCCTTAGCCCTTACATACCCCTCTTTTGCACCCTTTACTGACATATCATTTACGTAGGACTTGATTCTGTTTTTTATATCTCCAGCGTTGCTGCCACTATCATTAAGTTTGGAAGAAAACTCATTAATAATAGCAGACTCTTTAATTTTGGCGCTGTATGTGCCGTATTGATTGGAAGGAGAATCGGTAGCTTTTACAGCCCCCGTCCTTTTCCCAGTTTTTACACCCTTGCCATTGCCGGTATTCTTTTTTGTATAGGTACTCTTCTTTTTCTTTGTTGCTTTTGCGGAAGACGATTTATCATCATCCCCGCCACTATCTTGTTCAGTAGAGCTTGTAAGCTGTGCGCTTAGTTTTGCTATTTCGATAGCGTTCTGATGGTTGACTTCGATTTGCTCAAGCTGGTTAGCCTGTTCGATAAAGTTTGAATACAGGTGATCTCTATCCTCATCAATGTTGCCAATCTTATAACCAATACCTGCTCGCATTTCTTCGTAAGTAATTGCATTAGCATGGAAGAGATTTGTGATATGGTTTTCCAGCTTAACCCTTGTGTCGAGATTAATCTCATTAAATACAAGATCAACATCGTCGTTTTCATTTAGGATGGGATTAAAGCCACCTTCAAGCAAGAGCTCAGTTATTACAGCATCCTTAAATTGAATAGCAAACGCCGCTTGGTTATCTTTAACAGCGTTATGAACCTGCTCTTCCATAGAGTCAGCATCTTGTTTGCTGCCTCCACGCCCCATCATTGTCTGGGAAGTATTGAGGTCGGTAAACACGCGATTCTCAAAATAAGATAGATAATCTTTTAAGTCCAGAGCATTTCCTTCGGCACCAACTATAGAGAAGGCAACTCTTTCCGGAGTGATAATCATGCCGTCAGGGGGCGTATTTTCGATAAGATTTCTGGTGTCATCAATTTCCTTCTTGGTGCCACCCTTACCCTCCTGAGGTAGACCAACCTTTGCATGGACGATAGGCGCTGAGAACCTATGAGCTATTGTCGCAACATTGCCTTCCATCGTCCGAAGAAAACGAATATCTTCCAATGCTGGAATCCATCGTGGCGTTCCCCACACGGATTCGGCCGAGCGATTCAAAACAAAATGAATCACATCTTCGGTTTTAAAAACCTTTTCTCTGCCTGTAGGTGTTACCTGCTTGTATGCCGACAGCTTACCGTCTTTGTCGAACTGGGCGCGAACTTGTGCCGGGTCTAATCTTGAATATCCCGCTACACATTTTTCTGAGCTCACAATTCCTGTTGCTTTAACAAAGGGAATCTTATCTGCGCGATTCTTTACCCAGAATGCATTACTAAATTTAACAAGGTCAAAAGCAGTTTCTCTCATTAAAAGAGGAAATGGTTCAAATTCGCCCATATAGCTCATCATCTTAAAGCGCTGTCTAAGATAATCCGCCGGAGCATCACTTGTACCTTTTAAGGTATACCCTGCTTTCATAAAAAGCTCACTATATTTCTGGATGGCTGTAGCTAAATACCCCTCTGTCTCGGCCGCAGCCTTTATTTCGTCAAGGTCATATTCACATCTAAAAAATATACCATCACGTCGGGAATATCCTATATAGCTGCCAAGAACGGCAGAAGCAATAGCAAACTTATTCTTTGCCATCACACCTGTATTAGTCTTTTGTACGCCGCCAACTCTTTCAGACAAAGAGAAGAATGTGTTAGCAATCTGGCGTCTAAGTTTTTGAAAAATACCTCACACCGTCCTTTCCGGTCTACAATCTAAGCGCATATTACCACAGGGTTTTTGTTATTCACTAAACAAAAATTTAGGGGACCGATTTGGTCCCCTAAATTTTCTAGGTCGTTTTTAAGCGATATGCAGGACTGCTAAATGGCAAAATAGAATAATATTAACGATAGTAGTGGAATAGTAAGAGTATTTATGATAGACTATTTATGGAGATTTTTATTATGAGGAGGTTGTTGTTGATGGGAAAAACCATATGTATAGCAAACCATAAGGGGGGCGTTGGTAAAACAACTACCACCGCTGCGTTGGCCTACCTATTTTCCAATGACGGAAAGAAGGTACTCCTAATAGACGCAGATGCGCAGATGAACCTTACACAAACAATGAAGGTTGAGGCCGATCCGCAGCACGATATTATGGCCGGGATTATTTCAAGAATATATGGAGCTCAAGTTTCGCCACGTACCTTTATTATGCCGACGCAGTATAAGAATATCGATATGATACCAGGCTCACTACTGATAGAAGGTGAGGGTTTTATGGGAAAGGTTCGCGAGTTTCGCCTTAACGAAGGTGTAAATCCATGGACGGAACTTGTCGCGGCTATTCAAGATATGAATGAGTATGATATCGTTATTATGGATTCGCATCCGTCCATTGGCCTAGACACATTGCTCCCAATGCAAAGCTGTGATTATATTCTTGTGCCCATGGATCCGGATGAGAGAAGTGTTGCTGGATTATCACAGGTGTATCAGAACATAATTAAGAGCCGGCGCCGCGCAAATCCCAATATTAAATTACTAGGATATTTCTTTAATCGAGTAAAGCATAACACGAGCGGGACGAAAGAGTATATTCCTTCAGCTAGGGAGATTATCCCTATAGAACTTGCTAAGCTTAATGGAGGAAAAGCAGAAGGCAGACTCTTTGATACGACTATTCGTGAAAGCGAAGATGCGCGTAAATCCGTTAATTATCATTGCGCGGTAACGGAAAAATTCCATAACAAGAAGATTTCCGCAGATTTTAAAAAGCTTTACAGAGAAATCACGGAGGTGCTTTATGAGCAAGAAGCATAAACAGACGGTATCAATGGGGGCTTTTGCAAAGGCTGGTTCTTACGATGATGAGTCCTCACTACCAAATTATGACTGGATGAAGATCGCAAGTGGCGAAGAGACGGTTGCTCCAATATCGAATGAAGACAGAGACAGGAGCGAACAGCAGCTGCATGAAATTGAAAAACTCTATCCACAGTATCATACAGAAATGGTTCCTATTTCAAAACTTATCCCGGCTAAGGAAGAATGGAACTTCTTTCCCAATCAGGATAAAACCATTCTTACTGACTTAATGAAGAACCTTGTTGCCTATGGTCAGCTCTCGCCTGCGCTTGTATGGAAGCAGGAGAACGGTTCATATATGATTCTGGGCGGACACACAAGACATCGCGCTTTTCAGGAACTTCACGAAATATTCACGAGCCCCGACAACAATAACCCGGAAATGGCCAAGAGGTTTGAAGCCATGAACTGCTATGTTTATGACTTTGATGAACTGGATGATGTCGAAGCTCGCAAAATCATTATTTTTGATAATGTAATCCGTAGAGAAAATACTACCGCCGTTAAAGCCCAGGCTGTTATCAATATGAACCGCCTGGAAAAAGATACGCGCCCTAACCGCAAGTGGAATGAACATCGGGTAAGAATCATGGATAAAATTGGTCAGGTTATGGGTGTGAGTGGCGGCTCTCTTAAAAGACTCTATCAATTGAGAAATCTCATCCCGGAGCTATGGCCATATGTTGATGGCGTTGATGGTGTAAAGATCACAATACAGCTTGCCTGTGCCATTTCTCTGTTAGATAATGAGTTGCAACATTATATATACGATAAGGGGTTATATAAGAATAAGTTGACTGCCGCCGATATTAAGACGCTTGGTAAAGCAAAGACTGTTGAAGATATTGAACTTATATATACCACCCCGAGCATGCAGACAATTGTTGGCCGTGCTGAGATTGATGAGAAGCTGCCGGACGGGTTTATTACATTCCCAATTGTCGCGGAATCAGAGAACGAAGCTAATACAGTTAAAAGTATTATCTTTAACGCAGTAAATGCCAACCCTGATATTTCACAGAAAACAAAAGATATAATGAAGAAGATTTTTAAGTATTAAATGAAAAAGACGCCTAAGGGCGTCTTTTTATTGGTATTAGAAAACCCCTGGTTAGACCAGGGGTTCCGTAAAGCTTTAGCGATGAGTCTCTAAAGGAAAAGAAAAACCTCCCTAGAAAATAATTATTGCGGTCCGTCAACTGCAAAATTATGAATAGGGAGGGTTTTGTCGTAATGCAAAAGAACGACATCCATAGTTTATCACATACGAAATGGGAGTGTAAATATCACATTGTTTTTGCGCCGAAGTATAGGCGGAAAGTGTTTTTCGGGCAAATGAGGTATGAGATTGGAAAGATAATACGTGAATTGTGCAGATGGAAGGGGGTGAATTTACTGGAAGCTGAGGCATGTCCAGACCACATCCATATTTTGGTAGAGATACCACCGAAATTTAGTATATCGAACTTTATGGGATTTTTGAAGGGGAAGAGTAGTCTGATGATATATGAGAAATGGGGGAATATGAAATATAAGTATAGAAACAGACAATTTTGGTGTCGAGGATATTATGTGAGTACCGTAGGAAAGAACGAAAAGAAGATAGCGGAATATATAAAGCAGCAACTAAGTGAAGACCATATGGCCGAGCAGCTAACGCTAGAGGCGATAGACCCGTTTACGGGTAACCGGAAATAAGTAGCGTGTGGCGGACCGTACAAGCGCTTTTAAGCGCAGCTGGTAAAAAGAGGCCTTATAGGCCGTTAATGTAAAACCCCCGGCTAAGCCGGGGGATATTTATTTTGTTTAGGTTAAAACTGTACCTTGATTTCCGAGGCAGTTCAACATTGCTGCGTAGTAGGGTTCTACGCCAGCCGGTTCCGCGCAATACGGAGAACTATCGGTTTGAAGCGCGATAGCATATTCCAACATTGTCTTTGCCTGGGTTGTTGATTTTCCATCACTGCCAACCCATCGAGGCAGAACCTTTGCCATGTAATCGGCAAAATCATCAGGTGTATTGAATGTCATCCAACCACCACTCGTACTTGACATACCGCCATAATTGTGTTGTGCGCATGGCCTTTCAAAATTACCGGATTCGTTTCTAAATTGAGCGTAAATCCAATCGGCGGGAATACCACACCCTTTTGAGCAACGAATACACATATTAACAGCCCACTCTGGAGATTGCCCCTTGGGAATATTTTCAACACCCTTGCCCGGCGCTATACCTACACTAGGGATATTGGTATTACTTGTGTAGTTGCCTCCACCACTATACGACGCACCGCCACCAGAAGCCTGATATCCCATAACAGAATCTTTCTGAGCTTCCTCAACATATTTTTCGCCGATCTCAGTTTGCTTCTGGGTAGTCTCGAACCCATCATCAATATTATCTGCTGTTGGGGGAGGCGGAGGCGTAATTGCATAAATATCGCTACCGGTATTTGAGAGTTGCACCTTTGCCGCCGCTTCGTCGATGCGAATGTTAAGCAAAGCATTCGTATATTTTGCCGCCGAATCGAGATACTTATACATATTGTAGGCAGCTTCTTTGTATTTCTTGTTTGCGTTCTGACGTTCTTTCTCTAAAATATCATTAGAAAGAGTGGAGGCGGTATCATTCATATTGGCCTTAAATTTCTCGCCAAAATATCTTTCGCGCTGTGCCTCCGCTGCGGAGAAACCGCGAGTCATAACCAGCGTATTCTCCGCAGTATGTGTTAAATTCATTTGTCTAAGGCGCTGGTCATAGATAATCTGATTTTTACAGATGTAATCGATAAGATGTCTTTGATTTGCATCACTCGTTGATACTGCCGTTCCGTCAAATTCGCGCATAAGATACGAATAGTCAGGCATGCCTCCGTCTACTGCCAAGGTGGACATAACCTGATAAAAGCGCGCAATATTTTGCGTCATCTTGGCGACATAATCGGCCTTGATGTCCAGGTCGTCATCTCGATATGCTTTTCGGGCAAGATCTACTAATGAATCCGTAGGCTCTAATTCCACGGTAAAAGTTGGCGGGGCAGAGAAAATATCGTCGACATCATAATCGCCATCATTCGGCTCGTGTTGCCCGCCAATTATCCATGTACCGTCTGTCGGATGGGAAGTGCCGTACCCCTTCGTTTCTATTCCGGGGCCTTTCGTCTCACTACCAGGGCCGCCACCCCCGCTGCCTTCCTGTTCTGAAGGCCATGTTCCTGGATGCTCTGTCCCACTACCAGGACCACCACTTGTGCTGCCGCCACTACCAGGAGAGCTTGTCCCTGGGCCACCCATTTCTCCTTCAGGGCCTTCCGTTCCACCACCGATACTACCTGGCAAACCTGTACCCGGCTCCCAAGTCTCGCTTCCCGGGCCATCAATTTCGCCACCGCCATTACTTGGTAATCCTGTACCTGGCCCCCAAGTCTCGCTTCCTGGTCCGCCACTAATCGGAGGAAAATTTACAGGCCCTATTCCTTCTGGCGGTGTTGATGGTGGAATAATCGTAATTGGAGGAGGAAAGCCTCCCTGTTCAATCGCGATGATTAATTTGCCTTGAGAATCTTCCGACAGAACCCTGTTTATATCGCGAATGATATCTCCAATTTCTGGAGGCAGCAAATCCGCAAGCGACGTGAGTTCGTCCAAATCATCTATTACTTTTAATTCGCGAACAGGCTTTTGTATGGGAGTTTGCAGGCCTGGTGCTTGAACTATACCATCAGACTCGTAACTCCGCTTGGGGGTTAAGTCTGGTATGGCTAGTATGTCATGCCTATCGTATCTTTCTTCTGCCATTTCTATTTCCTTCTACTATATGTCTACCTTAGTAAAAATCGGCGTCCATTTTTCCGGCGCCGACTATCTATCAGAACATTGATCTTCCACAAAAGCCAAAACCTGAGCTTCTTCTGGATCCCCAATTACTCTTTCTTCTGGCAGCTGTACCAGCAAGTGGTGCGCGGAAGAATTTTGGCTGATCCCCATCGCTCTTATCCTGAGCGTCTTTATAGGAGACAGTGCCGTTCATTAGACTTGCATTGCTCCATGGGTTAGATGCGCCCCGCCAGTTCTTGCTTGTCGAAGCATTGTCTCTCTTGGCAAACGGAGACTCACCGTTAACCATGTGAGCTGTAAAGTCCACATCTTCAATTGTCTTAGCAACATTTGGCATCTCAAGCGCGAATGCTAAGAACGCTAAACCCAGAGCATCCACAAAGTGTTCGTTTACACTTGTGTATACCGGATTGCCGTTAGCACCGACGCGAACAACTTCGTAGTCGACCAACTGCTTATGCAGTGTCTCATCGAATGGAGACATGATAAGCTGATTGCGCTCAATACACATGCTCAACTGGTTCACCATAAATGGCTTCATTGGTTTTTGATCGGTAACGTGTGTAACGGGATCAATAACCGGAATCTTTTGCGAGAACTGGAATCCCTTAACTTTTAATTTAAGGCCAGACTCAGGATGTTGATCCCCGTATTTATGCAGCATCTCTAGTTGGTATTCGCCTGATCCTCTATCCGCATAAATAAATGCTGGGTTATAAACCCTATTTAATTCAATAATCATGTTTACAGCCTTATCGAAGCTGTATTCTGCTTTTGGAACTTCGATTCTTCTCACTACCATGAATCGGCCAAAGCGAGGCACGTAATCAAGAATAATGATAGAGGAGGAAGCGCCATATTTATCCCAGTCAATTCCCATTGTGCGCAGCTTAGTTGGTTTGTATACGCCTATCGTCATATTCTCAGGAGGAATATACATTTCCACATTCCATCCATTTTCGTCCACCTTCATTTTTTGAGAGTAGGTGAGAGGGGAATATGCATACCGCATAAACTTCATTGCCGCGTCGATTTTATCCTTATCAAATACACCAGTTTCCTGAGAACCAAAGTCAGCCATAACTTCATGGATATAACCTTGCTCAGATAACTGGGAACGGAATTCTTCTTCCATCTTTGGACCCCACTGAGGGTTACATGTAGATGGATAGTGGAATTCCTTAAAATGCATACTTGGATCTGTGCACGCCTGCCAAAAACGCTTACGCGCGCCGGTTGGGGTACTCGAGAGAAATACGCGTATCCCTTCTCGTTCGGCCGCAATGGCCAGGATCGAGTCGAAATCCGCATTGCTCATATACATTTGTATTAACACCAAAGCTCTTTATCTTTGGTTTCTCTGTGTCACCACAGAGGTTAGACTATATCTTCGTCCCAATAGAATGATACATCGACGATAAGACTATTGGGCGTTCCCCCGCTTTCGTGGGTGATCCTATTGACTCTTCCGAGCCTCACACCTAGTCGTTAGGCATTTCTCTGTGTCACCACAGAGGTTAGCACGGGATTTTCTCACTACTTATAGCGAGCTTTCCCCCGTTTAACGGAGTTTTAATCGAACTATATGTTTTTTTAAACATTGAAAATGTCATTGTGCTCTTTCCTGTTCCCGGATTCCTTTTTCCTTTTCTCCAGCTTGCCACCCTCGTATAGGTATACCCATATTTTTTCGCAATATCAGAAACTCTTTCTTCTGGATGATTTAACGTATAAGTGTAAGCTTCTTTGGCGATATTTACCTCGTCGATACGTTTTTTATAATACTCATTAACCATGGTAAATCGTTTCTGTTTTCTAAGACAATATCGCATATCGAGAATTGAAGTGAAAAGGAAAATATTATCAATAGAGTTATGAATATCAAAACTTGCGAATACATTTTCTGCACATGTATGTTTTTTGGTATAATTGATGGAATGTTGAATCCCTAAATCCAGAAGGATGTTTGAAACCTGGCCGCAAAATTCTTTAAAACCAGTGGTAAGCTCCAGTCGCTTAGCTAAAACAAAAGATGGTGCTTTTAGAGTTTTGTCGTTTTTTTGAAAAAGCAAGTTGTCACCCTCAGCAGCATAAAGTCCGGAGATAAACCCCTTTTTTATAGCAGCGTCCCCCTTTGTTATCCAGTCTGGTAGAAGGAAGTTTTGTTGAACACGATTCCCAACTGGCATACCCAACTTTTTAAAAATTTTTGCCATTTTTGTATTCATAACAAAATAATTTGTTGTGCCGTCAATACCATACTGGGGAGAAAAACTTCTCTTGGAATGAATTTTTGCTTTACCAATATCGCCAAACTTAGCTTTTGCGTCAACAATCATGCATTGCAAATCTTGTACATCCCCAGAAATACCTATATTGTAAACTTCATATGTCCAGTCTTTGTAACTGCGCACACTGACGCTTAGCCATCCATCACCAAGAATCATCCCAAATAACATGGCTAATATGTAATCTTTTTTGATATTTTCAATGTTCATTTTTGCTTCTCCTGCTTTTAATATTACACATCTAATACTAAACATACTATAACATAAAACAGGGAAGAAAGCAACAATCCGATTCGTCTAAATAGAGCGCGTCAGCCCTCTGGCCACGAAACCCTACAGCGCCGCCGCCTGACGATGCGCCTGTGGTCTGGCCACGTATTGCAGAACCGTTATTGAACTTAATTTCAAATGGTGTTTTTGTATTGGAAACTACCATAGCCTGCAGAGCAGGGGAAAGAGAAATAAGTTCGTTCAAACGGTTAAAAATCGCTCGTATCTGAACCTCATACGGTGCTGCGTACAGGCATACAAACGAGCGATTAGTACAAGCCTTGTGCAATGAATCTATGCACATGGTTTCGGTCTTCAAGCCGGAAATAAAAACTCCGGCCAGGACTATCCCTTTCCGATTGTCTTGAATTTAATATTTACGGATTATTTATATTCCGAAATGTCGAGCTTGCCGTGCATCGGCGGGAAAACCTGATCTTCGTAAGAATCCATCAGTTTTTCCATTTCAAGCTCGAGAAGCTCCTTGATATCCGCGAGGAATTTCTGGCCAGCCTCGTTGGCTGCCTCTACATCATTTGTCCCGTCAATGCGAATGCGGGCCTTAAACTCGCTGCGCAGTTTCTTGGACAAAGCAATGGTAAATCCGCCCGGATATGTTTTTTGAAAGTTGATTACCGGTTCACCGAGCATTTCAAGAGCACGAATTTCCTTGTTTGTGAAATCCACAGTCTCAAGCTCTATGGTAATCTTCCGCTTCTTCACGACATAATCGTATTTCAGCTTCATATCGCAAGCACCCCCTATTAGACAGTGAGAGTGGCAACAGTCTCCGTTTCAAAACGGGTGCGCTGCGCTTTCAGCTCCTCAACAACAGCCTTAATAGCTTCGTGCACCTTCTGCTGGAAGAGCAGAGCCTTTGCTTCAGCTACGAGACGAGCCGTGTTGAGTTTTTCGCCAAGCTCAGACTTTGCAACATCGCCGGCATCGGCACTGAAGCTTACAACAAAGCCCGGAGCAAGTTCATAGCGTTTTACATTCTGGATAAACTTAACAACGTCGCCGTTTTCGCCTTCTGCGGGAACAACACGCTTGTCCCCATCAACATCAAAGCGGCCTTCGAACACGATTGCGCCCAGATTGATAACCGGATTGCCCAGGTCATTAAAGAGAGCCTGTTCGTGCTTTTCGTCCATCTCATCCGTGCCGTAGCCGGCGAAAGAGATTTCTACGGAAAATACGTTGTTAACTACATTGCGCTTAGTTTCAAAAATCATCCTGCATTCCCCTTTTTATTTAACTGATTACAAGACAATCAGACCCCGCGTCTAGTCTCTGAACGTCCTTATATAATATAAGGTTCGCTGCTGATTCCCTTGACGTTTTTTATGATGTGCCGCCAAGTATTCCAGCAATTTGTCGGGGACGGGCAGAGTGCCACCCGTTCGTCGCCCACATCGAGCAACCTTTTTTATAGAGTTATCCAGAAGCATCTCTTTCTGATACCATCTGGCTTCCCAAGGTACTACTTGTTTTGTGGCATTATCCACTGTTTTTACACAAGCTTTAGCCCAGAGTACCGGATTTTTTAAAATCGCTGCCGCCTGTTGCAGCTTGATTTTCTTACGTTCATCCAAAGAAGTTTTCCTCCATAGCACTACGAAAAGGGGAATGGCTATTAAGGAACTCATTCCCCGTATTACCGGCAATGTGTATTTATTTGCCCTATTGTCAGACATAAAAAAGAGCCGATACGATATTATTTCGTACCGGCTCCAGGAAATTGTAACATTTTTGCTATGCGTTCATTTATATCATCGATAGAGTCCATAGCATCCTGCATCCTCTCATCGAACTTATCCATTGTTGCCGATTGCCGCTGCCGCCGTTCTCTGGCTTCGCGAATTCGCTGTTCTTGCTCAAGTTTGCTTTGAATGAGAGATACGGATTCAATGGGGTTAGTTCGATAGTATTCAAGAAATATAGATACTGCTTCTTCCTCGCTAAAATTGCGAGGCTTTGTTATCTCTATTTCTTTTTGCTCCTGTAGTAGAGGTGGTTGGGGTGGAGGTGTAGTATCTGGTTCACCCCAGCGCGCATTTTGCCAAGCCTCGATAAGGCCATTTAGAAGGAATTGGTTTACCTTATCTTGTTCATCGTCAGTGAGCATAAAAATGCGTGGGCGTTTATCTATAGAAGAACACGCCTTGATGGTTCTGGCCGCCAATTGAATTTCCTTCCAGTCTTTATCTGTAGCCCGGATGCTATGTGTTTTCTGTAAGTCACGCGCTTTCTTTTTTGGCCTGCCTGCACCGGGACGGGCACCGCCATGTGAGTGTTGATGCGGGTTCACAATCCTCACCTCCATGGCTTTTATTTTACCATGAAAACTTGAAAAATGCAATACATAAAATACATCAAGCTAATAATTATGCGGATTCCAGAGCGTGCAACATTGGCAAACGCGTGAAACATCTTACTTAGCTGTAATACTGTGGCTGCGGGTTGGGGTTGTAGAGCTCAGCATTAGATTTATGGCCGCCCGCGAACTGATTACCGATAATACCGCCAAGAGCAAGTAGACCTGCTACAGCACCGGCCTTACCTTTCCAGCCCAAGCTCTTAGAGGCGGCTTTCTTCGACATTGCTGCAGCCTTTGAGTTGTGTGCTGCAGCAGTAAAAGCCCCTTTCCCAGTCTGAGCTGCATTGATACTCTTAACATCATAGTTGTCTATATTTTTCATAAGATCGTTGTGAGAATCTACCGCGCGCTGAAGCGATGCCTTCTTCTTATCCAATCTCTCGCGCATGATATTTTCTTCTGTTTGACGGGTCTTATCTATACGTTTTAGCGTTTGTTGAGTTTTGAACTGGTCTCTGTAATGATGAGTATCATCCATTCTCTCTGCGCTTCCACCCCCAAATAAATTAAATGCATGGTCTTTCGCTGCGGCTTTCACGTATCCAATTTTGTTCTTCATACCTTCCATCAATGAAGTTTTTCCAGTTTGCTGTGCCGCTTGCTTTGAAATTGAAGACAACTGTTTTTGATTAAAATGCTCCCGCAGTTCAGTGTATCCTAGTTTTGAGGTATCTCCAATGCTTTCTAATTTGCCTTGGTAACGTTCAATGTTTGCCTGTACATTGTTTCTAGCAACTTGAGTTCTCATTGCAAAATCATCGAGACGATTAAAAGCTTCGGTACTGGCGCCTTCATTAGCCTTACCAAGATACTCGCCAAAAGACATTGATTTTTTATCGACTTGAGTATCGTAATAATTTTGCTGCTCCCGCATATATTTCGAGAAGTTTTCATCAGCCACTTTTTCATTAAGCTGTCCAACTTTATTGGTTGAGGCTTTTATTATTTCATCTAACGCATGAGGCTTCGGCGGTTGTGCCGGTGTCGAATTGGCAGCCGTCTGTCTTTGCTTATTCTTTTTATTAGCCAATTTTTCTCACCTCCGAGTTTTTAATAACGGGCAAAGGCTGATGCCTCGTTACCCATTGAAGTCTGTTGCGCGGCCATTTGTCCCTGCCGTGCAAGGTTCATGCCGGCCTGGCGCATCGTATATGTCTGTTGTGAATCTACAAAGGTAGCATTCTGAAAAGGCAGGTTTCGCCGCTGTGATTTCAACTGGCGTCCGTACTGGTCTAAGGCATGGTATGCATCCACGGCCCCTTCAGCAAGTGCAGGGGCCATCATAGCCCCCATATATAACGGCATAGGAGCAAGAATACCCAGTGCGATATCTCCAGCTGCAGAAATGGCAGAGGAGACAACGCCATCTCCTTCGGCACGCTTGTCTGCATACTCTGACGCGCCGAAGTATAAATTGGCCGCCGTTCCGGCCATAGCCATTTTACTCCATTCACCTTTACTGTTTTTAAACATCTTGTTTACGATCTTAGATGGAATCCCCATGATTATAAGAAGCCCCCATTCTTAGTTTTATCCAAAGCAAATACAAGGGAACCGTCTGCACCGCCCGGAGCGGACAGGGTAGAGCCGTTACGGTAAACAGAATAATCTGGAGTAGGGGAGACTATTCTACTATCGATAGTTCCTAAGTGCTTACGTTCATTCTCATTGTATGCACTGGCTGCCGAACCCACAGCTGTTGCCCCAATAAGAACAGCCTTACCTTTTTTATTGAGTCCTATAGGAAATCCAGACTCATCATATCTGATGATTTTGCCGGGAGCCTGCAAAACCTTGTCCGCCGCCTTGGTCATGGTATTATCAAACGCTTTAACGCCGCCCACGGCTTTCTTAAAAATACTGCCAGTAATACCCATTCACATAACCTCCGAGTTTTAAATAAAGGGTATACCCGCAATATCTGTGTTGCCATTCTTATCTCTATAGGCGCCACCGCCAGAGGCAAAACGATAACCGATACCAAGCCCACCTAAGGCGCCGGCAATCTTAGCACCGTTATAACGTTCGTCGCCAACCTTAAATGCAGTTAAATCTCCTTCAGCACCACCAAAGGCTTCCTTAGCTAAACCTTTCCATGTTTTTGGCCCTTCGCCAGTAGCATATTTATAACCTTTCACCCATGGTTCTTTCATGAAGTTAAAAACGCCGCTGGCAGCAGTGCCAATTTTATTTATGGCTTCCGCACTGGCACTCATTATTTTTCCCCGCTTTCCGTAAATTCAGCATCCTGAACATCCGGCCGCTTATCCATATCAAAGAATCCCTCAGTATTCTGAGCTTCCTCAATAATCGAATAGATGTCAGCCTGCTTTTCTTCTTCAATGTCTTTCTTCTTGTCCTTGCGAGTAGCCATTAAGAGATTGTAGTCCGCATTACGTTTTTTGGAAAAACGTTCATAGGCTTCCACAACTTTGGATACCTGCGGCTGATAAATCGGCTCGCCCTCTTCACTAAGTCCGATTGCAACGTTCTGGATCGGGTTTACCTCCTGTGACATAAGCGCCTTACATCTTTCCATGGAAACTTCCATAAGGATAATTTCTTCTACAAGCGCTTTATCGGTGGGGGAGGCATCATCTTTGTCCAGATCGAATTCGTCAGTATACTGAGCAACCTTACGGCCAATCAAAGCAACTTCCTGAGGGCAAGGCTCATTTACCGGTGCAAGCCCATCAAAATATAACTGGCAGGATTCATTGTAAGGACAGCCTTCGCCCTTACAATAAATTGGAATACGGGCATACATCCCTGTCTTAAGCGAGAGCTGCTGCATACTTGCCTTGAGTGCGAGCAGCCCCTTCTGGCTATGTCCCCAGACATTTGTTTTAAGCCGGGCCATCATCCTGTCATAGTTGCGCTGATTTTCCTCAAGTTCAACTTCTGCAGCTGTGGGCGCTTTTATATCTGTTTCTTTTTCCTCAGCCATTGTCTTCCTCCGCACTAACTGTATAGTCTACAAAGCCATTCGCGCTAAAATTGTAAGTAATCTTATCGAGCTTGGTAGAAATATGCATGTTCTTGATTTTTACACCCTCAATAAAGTATCTCCAGGTTTCAAGGTGATCAAGCTCGGTATTCTGAATGAAGTAGCTGGTAGTAAGCTGGCCGCCCTTGAAAATCAGATCGCCCGCATCAGAAATTGCTATGTCAAATTCAATGCTGGCATCTTCAAGCTTATATGGCGCATCCATGCCGGCTTCTTTTACGATAACAACTTCGCTAAGATCCTGCGCCTGCTCTGCTGTAGTATTATTATCCATGTATTTATTCCTCCGTTGTTTTTGTCTCCGAACTACATAGCTTCAAGGCAAGTATTACCGTTGCTAGGTTATAGTATTCCCATAAATAGGGGGTGGGCCTAGACATATACAAGGTTAACTTCTTATACGTTTTTACTTCTTACATATTCTGTTCGTGTAAAATAAATCCTAAGGCCTCTATTAGGCTGCCTGACACCCCTGTAAGCTCTGAGGCATATAAGTATATGGGGCAGTGCGCTTCGCGGCGCCTGTACGCGATTTTGGAGCTTTGACGGCTTTTGTCTTGGGAGGCGCTGCTACAGTAGCAGGTACAAATACCCAATCATCAAACATTGGCCGTCTGGCATTTTCACGCATTTCTTTTCTAAGCCATTCAACCTCTTCCAAGCGCCATTGTTCTTCAATATTGTCGATAGCGATTACCTCAGTTTCCTCTGTGACTTTACTTGCTACGGATGCGCGCTTAGCCATTAAAGCATCGTGCTTGGCATAGACATCTGAAGCTATTTCTTCCCCGAATACATCAGAGATAACCTGACGATTGATATTCTTAATGGGCGATCCTTTGTCTACCCATGCTCTGATTCTATCTCGGATAACCTTGCGTACTTCTTTATTGCTAAGGTCAGCTAATTTGTAAAACTGAATCGTGCAACCATAATGTTCTCTCATACATTTTTTATAAAAAGGCATCCTTCTTAAAGTATCGTAGAAAGGGAGATCTTCATCCGTAAAACGTTTAACAAGACCTAAACTGGCTAGTAAAATTAGTTTCTTGCACGAAGACGAATGATCATTCTTATTTCCTAGTCTCTTGGATAAATAACGGGAACTAACAGAGCCATAGATATCGTCACCATGTTTATTCATGTTATAGTGCTCAGCCATGTATTGAACGTCAGCACAACATTCGTCGTAAGCACCTTTGAGAACCTTACCGATTAAGTTATGGGCACCCTTTATCCTGTTAAGGTTCTTGTAAGCTAACTTATTCGTTCGTATAAATTCCCGAATGTCTTTACCATGTTCGTTGTGCACAAGCTTGATATTAGCTTTAGAGCAGAGATGCTCAAGGGCTTCTACAGTGGTGCAGTGCAAGCAACACATTGTAAAACCAATAGAATCAACTGTAAGCTCTGCAGACGCTGAACTGCATTTGTAAATCCAATTACGATGGTTTGCGTTAGGGCGTAGCCAACAAGAAGAGGGTGTTTGTTCTTCGTGAAAAATGTCACAAAATTGTCCGTGCAGTCCAGTAAGTTCTTCCATGTCAATAGAGCTCTTAACATATTTGATTGCTTGGGGAATCGACATTTTTACGGCAGACTCGGAAATCACACCTGGTTGTTTGAATCTGAAAATACTCTGAAAAACACCCTCTCTCTCTTCTACGGTTATTGTACGGGGTTGTTTCTTTTTAGTTTTCCTACTACCCTTCAACCCGCGTAGTATAAGGCCTGAGAGCCGTTCTAGATTTGAACCAAACACACTTCTTACGTGGCTTTCGTTTAAGAAGACGTCTTCATCTGGACGGGGGTTAAAGGCCCATTGCATCATTTGTATCAGATCCATACTCTGAAGCTGTTCCCAAGATACACGAACGCAATACATCCCTGTCTTACCATGGATAGAGTTGGGGATGCGGCAGACTCGTTGTTCATCGTACAATGTCAGATCAATCGTCTTGTAGTAGCGATTAAGCCATTGTGCCAGTCTGCGATATCCTTTGTTCAGATTCTTTGCTGATAGCAAACCTGCATATGGAACTACAACGTGGAATCCCTTACCGCCGCTCCAGTATATCTTCATCTGGCTTTCAGTGATGTGAAGTAGCTGACATAAACGTTTTACAACGCCAATGGTATCATTGCGAACAGCATCGTAGGCTTCCGGTTTGTCGCCGGCGCCGTGCAGATCTAGGTCAACAACAAAGTCTCCGGTAAGAACGGCCTGTTCTTTATTTGCCTGCCAGATGGATTTCGCATCTTTGCTGGCATCATCTTCCACAGTCATTGTGTACAAATTTTCGTAGATTTCCGTGTTATTATGTTTTTCCCTGTACTTCGCCAAAATGTTTTTATCGCTGTTATCGCGGTAATAGTGGCGAGTGAAGGGGTGAGATTTGGCGCCAGCTTGTACGAATTTATGCGCCAATTGTTTAACTCTGATTTTCAATATTTAATTCCTCCTGAGCCTCGCACGGTATTTGCCGGTGCGAGGCTTTTTGTATTGTCTATTTTACTCTGACCTGCTCGTACATGTCAATGAGAACTTCTTAAATGCTATTAAAGCCGCTGCTATTAGAGCAGCAACTGAGGGGGTCGCCGCCCCCTCAACTTCCCCTGTCAGCAGCTTCTATGCCCGGCCCCGTGCCGCCGAAAGATGTTCTACGTCCTCATGCGCAACAATGTGCCCCTACAAAAAAACTGTCTATAATGGTGACTTCTTACATATTGTCCCCTATAGAACTATCGTCTTCTTACCTACCGCAAATACAATGTATCCCCATATAACAGATGCTATCATGTTTGCAGTAAGATATTGTCCGTGGTATATATCTATATGTCCCATATATAACCTACCTACAATGTTCTTCTTACGTTCTTATGTTGAAGGTTAATCATAATACTTTATTATTGTTCTTCTCTATAGGGAAGATACACGCATAAGATCCTTAAGCTCTAAAATTTTTTAGATTCGGCCCGCGCCGCTTACCTGCCTTCAGAACTTTACCTGAAATCTTCTCTATAGGCCCCATAGATTTAACGTAGCGCGATGAAAAGGTGTTCAACCGGTAAAGTGCCGTCAAAAATAAAACACCCCTCATATTTTGCGTTTTAGAGGGGTATAATGAAAGACTGTCTGTTAGAAAAAATAGCGAGCGGGTTGGGATGATTTTTACGCGGCCTGTTTAATTCTGTCTTTGCGAGCGACATAACTTTCGGCCAGCCGGCTAAAAGCACCGCGATAATTGTGGGTGAGTTCGCATTTGTTACCCATCGCGGATTCGGCGAGGAACATACAGTACTCATAGAACTCGTCGTCAATCTTTTTATTGTCGTGCTGTTTACGGTCGCCGGCGGCTACAATATGACAATTCTCGTGACAGCGGGTAAATACAGTGCGCATGGTTTCCACATCCGCATTCTGGATTTCGTCAAATACAACTACGGCTCGACTAAAATTAACACCCCGCAAAGAGATGTCCGTGGTTTCTACCAGAAGCCCAAGATTAACCATTTGGACTGCTATGTCTGGTGTAATGCCAAGTGTTAATAGTGCATCACAAAGAGGCCCCCAATAGATTGCGCATTTTTCTTCGAGCGTCCCCGGCTGAAATCCAAGACGAAGACTTCGGTCATCAGGAGTGCGTACATAGACAATTCGGTCGGCTTCGCCGTTTGCTAGTAAATCTAATGCTGCCGCGATGGATACTGTGGTCTTGCCGCTACCGGTGGTGGCTTCACAGAACGTAAACACATGTTCCTTGATTGCATGGAAATATGTGCGCTGTTTTGCGTCGAAACGGTTGTACATATCGTCGCGCTCACGAACGTCCTTTAAGCTGAATTCTTGTTTGTCGCCGAACTGTTTGGTGGTTGAGTTTTTCATTTCTGTAACTTTACCCCTTTTGTGTAGTTGTATTTGATTTTCCTTCTCTATGGCCGATATTACACAATAGGGTAGCGGAAACAACAGAGGTTCTGATATTATTTTATTTTGCTTTTGGTATGATTTATATTGTTTATGGCAGGAAGATTGTTGAAGATTAATCATTTATCATTGCCGCCCGCAGTGCATAGAATAAAGATGAAATATTCTGAAAATTAATAGACAGGCAAAAGCGTGTGCGATATATAAAAAGACAGGCAGTTTCAAGATGTCTCCGATTGGTAGTCTTGGAAGTGTCTGTCTTTTTATTGTGCTTATTTAAAACGGAAGTTTACTATCCAGTATTTTAGCCTTACGTTTTATTTCTTTGCATCTGTTAAGAATATCTTCCATGTGCTTATTGTGTTGATATATTGCTTCGATTATTTCGTCTTCCAGAGCTTGTCGTTCCTCGTATGAGATTTCATGCTCAATATCGCGCACAGCGTCAATCATTGTCATTATAGGGAAGGAGGCGTGAAAGGCAAGGCGATTCCTTTCAGTTATCTTGGCGTTCGAATTCTTTTTATCAAATTCTGCGATGGCTTCTACACAACCAATTGCAGCAGCCTCTTCAGTGGAATATGTCTTCTTTTTAGTTTTCCGGCCAATATGCGTGGTCATCCCGCCCTTGCCAATCATGGCGCTCATTTCGTTTGGGTCTTCGGTGCCATAATATTCTCCCCAATCAACACCCATGTCAAACGCCTCCTTTTGTGCAAATAACCATTTTATTCTTACCCCTTATTATACATCTGAACGCATAATTAAGCAAGCAAACATGCAGGCAGGCCGGCAATCATTTTGCCGGTGTCCATGAGAGGAAGGCTTATGGCCTTATAGGGCGGGCGGCGATTTTTGGCAGATAGTTGATAATGTCAAATTTCCTATAGGGGAACGAAATTTGTGAAAAATTTCCGGGAGTACCTAGTATTTTGGTGAAGATCCTGAACCTGGCATATTAGCCCAGGGAGGAGCGGGATTTTATTTATACGGTAGTGACGGGCCGTCGTGCCCCATAGGCATACTACCATCTTTTAACGAAAAAGTGCCGAGTCCGAGAGGGCGGAAAGGCCTATCATGGCTACTTTATTTGTTGATTTCGAAGATTTGTTTAATGACGAACTGGAGGAAAAATTAGAGTTCGCGCAACGTGAGTTGCGTGATTTCCCCGTCCATCTCTTAGATGAGGAGGACGCCGGCTGGCTGGTTGGCCAGCTGAATGCAAAGGTCTGTGCCCATCATAAGTGTGGGCACAGAAAAATATTTAGCGGATATCTCCCAGAGGAGGGAGAATTCCTTTTCGTTGCTAAATGCAACGAAGAATTTATTGTCCATATAAAAATGGACAGCAAGTGCCCCGATTGTGAGGCACAAGAATTAAAGGAGGCTATGAAACCGGACAGCCTCCTTCAAGTGGCTGTTTACAGCCATGGCCTAGCGACTGGTTTCGCCGGCCGTAAGTCTGCTCTTGAAATAGAGCAGGCAATTAACTCCTTCGAGAGTATCGAAGGAGAAGTCTGCGCCTCGTGGAAGACGCAGAAAATCGGAGGCTTCGGCCTCTTCGTTCGAGGCGAAGTAACTATTGCCTCGAATATGGACCTTTGGTCCACTCTCTCCGATAGCGGAGAGAGAATTTTCGACCCGGAAGATTACCGGGCCAACGGGCTCTTTACGACGCGTGATGAGCTCGACCTAGCTCAGTGGGATCACACTGAGTTTTTCATTAAACGGCCGCGCATAGTAGCCGTTTGGTGTAAGGACTGGTTCTACCAGTCCAGCCAGGAGGTGCGCGATTTAGTTGCGCGTCTCCGTGATGCAGGCCGCAAGGTCTACATCGTAGGCAAACGGCATTAACATATTAAGAGCCCCTAAGTCTTGATTGGCTTAGGGGCTTCATAATGTGCTCATGCCAGCACAGATTGTTTGGCACTACCTGAAAGGAGGTGAATGCCATGAGAAAACTGATACAGATGCTGTTGCTGTGCCTCGTGTTGGCAGCAGTTGAAGTTGCGGTCAGATACTTCTTACTGAAGTTCATCGTTGATGCGCTGATGAAGTAAGGGTAGTCTGACCAGGGGGAGGATGATGGTGAGCGAGAGCACCGGACTCCCCCCTGTTTATCTCATTGTACCATTATTTATTGTTTGAGTCCAGTGTCTTATTGGGATACTGGACTCTTTTTTATCCATTTTTATTTTTTATTTTTGTATTGGGCCGTCGAGCCCGAAAGGAGAGATTTATCATGTTTAAACTGAATCTTGTTAAGGCTGCTGTTGTAATCGTTATGGGCGAAGCTATTGCTCATTATGAAGTGCTTCCTAATGGGGCCTTGATGTTTGGTGGTAGAGAAGCCTATGAAAAAGGTAAGTTCATTGTGGTTAAGAAAGGAGGCGCTTATATTACCAATCCGTTTGGCGATGAGCCGGACGAGGATATTACTCTGGAGTTCAATAATCTTGTTGAGCTTCTGGAGGAAGCTGAACGTGCAGAAGGCGATGCAGCACTAAAGCTGTTTGGTCGTATGCAGGAGGAGATTGGCGCTGCTGATTTTGTCGACGGCGCCGACCTCTTGGTGGAGGAGCATGTTGTCTCCACGATATTGTTGGTTAAACTCTTAGAAACTTACTCGAAAGAGAAGATTAAGCAGTTTGCTTATAACTGCTACGGCATTGGAGAAGATTCACATGTTTCCCATAGAGGCATTGATGAAGCACTGGAAGCAGAAGTGTTTGACCTCAATTCGCTAACCGAGTGGGAAGATTTGCCGTTTTAATTTTGTTTTGGTCCTGCCATACGACCTTAAACTGGGCAATTTTTGTTTTTTTTGTAGAGGGGCCGTCGAGCCCCAAAAGGAGGAAAATTATCATGAAGACTCAGACTATCGCAAACACCGTAGTTAACCGTGCAACTATCATTGAAAAAATCAATGCCGAAGAAAAGGCTAAAGCTGCAGAAAAAGCTCTGCGCGTAAACGCAGCGGCACAGGTAAAAGGTAATGCTTTTAAAGCTATCGCCAATGGCATTGAGTTGCCGGAGATTGTGGGTGACCGCAATTTCTGGAAGGACATCTTTGATGTCACCACCCCAACCGGGATGAATGTCCTCATGATTCCTCATGCAGAGGATGAAGATAAGAACGTATATTCGTCCGCACAGATGTGGATGAAGCTTTTCCGCAATGCAAACGACGCTATTAAAAATGGCGCCAATGCAGAACAGGTGCTTAGCGACCTGGATGAAGTCATCAAAACTGCTATAGACCATACGGTTGACGAGGTGTCTGACCTTGACGGCCGTTGCCGCAATGATTATCGTGGCTTTGAAGAAGTTGATACTGGCTATACTTCTTCCCTACTTATGAGCATGAATAGCGATGCACTTAATGTGTGGCCGCAGCTCATTAAGGGTGCCACGAACGACATCGCCCGTACGCTCTCTAATCATGTTCAACTCGACCGTTATCATCTTGACGGTCATACGAGCATGATTAGCATCGACCCGGTGTATGAGCTCATTAAGAGCCGTTTCGGTGTTGAAGAAGCACTGAAGGTCGGTGTTACAGGTATCAATGGCAACATCATGAATGTTGTCGATCCTCGTGCTACTCGCTTCTTTGACGGTATTAATGCCGCCAGAGAAGAGCGTTATGGTGCGCTCATGAAGTATCCGTCTGTGGGTACTCGCGAAACCGTACTCGTTCATTTTATGGACGACGAGGAAATCAACGATGCCCTGATGGACCTCGTTGAACGTGGCTATCTCACGGAAGAGGAAGTCATTTGCGCTGCTGAGCAGTATGCCAGCATTAAAGAAGGTATCATTGAGATGCCTTCTGACCTGGCAGCCATTGGCAGTGTATTGGCCGGCTCGGACCGTGACGGAGATAAAACTTCTGTAATCCTGCATCGTGCAGGTCAGAAGGATATCCCCTGGTTCCTCAACAACTACGGCTTTAAGCCGCTGGCTGTTGATATCGTACCGACCAAGCCGGAGGAAAAAGGTGAGCGTTATGAGATCAATGGAGGTATGTACTCCACCAATTTCCACATGATCAACCAGAATCATAATGAGAAGGTTGGTCCTGTGACTAACGCTGGCCGTGTACTCATCCAGGGCCTCTGCGCCATCGATTGGAGTGATGAAGTAAAAGAACTTTATATCTCCTGTTTCTCTACAGTATGGGAAGCTGGTACGGAAGCTGACGCTGGCGACGGCAAGTATCACACTCCGCTTACCTGGAGCAAGGATGCTTATGGCCGCGAAACCGCAAGCACGGCTCCGAAGACCTATGAGAATGGCGAAACTCTTGATGCCTACCATGCATTTGAAAAAGCGGTTCATATGACTCGCTTTGAAGGCACGATAGAAGAGCAGTGGAATACGCTGCTCGAAATCATTAAAGACTTCGACGTTCTTATCCGTCACACTCAGGAATGCACCATCGATGCCGAAAAGAAGTTCTACAAGGTTTATACGGACTTTGTAGCCATTCTTAAGGCAACGATGACGGTTACGCCGCTGAAGTTTGGTGCGCGTTTCGTTATCGACTGGGCAGCATTCCATGACCCGGAAGCTGACGTTAAAGCCGAAATCAAGGAAGATGATCTGCTCCGTAAGGACGAAAAGGTTATTCTTCTTGACATGGACGGCAATGAAATCAGCCGCGAAGGTTTCCGTGGTGTGATGGCTGAAGAGCCGGTTCAGCTCTTCTGGCCGGCAGAAGGAAAAGGACAGAACGATCGTAAGGTTGTTGTGTTCAACGACTTCTTCGCCAGCTATCGCCGGTATGCAATTGAAAAGTCCATGGAAAAGCTCAACGAATTAATTGCCCGCTACAAAGCAGCAGTTAATTCTGCAGAGTATAAGGCTCGTCGTGAAAATGCTTACGATGTAGCCATCATGCACATTGCAGACCAGCGTATTGAAAACCGCCTGCAGGTAGCGATCAGCATGGGTGGCGCAATCAATGCAGTCTATCGTGAAGACCGCAAAGCAATGCTTGCCGCAAATGCTGATGAATATGGCGATGTCAGCAACTCTAAGAGTGATGCAATCCGCAAAGCTCTGCATGAGAAGTATGATGACGCTTTCGACGCTATTTCCAACACCATTCGCTGGATGGTGGCTCGTGATAACAGCAAGGTCTCTCCTGACGACCTCGTTGGTTATCTTGCAGGCGGCGAAGATATCACGACTTCTGCAGGCAGCAATATGAGCAAGCTCCTCAAAGAGGAAACAGCTTACGCTGCTATTCAGATGAGTGAAAACAACGAAGCTGTGGAATTCATTAACGCTCGTTACAACAATGTGGAAGCTCTTGAGTCTCTGACTGAAGGGCAGAGCGTTGTTGTAAAAGATGGTGAAATCTATACAGCCAAAATGAAGAAGATTGAAGACCTTTATGTGTCTTTAAATGTTCTGGATGGCATGTATCAGATTGCTATGCGTGATGACTCCCCAGCAATTGTCCGCCCAATGACGGACTTTATCAGCATTCCCGAAGTGGATCGTACCCAGGTAGCATTTGAGCTTGACCTTAAATCTGTTTGGATGCCGAATCCGGAATGGGATGGTGAAACCGCAGAAGAACAGTGGATTATTAATGACGAGCAAGTTGCTATTAACAAAGCTATCGTTGATGCCATGTCTTCTAAAGTTGGTCATCGTATTCTTCTTTCAAATGTTAAGGATGGTAAGTATACCCGCCTTGGCATGAGAGAAGATACTGAAGTTCTTGGCGGCCTTTATGTAAAGGGCAGCAAGGATGGCAAGCATTACAACAAGGAAGCTGCTGTTCGTAGCCATGGGTTCACGACGGATACGGATGTAGATGCATTCGTTCGCAAGAATCATGAGCAGTACAGCTACGATGCTGCCGTTCGCTCTTTCTACGAAGGTTTGAATGGAGCAGTTTCCGTTGTTTATGCAGACAGCAATTGCAATCGTGCCGTTGTTGTGCTGACGGAAGTGGAGCAGAAGAATGCAGAGTATGATGCTCTGCCGGAAGAGTCCGTTAAGGAATCCTCTGCCCTTACCATCGATGACATAGAAGCCATCGATATCGATATCGACTTTTGATTTTCTGCGCCCTGACAGACGGCGCTCGATAAATAGTCTGTCAAATTTTGTTTTTTAGAGAAAAGGGCCGTCGAGCCCGAGGAGGATTTTATCATGACTAGAGAAAATTTACTGTTTGCATCCGTTTCTGAACTGGAACTGGCAGGTATCTGCCGCAAGGACGCAGAGAAAATCTTTGCGTTCTGCAGCGAACGTGGTGTAAGTGCTACTACGTTCAAGGCACTGGCAAACATCGGTATTTCCTGGGAATCCGTGAAGGTTCTCAGCCATAACTGGTACATTCGTACTGGCCGCCCAATGGTTAATATCAATGAACAGAGCCCGATGGTTCTGTGCTCGGTGTTTACGCACCGTGAAGTGAATCGTCTTTGCCGTTATTGGAAAGATAAACAGGCAAAGAAATTCCGTACGCCGCTCGATATGGTGGCAGCCGGTATCTCCCGTGACCGTATTATGAGCCTTGTCGAGCGTAAGAAGCTTGGCATTGTACTTAAAGTGGCGGCAGCTTCTGAACAGAAGGAAATAAATATCAACTGCGGTATTGTCTCTGAGCTCATGAAGCTTAACGGCATTGGTGCGGTATACGCTGCCAAGATTGTCGCTCACAAGACGGACATTAAGGATTTGTCCGAACTGGATGAGATTCTCGGTCGTAAGGGGATTTCTAAGAAGGTAGTTGAAGGCAACTATCGTGCTGTTATCCTTCAGGCTGCTGAAAAGCCGAGTCTTCGCACTCAGCTTGGCTCTATCCTGAAACATGGCAGCCACAAGCTGGACAATAAAGTCCGTAGAACCCTCATGAAGAAGGCTGACAAAGGCATGGCTACTGTACAGATGCAGAGCCTGACTTTTGTACAGGCCAACAATAATATTGGCTGCCAGTGTGTGGTCGATATTACAGCGGCTCCAGTGACTGCATTCACGGCTCCGTATGCCAAGACAGGTGTTGTTCTTGGTAATTCTATAGGACGTAACCAGTTCTCTGGTGAACGTCTTGCTACGGATAAAGTAGCTACGGTTGACTTCTCTGATCTTGTTCGGGCGGATGAGACGTCCGGCAAGAAAATCCAAGAGAAGGCAGCTCGTTGCTTGCGTTACCTTCTTGGAAAGATCGATGGATTAGAGGAAGGAGGCAAGATTTACATCACCAAGAATATTGGTGTTACCCACGATATGGACAAGAATGAATATGTCCCTGTTTATGGTGATGGCGTATCTGTGCTCGTTGAACTGCGTAATTGCTACGCTCTCTTAAGCGGATACGATCCGGCATACCGCATGCAGGAGCATGAAGTTGTGGCCATCAAGAAAGAGTGGGTTAAACAGGAAGATATCATCATGACGCTTGATGCAGATAGATGCAACATCTACTCTACCTCCCAGAAGCGTCAGGACACGATGATGTTCTTCGATGCATCCACGGAAGAGAATATTGAGAAATTCAATAAAATCTTCTATAGTGCCACGCATGGAGAGTTTACTATCCGTGAAGGCGAGAAAGTGACGGGTACTATGCTAGTTGATGCAGCTACCCGCCTGTCTTCTCATACCTGTGGTATGGGTATGCGTGCCGACCAGGGCTTTACCCTCAAGTCTTTCTGCATCCTGTTTGATAAGGATAACCAGATGGATGGTGAAGGCACGATGCTCGACACTTGTGCTGCCCGCGCAGCTAAAGTGTCGACAAAGGATGTTGTTGGTATGCAGATTCAACTCCGCCCGCATACGGTTAAGGCTACGACGAAAGTTGTAACCACGGACTATATGCAGATGACGCTTAATGGTAAGAAGCTGATGACCATTTATACCAGCGATGTACCGGAATGGCTCACCAATGAGCTCCGTATCAAACTCGAGAAGGGTTATGACAAGATGGTAAAAGAAGCTACTGGTGTTAAGCCGGTTGCTGAGCATCTTGAAGGCTATGATGGCATTGTTGTAGTTGTCGATGCGGAAAAGTAAACTGCATTGTCCTGTCATATGACGTAAAACTGGGCGGTTGAAACACCAAAAGAAAACTCCATAAACCAAAGGAGGTAATGGTATGAGTAAGTTACTCCTGTTGTTGGCAGTCATTGCACTCGTCGCAACATCAGTAATGGCTAGACTCATAATTATCCAGTGGCTCATAGAGCTTCTTAGGTAATTAAGTTTTGCCCCAAGGGAGGATGATGGAGTTGTGCGCTCCGGACTTCCTTGGTTACTCAGATTATATCATTTTCTTCGGGTAACTTCAACTGTTAGGAGGAAATAGTATGGAATGGAATAAACAGCAGAAAGAAGCGTTAACGAATATCGAAACCCAGCTTATTAAAGGCGATGTACTGGCATGGACACTTATGGGTTATGCTGGTACAGGTAAGACCACGTTGGCAGGTGAGATTGCCGGTATTGCCAAGAAAGATAAGTACCGCGTGGTATTTATCGCGCCAACAAACAAGGCGGCAGAAGTGTTGCGCCGCAAAGGAAACAAAGGAGCTATGACCGTACATAAGCTCCTGTACACCGTTGACCGTTACGGTAACTTCATTAAGAAGGCCGCCACCAAAGATGACGATGATAAGCGGCTGCTCATCATTTGCGACGAGGCATCCATGTTGTCTGACAAACTATTGGACGACCTTGAGGAGTTTGCCACCAAGAAGGAAAGCAAGATCCTTTATATGGGAGACCCGTTCCAGCTCCCACCTGTCGGCAAGTATAGTCGTACAGTGTTCGACAATGAATATAAGTCTGTGTTGACGCAGGTAATGCGTCAGGGTGATGGCAGCGCTATCCTGGACTGGGCAACAGCTTTGCGCCAGAAAAAGACGGCGTTCTCCCCGACCTCTACCCATGGTGACGTATCGGTTGAGAGCAAGCCGGTACTGTGGAATGATTACCTCGCCAAGCTAAAAGCGGGTAAAGATATCACCATGGTTACCTGGAAGAATGAGGCGCGTATTCGCTTCAACCAGGGTGTCCGCAAAGCTCTTGGCTTTGACGGAAAGATTCTGCAGGCAGGTGAGCCTATCATGGGTATATCCAACGGCGCTTTTCTGCGTAATGGAGAAACTATGAAGGTGCCTGAAAATATTGAGCTTCTGGGTAAGGACAAGCTGTTTATCCGTGTGCCCAATCGGGAGAAAGCACTGCCTATCGTGGCAGAGTTTTATCGGTACAAAGAAGATGGTGAGGTACATCACTTGATTCTTGTACCTAGCTATAATGGCGCTTCCATTGCACCACAGAATCTCGCCGGCCTTCGCTATTGGCGTGATGGCTACAAAAGAGATTTTGTGGATTTGTGTGGGCGCCCGATGCTTTCCCCGACTGTAACTATCTGCACCTATGGCTACGCTATTACGGCTCATAAGAGTCAGGGCAGCCAGTGGGAGGAAGTATACATCACTGGCACATCAAAGCTGTACAACGAGCAGCTTACCAATGCGCGCTGGCTCTATACGGCTGTAACGCGGGCGGAAAGCAAGGTACATATCTTAGATGGCGAGTGTGCAAAGCTCGACTGGAAAGATATGGCTGCATAAGTTTTTGCTTTTTATTTGGGAGGAAAACATCATGAGATTCGAAACTATTATTCATATTGGAAATCAACAGGTAAAGAGATATGTAACCTTCACAGGTGAACGTGAAGGTTACTTTGAGGACGAGGCCGGGAATAAAACCTGCAGCTTCTGGTTCGATACGTTTGCCAACGTATGCTTTAAGAGTTACAAAGACGGACAAGAGTATCAGACAAGATATCTCCAGCTCGGTCATCCTATGCAGAAAGCGGCAACGGGCGTGCGCTCAGCATATATGGACCGCAGAAAGCTGCAGTGGGAACAGGAAGGAAAGATAGCTTAAATTTTTGCCCTGACAGACGGCACAAAAATAGTCTGTCTTTTTTTGTTTTTTTATTAGGAGGAATGAGATATGACTCAGAAAGATATTAACAACGCAAAAGAATTGATGGTGTTTAAGAGAAAGGCTTTTAAAGCCGGCTTGTCCAAGAAGATGTTTTCCGATTTCAGATTGGAAGGACTAAGCAACACTGACTTTCCTGCCGGGAAATACATGGAAGTGGTTATGGCATGGATGCTGGGGTATTTTCGCTCAGTAACCGGGCTGTTTATGAAAGTAGATATTGATTGGAGAGAAGACTTGTTTGAAGGAACAGATTTTAAAATTATGACAAATGACTCTGCAAGATATGTGCGGATAAACTTAAAGTTTGATCGGGATGCGTCTTCAGATATTGCAGATAATGATTCGCGTTATGTAACCGCACGAACCTATCCTGCTGCGCCAGGTCACGCAGACAGTAAAAAGACACAGAATGGTATGGAGGCGATGTACTCCGTATTATCCTGTGTCTTTAGCGAGGCCACCATTATTCGTGCTTTCGAAGAGCGCGAAGAGTTGGTGGGTATTATGATGTCTGTTTGGGATGTTAATAGCCGCGGCTGGTAATTATAAAGTAAGCTCGATATATTGAATTACTTCCTCTGGAGCGCTCCACTCTTTACTATCTAGCTTATTCTGGATAGTCTGATCGGGAGAACCAGTATTATATATCAAGCAAAGGACGTTGTACAACTGGCCCCACGATAACGAAGATAGTTTACTATCTTTAATGTCCAACGAATCTGTATCTTCATTTACGTAGTATTCGATGTAGTCGGCTACTGCTGAAGTGATTGCACCGCGCTGCGCATCGGTTAGTTTCATAACTACCCCTTCTTTCTCTTGATTGTAATTTAATTATACCATATATAGTTGATTAAGTCAAGAGATAAGATACAGAAAGGCCTTCGGCTCGCTTCGCTCGTCTCGGCCCCACGCCGCCCGCAACGGTATCGCACCAACAAAGGTGTGGTCTGCATCTTGTCTTCGGGCAAAAAGAGATGGCGTGTGTCCGAGACATTGCTCGCTCGCCGAAGCCGCCCTTCGGGCTTCATGCGCGGTATCTGGTCAGGCTCATGGCCGCCAGATACGGCAGGGGCTCGATACACTTGTCTTCTTCGATATCCGGCGCTGACCGCCGGAAAGGAGCGTCTTTTCGCTGCCACATCGAGCCGGTCAGGAGGGAGTATGGGATTACACCATGTCTTCCTCCGAGCCTGCTTCGCAGGCCATTGTCTTCTTAGTGTAAAATATTTCTCGGTCAATTGTTTGCAATAGAAAAAGGAACCCTGTATCATAGTGTATGCTCAAAAAACACAGATAAAGGATTCCCATGAATAACAATATAGTAGCAGAAATAATCAACATAGTAAAGACCACAAAAAATAATATTAACCGAGAAGATAAGCTGAGAAAATATTTTGAGGCAAAGATGTGCGAATGGGTAAGGCAGGCACTGGAAGCAATCGACCGGGAGTTGGCTGCCCAATATGGCAAAGAGGGCTGGCATGTAGAGCGCCGGGATAACC